GTGATTTATAGGACTAACTTACAGAAATGGGGATCTGCGGATGACCTTAAGTGCGCTGAATGGCTGTTTAGCCGCAAGTGTGAAGTATTCAAAGAGCTTGGACTGCAAGAGCCGAAAGAGTCAAATTTCACAGAGTGGGCTAACGATGTTCGCTTGATGGTTAACCAAGACGGGCGCACTCACAAGGAGATTTGCCAATTCTATAAACGTGTTAGCCAAGATGCATTCTGGAAAAAGAACGTTCAATGTCCGAAAACATTACGTACTCAGTGGGATGATTTATAGGCGGGCAGCATGAAATTAGTAAATGCACTAAAGAACTTCCATCCTAAGTCACCCACATTTAGTGACTCAGCCAGTTGTACGTCACCAGACCGTTTAACGGGTACTGATATTATGGCTGCGATCGGGATGACCGAATCACTAGCTAAGTTTGGGATGACAGCCTTTCTGGCTAAAAATGATGTCAGTGAAGAGGGTAAATTTTCTACCGTGGAGGGCTTGACTCAATATGCGCTAAAAATAGCGCCTAAATTAGTTCGCAAAGCTGCTGGCAATAAATTGGGCTACTGTTTAATTGTTCTGTCTAAAATGACTTTTGAGGATTACGCTCGATCAGCAGGTTCGGTTTGCCAGTGTTCAGCATGTAGTGGGAAAGGAATGCTTGATAAAAAAATTACTACAACAAAGTATTCAACGAGGGAAGCTATTTTTCCGTCATTTTCCAAGAGCCAGCCCAAGCGATATACCAATACAGAGCGCGATGTTGTGGAAACTAAAAAAGTGATTTGTGAGTCATGTAATAGTAAGAGCCAATTAATAAACCGTTGTCGTTGTAAAGGGAGGGCAAGGTCTTAGATGAAGTTCAGAGTGAATTACAAGTGACACCAGTTTATAAAGATTGTTCTCGTTGTGCTGGGCGTGGCTTCAATCGTGTACCGTCATCTGTAGCATTTAAAGCAATAAGACATTTAGTACCTGACCTTAATGAAAGAACATGGCGTAGAAATTGGAAGCCGTTCTATGAAATATTGATAAGTAAGTGTTTTGTTGAGGAAAGTATGGCAGAACAAGCATTTAGTCGAACAATTAAATAGTTTTAGTAATTAATTAAATTCAAATTATTTTAAAACTGTAAATTTAATGTTATTTGGTGTAAAAATAAAAACTTGTAAATTTACATGAGGTGGTATTTATGTGGAGTAATAAGATAAATTTAAAGATAGTTGTTTGGGGAACTATTATTGGTGGCTTCATTAGCTCATTAGTTAAATGGGGCTCTGAAGTGAATATGCCCCCGAGAGTTGCAGGTGAAATATCACCACCAGCAGCGAATATTGATGCGTGGTTTAGTTGGTTAGGCATCAATTCTCATTCTCTTGATTATTTTTATCAGGGATCATTGGTCGGTGGTGCTGTAACCTTATACCATTGGTTATTTAGTTTTGCGTTCGCTTTTGTATACGTCTTTATATCAGCTTATCTGCCTAAAATTCGAATGTTTTATGGTGTATTATATGGTGTTTTGATCACAATATTTGCTCATGGAATAATGATCCCATTATTTGGATTTCGTCATCCCTCATATAATGAGGGTAAAGTTGGTTGGCTCTGGAATTTAAATGGTTATGAATTAGTTAGCGAGATTTTAGGACATATTTATTGGGCTGTATCTATAGAAATATGTCTCATTGCAGTTTTAGCATCTTTTGCTCGCCCTATACGTGGTAGCTGGACTGTACGATAAAAAATACTTGCACTCACTGGTATAGAGTGTTGCATTTTGTCCGGAACTGGCTTATTTTTTTCCGAAAATGGACATTCTATAACTAGTCGCATAAAACCAATTCAAGGCCTGCAATCGCGGGCTTTTTTACATCCAATATATTCATAAAAAGTACTAGTGCGCTACGTAAATTCGATGTTATTGTGATAAGAGTGAATACGTTGTCACCTAACTTATAGAATGAAACCTTGCGATGTGATCTGACCCCATAAAGTTGGATGATTCATTAAGCGGGGTTTTTTATTGCCTCATTATTTAATCTTTAATAATATTATCTATCTAAATTAAATAGATATCTGATGTTCATATTTAATGAGGGGGTAATTAAATGAGTAAATTATTCTCAGTAGTACTAGCCATCTCAATTATGGCTGTATCAAGCAGTGCTTTAGCAGCAGAGAGAGGTCTAAATAAGGAAGAAGAAGCAAAGGTAGTTAGCCTAATAAAAAACCACCTTAAATTACCAATATCTGCAAAGTTCAAACTCGGTAAAATGATTGCTAATCCGTATGATGCATATTGCGGTTTAGTCGCTAAATCCAATAAAGAAACAATCCCTTTCATCACATCAATGCCTGAGCCTGTAGGTAACATTGACTTACGTAGAGTTGTTCTGGTTGGTGATAATGAATATAAGTATCGCAGTGTTATTGAACAATGTGAAGAGTATGGATACAAATTGAACTAATGCAGATCGGTGAGTCTTGAAAAGAATAGCATCCCGAAGTATAAATATATCATATTACACGTGTTATAGACCCGTCAGTAATGTCAGGTTTTATACCTAAAACAAACATAAGACTTGCTGTTACGATTGTTCATAGTTACATGTGTAGTTATGCACAATAAAAGAAAACCCCACCAGAGGGGTGGGGTCTTTAGATTACATTTTTTTCAAATGAGCTTCGACTTTTTGAATAAATGATTCTTTGGGAGCTTTTTCGCAAGCTTCAACAATTAACGGAGTGGATGTTGCAATACCACTAATATCTAAAGTAGGGTCTTCTACCTTACCTTTCTGGGTAATAATCTCAGCAGCACCAATTGCTGTTGGATAAAATGCATCATCGATTGCTAAGAAATCTTCGCATGTCCATTGAGATACAGGTTTTGCATCTGTTGCGGCGAAAGCTGAAGTGGTCATTAACGATGTTGCAATGATGCTAGCAAATAATATTTTTTTCATAAAATATCCTCATTGTTTTTAGTGAGACTTGCCTAATGCTTATTTTAATATAACTTATTATTTTAAAAAGCAAAATAATCATTATTTGAATGTTGTTTTTTGATGGCTATTATGTGTCGGATTATTGAAATAATAAAAATATATCTTCAATTTTTCTCTATAACGATAAAGTAATTTCAAGTGGTAGGTCTGCCGTTCTTGAAATCCACACGCAAAGTTGGGAGTTACTTTTTCATTCTGGTGCATGTCAAGGCTGACTGGCTAAACCCTATGACAATTACTCAGGGATCTGAGCAGGGGTATCGATTGAATTTTTTATTGTCGTTGATTTTTTATTTATATTTAATGAGCCATCTTTTGTTACTATGCTTCAAGCATCCCAACACATTAAAAATAATAATTATACTAATAATAAACAATCGCCCTTTTCTCTACTATATTCATAATATCTATTCATAAGGCGTGTATGTATAATGATTGATCTATTTAAATTGACAAAGAAAAGCTCTAGGCATATTTGTATAGCAATATATGTTGGTATTATTGCGGGTATATTTTCCGCTTTAGTTAAATCTGGCTTTGAAGGTTTGATTCCACCGAGAACGCTAGAAACAACCCCACCTCCCATTGTCTTGTTAGAAAAGCTTGGGCTAAATATAGATACTATGACTTATCATTGGATGGGATATAGTATTAATTGGGGCGGGAATGGTGTTCATATATTATTTTCGATAGTTATTGCAGTTATATATTGTGTTATCGCTGAATACTTACCTAAGGTGAAATTATTACACGGTATATGTTTTGGTATCGGTGTTTCTGTTTTTGCTCATGGCTTAGTTGTACCATTATTAGGATTGTCTGGCTGGCTTTGGACTGCTGGTTATCAAGCACTAATATCTGAGTTTGTTGGAACTGCTTTTTGGATTTGGTCTATTGAAGCTATTAGGCAAAACTTGCGTTATTGTTTAACTAAAGAAAAAGACGCTGAGTAGAGAATGATGTTCACTCTTAATCTTTAATAAACTTATGGTCAGGTTAAACTTTTCATCTGAGCTATATCAGTTATTCATAAAAGATCGCCTAGGCGGTCTTTTTTATAGTTAAAATAAACATAAGATTTTCTGTCACGATTGGTCAGAGTTACATGTGCTGCTATGTGCAATAACCGATCTAAAGTGTTAATTATTTGCCTTAAGATTCTGTTAAGGTTTAATTGATAAACTATAAAAAATTAACAGACAAAAGGAATTATTATGAATAAGACAGTTATTGCGCTCGTATTATCAGCAGCTTCATTTGGCGTATTAGCTAATAACCATGCTGGTGGATTTGTTTCGAATGATGGTTCTGTTGGTTCAAAAGGTGGGTTTGTTGCAACAGCTCAAGCAGTAACAACTGTCGTTCAAGCGAAAGAGCTTCCTGATGATGCATGGGTTTCACTTGAAGGTCATATTGTTAAACAGATTGGTAAAGAGCTTTACGAATTTAAAGATAGTACTGGCTCAATTGCTGTAGATATTGATGATAGGCGCTGGCGTGGACAGGTTGTGACACCTGAAACAAAAGTTCGTTTAGATGGTGAAATTGATAAAGAGTGGGCTTCATTAGAAGTTGATGTAAAGCGAGTAACCATTATCAATAAATAGCTGTAAATTTTTAATAAGCCCCATGATTGGGGCTTTTCTGCAATGAAAACTCGCTTACTAGCTTCTGTCTAATTCATATGTTAGATAGCTTTATCTATAGCTCTTTCAATCGCTTTACATTCGGGACTATTTCCACTGGACTGCTCTATTTTCCCAGGCAAGTTACCTTCGGGAGTATCCATTTTTATCTCGCAAGTATCTGACTTAGTTTGGGGTTTAGTGTTTGATGAACAAGCTGTTACTAAAGCGATAACAAAACATACTAATATAGCTTTGTTTTTATGCATACTGTCTATCCTGTTTTTAAAGGGCTATTCTTGATGCTATCAAAGGTTAAGCGTGAAGTGCAAAGTAATCAATAAAGCTGGTCAGTACGGCTTCTTTATCTTCTATAACGATGAGGTAATCGCAGAGAAGCGGAGGCGGCTATATGTTATGGAAACTTATAGTGGTAGTAATTTGCTTTATGTTACTCGCGATATCAATGATTGTATTTGGCGCCAACAGACTCACTGACAATACATGCGGTATTGATAAAGCCAGTTTAGAAAAACGCGCCAGAAAGTTATAGAACACTACAAAAGTCGGCAAGTTAACTTTTAATTATCTATATAGTGGATACCATGAATACAGTCAGTGCATTGTTATATATCGCTGCGTGGGTGGCCATATGGGGAATGTGGAAACAACACGAGAGGATAGGTGAGTTAAATACCAAAAATGCCGGACTACTCGTTGAGTTGACAGAGCAGGTCAAAATTAATGAGGATTACCAAAAACGTATTAACTCACTTCACGAACTCGACAAAACTCACACAATGGATCTCTCAAATGCAAAAGCTGAAATTGATAAGCTGCGCAATGATGTTAGTAATGGTACTAAGCGCGTGTACGTCAACGCCAAATGTCCAAAACCCGAAGCGAATACCTTCGAAAGCGGAGGCAATGAAAGCTCCGCACGACTTAGTGAAGCAGCTGAACAAGATTATTGGCGTCTCAGAAAAATGATAGTTGAGAACGAAAAACAAACTTTGTATTTGCAAGATTACATTAGAACGGAGTGCTTACATTAGTTCCAGCCAATGAAAGTTCTAATTAAAAAAAGTAAGTTTAAGAAGGAGATAGCTGCAAGTAGATATATAAAAGCTTTAAAGAATAGAGTTGTCACGTCTGCTTGATAGTTATCACTAATAAGAATAAATACAACGCAAAGAAATAGGGAGGTAACGATAAGTATGGTTGTGATCGGGAGGTTGTGTATAAGGTTCATATTTTGAAAACGTGATTTTATCTTGATTCTGTAATGGTGAGAGCCTTAAAAGTTATAGTACCAGAAATTGTATGGATAAAAAAAGCCCACACAGCGTTGGGCTAAATATGTTGCTTTATACAATTAAATATCGCCTTAAATATAGTTGGTATTTCAAAATACGCAAAAGTATTTCCAAATATTTTAAATTGATGGCTGTGTAAGACAACAACAGCGAGCTTTTAAGAAAACAGAGGCTTTTTAAAGGCAAAAAAATAGCCCCTAGATTGGGGCTTAAAAGGGATGGTCTATTTAACTGAGGGTAACTCTTGTAAATAGTTATACCGCTAAATAGGTCATTTTTTGAAAGTGAAAATAAAAGAACTCATTGTTTTGTAAAGATAGTAATCAAACCACTTTTCACCCGGTATATAGCAGACATATTTAAAACACTAAGAACCCACAGAAGGGAGCATCGGAACTGTTGCTATAAATGGCGATCTCTCTTGGGAGCTTTTTTGTGCTAACAGGTTGCTTTTATTTAACTAACTATTGATAAGTTTCTTATATCAAAAAAATGGATTTTTCATATTTTATAGGCGTACACTGATAGTTATGGCTAGCATGTATTTATTATTAAGATGGAGCTATAACATGGGGTTATTAAGTAGTGAATACGAACCTTTTGGAACTTTACTCGGATATGCTCCAGGAGGCGTAGCAATATACTCATCAGATTATGATTCATTGCCTAATGTGGAAAATAAAAAAGATATTTCTTTTCGAAGTTATATTGGCAATGAATATATGGGCTATAAATGGCAATGCGTTGAGTTTGCTCGCCGTTTTTTATACCTCAATTACGGTACTGTTTTTAGTGATGTTGGTATGGCCTATGAAATATTTTCTCTGCGCTTTCTACGACACGTAGTTGATGATGACATTTTACCGTTAAAAGCTTTTGTTAATGGGAGTCCTGTTAAGCCTGCCGCGGGGTCATTGTTAATTTGGGATGAGGGGGGTGAGTTTAATAAAACAGGCCATATAGCAATTATCACCAAGGTTTATGATGATAAAGTTCGTATCGCTGAGCAAAATGTCATTCACCATAAATTGCCCATAGGCCAGCAGTGGACAAGAGAATTGTCTCTGAAAAGAGATAAAGGAAGATATACACTATCAGATACTTTCCCAAACACTAAAATTTTGGGATGGATGATACAAACAGATAGTGATGAGCATGCTTATTCAGGCCCGTATACTAATCCTGAGTTGCTAAAGATTCATGCTGCTAAAATAGATAATAAGATTGACTATAATAACGAATGGTTGAATAGCTCAAATCCCATAGAAAATAAATATATTCAAGCTAGACAAGGTCGCGCGCTAAATAGCGCTCTTCATGAATATTTTACAATATCTAGTACCGCTGAAAATAAACTGATACAAGCAACCAATGAAGTTCATCTTATGTATCTGCATGCGACAGAAAAAGTATTAAAGAGTGATAACTTATTGAAACTTTTTAATATTCCAGAAATTCTTTGGCCTCGCATACGTTTATCCTGGAAGAATCGGCGTCATGATATGATCACAGGAAGATTAGACTTTTGTTTGGATGAGCGAGGGTTAAAAGTCTATGAATATAATGCGGATTCAGCTTCTTGTCATACAGAGGCAGGGGTAATTATTGATAAGTGGGCAAAAGTAGGGCAGCTGAAAGATGGCAAAAACCCAAGTGGTTACTTAACTGAATTACTTTCTAGTACATGGGAACATTCTTCAGCTAAACCGTTTATTCATATTATGCAGGATGTAGATAGTGAAGAAGATTATCATTCGCAATACATGGCGCATGCAATTACTGAAGCGGGATTCGATTATAAAATTATTCATGGTTTAGACGAATTATTTTGGAATGAAACAGGTCAAGTCGTTGATAGTGATGGCCGTATATTAGAGTGTGTTTGGAAAACATGGGCGTGGGAAACTGCTCTTGAGCAAATTCGGCAGGAATGTGAGAAAGACTATGAGCATTCAGCGCTACAAATTCGTACCGGACACTCAGAATATAATGACGTCAGACTAGTTGATGTATTATTAAAGCCTGAGATTCGTGTCTTTGAGCCTTTATGGACAGTCATTCCAAGTAATAAAGCGATATTACCTATTCTTTGGTCGTTATTTCCCTATCATCCCTATCTTTTGAATACAAGTTTTGATATCAGTGACGAGTTACGCTCGAGTGGTTATGCAATAAAGCCAATAGCAGGCCGCTGTGGTGACAATATCGGTTTGATAGGTGAGTGCGACACGATTTTAGATGAGACTTCTGGCCAATTTGATAAACAGGAAAATATTTACCAACAATTATGGTGCTTGCCAAACGTTGCAGGGCGTTTTATTCAAGTCTGCACATTTACTGTCGGAGGTCACTATGGTGGAGCATGTTTACGTTCAGACCCATCATTAGTTATCAAAAAAGATAGTAATATGGAGCCATTATGGATACTTGATGATAATGATTTTTTGGAAAAACCATTATGTTAGAAAGTGTATTTTAAAATTAATATAGTTATATTTTGAAAGTGGCATTATTAAAATCTGATTTTTTGTAGTTTCTTAGGCCTTCAGTTAATAGCTGATGGCCTTTATTTATAAAAAAATTGAAAAGCAAAGAAAAGCCCCAAATATCGAGGCAAAATAAACTGATACAATAGTTTAGAACACACTATCAGCATAGACATATTTATAAATGTTTTACATGAATAAAGTGTAAGCAAATACGGAAAAGAAAATACAAATTGGAGTCTCGTTAAATGAATAAGGAAATACTAGAGGATTCAAAATAAATATACCCTCTAGCATTTGAAATAAGAGCATTAATGTTTACTGGGCTGCTCTTTGTATTGCTTCTCCTCCTGCTTCTATATCTTCACCAACACCTTTAGTGGTATTACAGGCAGTTAATGTGAAAGCAACAACTAATGAGCAGATGAGGAAACTGATTTTTTTTAACATATTGTCTTCCTTTAAAGTTTGAAGTTATAAGTTTCAAAAGATCATTTTTAATTATAGCAGAACAATTCGATGACTATTTCTAGCTGTATACAGCAGTAAGATTGGGGTTAAACCCTCATTTTTATGTGTAATTGCCGTAGTTAGTGATACCTGACAAATGAAAATGAGCTGCTATATTTTAAGTGTTAGTACTTATTTTGGGCGATCAATCTACATTAGCAATAAAGGGTATACTCTATGATATTAAAAGAGCTATTTATCCGTATGCTTTATGTTTTTCAATACTTATTATTTGGTTTTCTTTTGTTATTATCATCAATAGCCTTACCTAATTGGTTAGGTAACGTCACAAATTTTTTGTAGGATAGTATCTCATCGAGAAATATTCAACGGAGTTACCATGCGAGTGAAGTCAATTTTTATGTTTTTAAGTATGCTTCTACTTAACGGATGTAGCGTTAAAGTGCCAAAAGATATATCACCTGTTGAGAAGTTTGATTTATCACGTTACCTTGGCGAATGGCATGAAGTAGCGAGAATAGATAATCGATTTGAAAAAGGATTAAGTAAAGTCTCTGCTAACTATTCTCTTCGTGATGACGGAGGTGTAAAAGTAGTGAATAGAGGATGGAATTCTGAAAGCAAAAAATGGAAAGAGAGTATAGGGAAAGCTTACTTTGTTGAATCCTCGGATACTGGGGCTTTAAAGGTTTCATTCTTTGGGCCCTTTTACGGCGGCTATAATATTATTAAGCTAGATGATAACTATCAATATTCATTAGTTGTTGGACCTAATAAAGATTATCTATGGGTACTATCGCGTACTCCAACTATGCCACCAGAGTTATTAAATGAATATCTTAGTTTTGCAAGTAACCATGGTTTTGATAGGCAAAGAATATTGATATTCCAATAGTATTTATTCCTTGTGATTAGCTTTACAGTGTTGGTTACTGAAGCTATTAATGTTAAATGAGTCGGTTATTTGTGTTTTACATCAATTGAATAGATAGGGGATTTAACAGAATCAATAATATGTATTAGACTGAGAAATTTACAAACAGAAATTTTGTTTAGCGGGTTCGTATATGGCTGTTAGTAAGAAGAATTTAATTCATCAGTCTGAGTTTGCTTGTTAGGACAGTTATTCACAATTCGCAGACTATGTTCGCAAGACCAGCCGTTACATCTTAAGTAAAGAGCAGAATGTATTCCTTGATACTGTTCTAGCTACAATCAAGGGACGAGATCGTGAGTTGAAAGAGGGGGAGCATTTTTTACAGGGCTCAGCTTGGTATAGATCTTTGTGATAGGACCGATAATGATGGCAACTGGATCGAAGAGAATATGTTAGGTTTTAGAGCTTCTCGTATGAAGCCTTTGGTTGATAGAGCCAAAGAAGGGCGTGCAAATCCCTCAGGCATTCCAGTGCTATATGTAGGTACAACAGTAAGGACTGCGATTTCTGAAGTGCGGCCTTGGGTCGGTGCTAATGTTTCTTTAGCAACATGCAAACTTTTATCTCCATTGAGGGTACTCGATCTTTCGCTTGGTCATGGTAAGTCCTCACTTTCTGGGCCTATTTTTAGTTATATACTCGGTGTAAAAGAGCTTACAGCACAACAGAAAGAGAAAGCTGTTTGGACTGATATTGATAACGCATTTTCAACGCCAGTTACGCGGTCGGATGATAAGGCTAATTACGCACCGACTCAAATACTGGCTGAGCTTTTTCGCAGTGCTGGGTATGATGCAATAGCATCTAAAAGCCATTTCGGAGATGAGGGCTATAACATCGCAATATTTGATTTAGATTCGGTCGATGTAGTTAGTTGTGCTCCCTATCAGGTAAAAACGATAAATATTATTGCCGAACAGGTAAATAATGCATGGTATAAGACTTCTACCTAATGAATCATGTTTTTATGTTTGCAAGGCTTAACATGAAAACTATTATATATTTCAGCAAAGGATAATTAATTTAGTGTGATGGTAAAAAAAGCCTAATTCTTTTAAGAAAATTGAATAATAAATAGTTATTGATGTTTACTTTGAATTCAACTCCCTGTGAGGGAGCTGAATTGATATTTATTGAGTAGTTGCAAGCTATTGGTAATTCCATTAATGATTGAGGTGAAATAGTTTGTAAGCCCCCGTCTGAGTTCATCAATTCTCTTATCAATATTCAGATGAAAATCATCTATTTCACGCTGCCGCCATGCGTTGACTAATAACCTAAGTTGCTGCTGGAAAAAGACAATGTATTCCTTGACCGTTTCCGTGGTTCCTGAATATAGGGCTTGCCAGTGATTATATTGGCTATTGAAGATTAAGGCTAATGGTCGGGATGGTTTTACGAAACTATCATGTATTGGTTCGATAGTAGAGGTAGTGGGAGAGCTTTAATGTCGTCATGCAGTACATCCTACAGCACAATTTCAACATGAAATGGTTTGAAACTCGTTATAAATCAATTAATTAGGCTGGCGGGAGTTGAACCAGCGTCCGTAATTTTTTAATTATTTGATTATGAAGGAATATTTATAGCTCAGTTATGTGGTGTGCATTTAACGTGCATTTTAGGGTTATAGTGTAGTCACTCTGAAGGAACTATATAGCGACTAATAAGCTCAGCAAATTTAGTGTCATTAGCAAATATATCACGTGGAAATGATGATGATATTGTTACATTTTTTCCATCGGTTTTATCATTTTTATAATTCATGACTAATGATCCTAATTTTATTAGCCCCTTATCCTCAGAAAGAAAAGCAATATTATAAGGAGAATTTTCTTTTTCGCTCTTTCTTATCATATTGACTAATAATTCTATAGCACTCAAATCACAAGCTGTATTATAAGCTTCATTTAAACCATAGGTTTGAGATTCTTTTATTACTTCAGTTGCAAGGTTTGATTTCTCACCCTCAGGTTTAACTAAATTAACTCTTAAAAAGACCAAAACAACTGCAATATCTGCTCGCTTTAATTTAAATTCATCAGCTAGCAAAAATATTTTTTCTACGATAGTATCTCTGGTTTTTTCTGTAAAATTTCGATTTATAGTGGGGGCGACCTTAATGAGAAAATTCATTCTTTTTTCGATGATGTTTTTTAAGTAATTTGATAACTCATGGTAATATTTATTCCCATTAGGATATTCAGATATTGCAATATCTGGTAGTGCTAATTTCAATATGTTTTTTGCAATAATTAACTGGTTATCAATAATATCGGCTGATGGTATTCTTTTCTCATTTGCCTCTAAAGACCAAAGGGTTAAGTCTATAGTTAATTGGTTTCTAGGTAGAAACATACTGTCGAAATAATCATATGTTGTGTCTTTTTTTTTGTTTAAAAAATATCTATATTGTATTTTCGATATAACATTTCTATCAGCAAATAGTAAAGTATTTTTTTTCATGAAGATGCATGGAATCCACCCATTCTTAACTAAAAGAAAATGGTTATGAGTAGAACCCATGTCTATATTTAGCCTTGCCCTGAATTCACCATCTATGCCTTTTGCTCTTACATTAAATAATTTAATTGTAATTTTATTGCTTTCATTCATTTGAATAAGGTCATGATAGTTATTAGGTATAATTTCATATGAGTAAATTACTAAACCATCAAATTCTTGATTATCTATTAGAATTTTCCCGTTTATTATAATATTTCCACTATCATCTTTCTCTATCGCATTTTTTTTTAGAATGATATCATTGTCATCTTTTTCAGTAGTCATTTCATAATAGTCCATGTGTCAACTAATTTCCAAATAAGGAATGGTCATTTAAATAATAGATATTCATTTTATTTACCATAACATTCTATTAAGTATTTCACATAGTTACTATATTATTTTTGTAAATTTAATAATACAGTTCAGCTTGTTTATCTATAGCAAATTCATCTAGAATAGCTGAGGGTATCACAAGCTAGATTAAAGAACGGGTTACTTTTTGACTCACTGTACCCACATCATATTCCTTAAGATATCCCCCATAATGTCTAAACAACATTTCAGGCCCCTTATGCCCCATTTGTCCAGCTAGCCAAAACAGATTAGCACCTTGGCTAATATGTCTTGTGGCAAAGGTATGTCTCGTTTGATAAGGATTACGATATCTGATTCCTGCTTTCTTCAGCGTTGGTACCCATGCTTTCTTTCTGATCGCATCAGCGCCAGCCCAGGCTTTATTTGTTTTTGGGTCTTCAAAAATCACACCATCTTTCAAGAACGTGAATTGCTTCTGCTCATTTAGGGCGTTCATGGCCTCATTATTCAATTCAACCTTTCTGGTGCCGGCTTTAGTTTTGGTTTTCTTAATAACACCCACCACGCTGGCGGATTGCACGTGTGCAGTGTTTTCTATGAAATCGATATCGCTCCATCTCAATGCACATAGTTCAGAGCTTCTTAATCCTGTATTAATGGCAAACTGGAATAAGTTTTTCCATTGTTCATATCTTGCCGCAGCGAGTAGGGCAGAGACTTCTTTAGGTGACAATGGGTCAACAATATAACTGCTTTCATTGTCACTGTTATTTGATTGATACCTTGAAGCGGATACAAGGCTTACTGGGTTAATTGACACTATCCCATCGGTAATGGCTTCATCTAGCGAGCTACGCAAAAATGAGAGCTGGTTACGGATAGTTTTTAATACTGTCGTTTGCTTTTGTATCCAGTTTTTTAGGATCGCCGGTGTTAGTGATGAAACATGTAGTTGGTGCAAATCAGATAAGGCACTTTTGCATTTTTTATAACCCCCAATTGTTGAGGGTGATAAATTTCGCGTTTCGCAAATAATTAAATACTCATCTAAATAATCAATTACTCTTTTTTCACGATTATTAACACCAAAAAGCATTAATTTTTTAGAGTTAGGAAAATATTTAGCGTAGTTAAAAGTGCCTTTTTCAATGTTATTTTGAATTTCAGCGAGCAACCTTTCAGCGTATTTAATGTTTTTATTATCGACGGTTAATCTAGAGAGAGGCTCTCTACAGAGCGCCCCTCTATAAGTAAACGTGATAACAATAGTTTGGCTGGTTTTGTTGTTACGAACCGTCACCCCTCTTGGTAGTGCGTAGCCTGTTTGTTTTTTCGCGCCCACTTATTCACCTCAGCAATATCAATCCAACGTTCTTTTGAACCCTCAACTTTTAAAACATGTACACCGACTATCCAATATTGCCGTTGTATGCGCTTATTAATGGACTCTGGTGTTTCTCCGTACATATTGCAGTATGCGGAAATAGGCAAACATTCATATAACATAATTTCCTCCCATATCCGCTTGCTTAATGTCGCGGAGAAATAAATCATAGCCTTCTGTGATATTTTGTCTCATCTTGGTCTTGCCTCATCATTAATAAAATAAGTTGGTCAGCAATGTTGCAGGCATGCTTGATATTAGCTTTTGTACATGGTCTGTTTTTTACACTGGCAGCTAGCTTGCCTAACTTAATATCAAACTCAGTTAATAACTGTTCCTCGGGTGCCCAAGGGGTTAATTGTGGTTGTTTCATGGTGGTTATCCATTGGTTTTGAATAAACCACCACAGTAAGAAAAAATGCAGAATAAAACTAATTATGCTTAATCAATTATTGGCCCGAATAATTGCTTCGATGGGATAGCATTCAGACAAAACACCTCGTTGAGTTAGGGCGTCTTTATCCATTAAACAATTCTGCTCATCGGGATAGGTATAGCCGTTAGATTTATATAAACAATCAGCACCACTGCAATTTAGCAGGAATAAACCATAAATCATTGTTTACTCCTTTGTAGTTCTGCCTGAGTAGGCTGTATTTCTATTCTAATATGTGCAGGAAAGTCATAAGAAACCTTGCAACGTCTATCTGTTGAAACAAACCCGTGCGAGCCATCGGGTAGGGTGATTTTGACTTCCTGGTCTTTTTGATGTTCGTGTCTTAGCATTGGTCTTGCCTCGTTTGTGACATGTCATGTTAATGGATAACAGTGTGTGCCGCTGGGTAACCCAGTTGAAGTAACAATGCCTTTTTTACCAGTGATAGCGTTTGTTCTTCTTGGCGAGTGACTTGTTGAGTCGATGCAGTGGTCCACTCAACGCTGCATTTATTGTTAGTTTCATCGTGAGTAATGATGACTTCTAATTTCATGGCCATAAAAATATCTCCTGATATGCGCCCATTGCTGGGCGCTAAAGTGATTAACGAACCATCAATGAGCGATCACCGACTTCTAAGTGAGCACCAGGTATTTCAATACCATTTTCGATTGCTTCTTTAATACGCTTTTTATCAGGGGCAGTAATGGTCTGAACATCCACCAATTCATCGGGCAAAGCTGCTTCGTTATCGATGATGACACGCACAACACCAGCGCGAGCCGTAAAGGTATTTTTCGTGGTTTTTAACTTGTCTTTGCCTGATGTTAACAAGCAATCCAATGCATATTTTTTCAGGTTTTTAACTTGGTTTTCGAATGATTTTTTACGGTCTGCCAAACGTTTTGATTCTTCATCCAGCGTTTTAGCTTGCCCCTCTAAATTACGGGCATGAAGCATAATTGCATCCAGTTTATCGCCTAGTTCACACTCGATACCCTCTAAGGTATCGGCAACATCTTCTGCGGTGAATTCACCTGTTTCGACGAGTTGTTGTAACTTGCTGTAGTCAGCAGCCATTGCAATAGCAGTTGTCTTGGTCATTAGATTGCCTCTTCTTTTTGTTTCAGTTGGTCTAAACACTCTTTTTCAATTTCATTTAATCGACGTAAACGGCCGTTTAAATATTTTTCATATTCACTGTCGCCACGTTGTTTGGCCAACTTGGCATGCGTTGAAATTTCACGGGTAAGGGTGGATGTGATACCCCGTAATTCGTTTGGCGTCACTGCACTGCGCATCGTTTCAGTGTGTCGCGTGAACTTCTCGTCTAACTCTTTGCGAATGCGGGTCGCATCTTCAGCGTTATCGCTGGCGGCTTTGATTTCATACTCGAGCTTATTACTCGCCACATATTCAGGGTTATCATGCATTCCCATAAATACGTCAGAACTAAAGCCCAGCATGGAAAGTGCTTTTTTGATTGAGTCGGTGAGTGATTTTTTTATCACTTCACTGTCCGTCCTTATTCCTTGCTTAGTCTGATAGCGATAAGGTGTGGCACCGTAGCTCTCAAACTCACCACGAGTTTCGCCTTCGATGATGTACCAAAAGCGGATCTTGATTGAGTGATTTTGTTCAAAGAGTAATGTTCCATCCCCATCACGCAGGAACCTCATTGCGACTTGTTTATGGTGAGCATCGAGTACGGGCTCGACAAGGGGCTTTCCATCAATCATTTTTTCTTCAATGATTTCATAACCCCAGCCTTCACCTATTGGGCCAAATATTTCAGTCGCACGCATAAACATATAGGTGCTGTTGATACTGGTACCAACAAAGCCCATGCCATCAAGTGGTTTGGTAAAGCGTGAATCAGTACGTTGTACTTGCTTCCAAATATTAAGGTGGTTTGTATTACCGCTATTAAGCACCTCATCAAGTATCGCTGCACGTTGTTGAAAGTCATCTTGTTCAGTGGCAATTGGCGTAGAAACAACAGGTGTCTCAATCACAACTGGTTCTTTTTCTACTCTAGCCGGTGTGTCTTTTTTCTTGCTGGCGCGCTTTGGTTTCTCTGTTTTAGCCGGTTGCTCAGGTGTTTCATCATTAGCCGGCTTAGCATCTAAATTATCAACAGCGAAACGGCCACTACCGAGAGATGTTACTTTTGGGCTGTTGGTACTAAGTTTTGAATCGATAAACGCTTTACGGGCATTCGCATCATCAAATAGTTCGGGCTTTTCGCGTGCCTCAGCCACTAGTGCAAAGATGCTTTCGCGAGGGATATCTAGAACGCTAGGGAATGTGCGTAAATCCATAGATAAACGTTTCCATGCCTTATCTTCAGCGCTGATGAGTTCTTTTGCTTTGCGAATATCTGCACTTTTTGCATCGCTTGGTTTAATGTCCAAGAGCGCGAGGGCAATTTCGAGATCAAGTGCGGCATAATCACGTTTAAGGACAGGCTCGTCCTCAGCGGGAGGAAGTTCAGGTTCCTCGGTTAACCAACTTTCACCAAGCGCCTTAGCCTCTTCGATAGTGACATTATCGTCAGCATACTCATAAACCGCCTGCGCGATTTCCATCGTGGCTTCGGCATCCATTAATGAAACTTTGGTGATTTCAGCAAGGCCAGTGGCGATATGGCGGATTTTTGGCGCTTCTTTACTTTCATTGAGATATTTCAATGTTGAAGTGTATTCTTTATCAGTAATTTGAGTTTTACCAAACATCAGTAAAGCAGCTACGCGGGGTTTAGTTGCAAGCTTTTTAAATTCTTTATATTTAATGGGGTGCCATTTTTCTCCGTCGAACTCATTTTCAAGTGCAAATTTTTCATCGAACTGATCGAGCGCAGGGCGAGGGGAACCGACAGCATCCTCACAAATAATCGGCTCATCGATATTAAAATTATCCAGAGAATCAGGGTAAGCTTCAGATAGCTTAATCATTGCTGTTGCTGCCGCAATTTTGGCATTCGCTGCATTGAAAGCGATGGTTAAAGGTATAGCGCCATTGGTTCGAGCCTCGGTCGTAGGCTCAAATACACAGATAAAAGTTGTCATTGGTCTTGCCTCTTAATAAGGGATTTGTTCGTCAGTTTTAGAAATGGGTTTGCCTTCCAAACAGAGCAACATCTGGATCTGGTCTTCCAGTAAGCTTGATTTCACCTGAGCATCAGCAAGATTTTTGCTTTGCTCAGCTTTGAGTGCATTGATTTCTAACTGAACAAGTTCTGCATTGGTTGGTTCTGTAAAAGGAATTTCAGTAACGTGTTCAGCAATAACAAAGCCTAAACCTGATTTCACATCAGACTTAAATGCATAGGCGTTGAATTGATATGAACCATCAGGTTGCTTCTGTGCATGAATGTATAAGGTGACACTTAGGGTTTTAGGTTGTGCTTTCATAGCAGCTCCTTTAAAATAACTGTGATCAGTGATTTATCATTGGTCTTGCCTCTTCTAGCGTTTGGTCGCGCTAGTAGAACTCTCGGTTAGCTTTGGTCGGCGACCCGAGGTAAAGGAACCCACTTCGGTGGGTTTTTTTACGTCTATAAATCAATGCCCGTCTTTCCGAGCTGTCTGGTCTTGCCTCTGGTTTTGGTCTAACTGTTTCCCTGGTGTGGGCTAATTTTTAAGTCTGAACACTTATCTAAACACTTGCTGTATTTGTTTCGATGTTTGTAATATACAAAATATCTTGTATATCTGTAAACAATTAAATTTGTATTAAATTGTATTTCATCGTGGTTTTAATTGTAATTAATTGTTTTAACAGGATGATTTATTTTGTTTAATTTTGTGAAAACAGGGAGGCGGTCACGTTTAAATAGCAGGAAATACTACAAATGGGTTATAGGGAGCTTTAAACTGAGAACAAAACATGAGGGAGAAAGTATAGAGAACATACAAAAAACCCTTGTGCTTTATTGAACAAGGGGGATATAGATAAATTAAAATTTATTTGTACTAGTTCAGACTTGAACTGACAGATTTTGAACTATGCTTGACAGCCTAGTCTGAGCGAAGAGCGGAAGTAACCTTTATGACTTTAAATTTGTTATTTTTACTTGTAGTGCCGTTATTTCTTGGTCAATAACCCTAAATCCCTCGTTGATAGCATATCTAAGTTCTGCATCAATATTTTTTATTCCTTGCGCATAATCCACCATTATTTCGATTTTTTCAGCGTGCAATCTTTCATACATATCTCTATTTTTATTATTATCAGCCATGTCAAAAAGGATCTTTTCATACTCTACAAGAAGCTGATTGTTTCCTTTGAAAGACTGTATTAGCGAACGAGCATATGTGTAAATATTAATTATTGAATCTCTTGCATCGTCATCTAATTTTGCAATAATTTTTGCGTTTTGCTCATAGAATGTAAAGTTATCATCTCCAACTGGGAAATTAAAAAGAAGTGCTTTTCCTGACCCAATACTATCAATAGAATTTTTCATTCTTTTATTATATAGGCTCATTAAAGTGAATATCTCGCCCTTAATTCCTTTTAATACAGACAACTGCAACTCAAGGGAATTTTTTTCGTTCTCTGCGCGAGTAATCTTAGCCTCGCGGTCAACTCCTTTAAGAGTAAACCAGCCACCAACAAATGCGCCGATCAAAGCGGTAATAAATGATGATAACCATTGAGGAATGCTATTTAAAAAATCACTAATTCCTGTCAAAAAAGCCATGATACTTCATCTCTTAATCAATTGACTCATAATGTTTGTTAACATCTGCTTCTGGCACAGAGCGCCCTGTCAGGTTAGATTTAGCTCTGTGCCATAGCTATGTAAGATCAAATCTGAGCTAATACAACTTATTCATTAGCTGATTTTTTTCTGAAGTTTTCATCATTTTTTACGTATTCAAACGAGTCAAGAATGATGCCTGTTATTCTTAATATATCTTCAGGGGATTGAATGGTGATTCGATTATTCGTTAATTCTAAACCTGCACGCTTTATTTCATTACCTAGCAGATCAGTAATCTCTATAGGAACCATGATATAAGCGCTATTTTTCTTATCGTAGAATCTAACTATCCAACGATTAACCTTGCCTTGATATAGGACACCAAAGTAAGACTCAGTATCTTTATATTCAATTTCATCACATCCAGTGATCTGCTTTATTTTTTCAAATAAAGTTAATTCGGTCGTTGTGGTAATAATGTTTGGGTTATCGGGATCGATAATATCTTTTAATTCATTAGACTCTTGAGTTTCCTCTACTGCTGCTTCAACAGGCTCTTCACCGTAAGTAAACTTACCAGATAAGCCTGAAACCACCATTGCACTAACAGAACGCTCAACGGCTTGTTTTACTAGCGGTGTAATAGAGTCAATAAAACGCTGATTTAATTGTCTTTCAACATTAGAACGGCTCGCGACATAGCGAACGAATTCACTATCAACATCTCTGAGGCTTGAGCTAATGGTTTTAGTGAAAGCAGATAAATATACGCTCTCTTCAGCCAGTGTTCTTAATGCTTCTGGTTTGAATTTATCATGTCTAAAACGGAATAATTGGCTTGCGTCTGAATCACTAATTTCATCCATTCTAATGCGTAAGAATGGAGTAGGGTCCATAACGTTTTTTTGTTTTAAATCAGTGAAAAAACGCCACTCTAGCCCATTGGTTATTGCTGAGATTGTAACTTCAGGAGTGGAGTTAAAATACCGAGAAAGCTGAGGACAATGGTTATCTAATTTTTCAAAATAGCATTTGGCTTCGATAAACATAACGGGGACATCTTGACAGAATAGTGCATAGTCAACACGCTCATTTGCTTTTACTCCGGGGAAATCAGCGCCGTATTCTGCTTTGACTTTTTGAGGGTCATAAGGGCTAAAGCCGAGGATATCAAGGAAAGGCAATATTAGTGCCTGTTTAGTTGTTTCCTCTGTTGAGCAATGTTGCCCAACTTGTTTTACATGATCCACATGATTTTTAAGCTTTAACTTGAAATTTTCCATAGGGTTACCTTAGTAATCAAGAACAGAATACCAAAACATTCTGCCAATAATCATGACGCTGTTTTCATCAGCCTCTTCATCGTCGTATTCTTCACGGTTATAACTGCGAATAATAAGTTTTCCACCTGGTTTTCGATAAAGCATTTTTAAACGTTTCAAGCCATCTTGATCGATAGCATAAACTTTTCCATCAATAATTTTTTTATTAGATACATCAATGGCAATAGCAGAACCATCTGGTATTACAGGCTCCATACTATCGCCACTTGCTGGAAAACAAATAATTGTTGAACCATCAGTAGGGGCACCAATCTTGCGCAGTGTTGATTTGGCAAACCTTAATTTAAAACCGTTGTAATCCACATCAATACTACCGCCTGTACCACAAGCAAATTCAATATCTTTATAGAATGGCACTTCCACTTCATCGTAATCCAAAGGCGTTTTATTATCCCAAGACTTTATCCCTCCCCATTCATTTTCAGGAGGTAGGGTATCGTTTTTGTCTTCTTCTCCTGTAACCAACCAGCTAACAGAACACTTTAAGGCAGCTGCAAGTTCAGGTAGAAAGCGAGGACGTTTTGTTTTTCCGCTTTCTAATTGCTCTATTGACTGCTGTGTAGTGCCAACGGTTTCGGCTAACTCTGTTTGAGTGAGGCCGAGAAGGATTCTTTTATTTTTTACGCGTTCAGAAATTGACATATAAACCCCTTTATAGCTCTAGAGGATAATTACAAGAAAACCTGTAATTGACAAACAAACTAATTTGTTTTTAAATACAAGAAATATTGTAAAAGGAGGTGAGGATGGAAACGTTATCTGAACGAGTTAAGACTCGTCGTATAGAGCTCCATTTAACTCAGTCAGAACTTGCAGACAGAGTTGGGCTAAAACAGCAATCAATTCAGCAAATCGAATCAGGTCTTATTAAAAGACCCCGGTTTATTGTTGAAATTGCGAAGGTTTTAAATTGTGACCCAACGTGGCTCATCAATGGCAATGAGAGAGTTGTATGAAAGCGAATATATCAACAAGAAATTTAAAAAACTGATTATTCATAATCAATTTTGCGACAGGAGACGCAGAGATGAGTTTTGATATCGATATTGTCCGCTCCGAAATTGAGAGCTGGGCTACAGAACATGGTCAAGAGCACGTGGCGATTGAGATAAGCCGTGCGTATTTACAAATCACACGAGACAAATCACAGAGCCGCTTACATGTGATTGAAGATGAACGAGGCCAAGCGGATTGGAAAGCGATTAACAATAACCGACAACAGATATTTCGGTGGTTACGAGGCGATTCGAACGCATCAATGAAGAAATTAGCAGAGCTGATGCCAGCGATTGAAATGGCGTTGCCGGCTTCGAGGTTAGCCCGAGTAAGAGGAGATACTAAAAACTATTTAGCATCAGTAGCCATACAGCGATTTGCAGAAGCTATGACCGAAATTTTACTTGAGGGACGTGACATGTCACGAAATATCAATAGTGCAATTACTGCACTAAATGCAATATCACGCCCGACCAGCGTGCACTAATTCAAGAGGCAAGACCAATGCTAAGAACGACTGAATTAATTACCTACTGTAATGGTTTTTTATTGAATGGAAAGCCTGCAGACAGACAACAGATCGAAGATATTTTCGAGGGAAGAAGGGCGGCAGCACTCAATATTGGCATGCAGTACGAACAACAAAAACAAAAGCTACTTTTAAAGAAACTGACGCCTGAGCAATACCAGAACGCTTGCCGCGCTATCGCTAAAGCGCTGGGGGTATGAAATGAGACCATCAGATTTGTTACTCGATTTTGGGCGGCCAGTGGCTTACTACCCTGGTCTAGTTAAACGCTTTGGTAGCGTCAATGCAGTAATATTTTTTAGCCAGATATTTTATTGGCAGGATAAAACGGATTCTGAATTAGGGGTCTATAAGTCATCTGAGGATATTACGGCCGAAACAGGGTTAAGCTATCGCGAACAACTCACCGCCAGAAAGCATCTTGTTAAACGCGGGGTTTTAATTGAAACGGATAGGCGTTTAGAACACAAAATATATTACCGTATAGATTGTGACCAACTTGACCAAATTATGACGCAACCTATTGATAATCTCCCAAATGCGCAAAGCGCAATCGGGGAAAGTCACTATGGGGATTTGGCGAAACAACAAAATGAACAGCCGCCACAAGACAAATTCGACGGTGGCGGTGAAACAAATCCGCAGTTCGATCCTTCAGAGATTACAACAGAGAATACTACAGAGAATATAAACCCTTCTTGTCCGGTCGTTTCACAACCTGACGAAAACACGAATGATAATTCGTTTGTGGCTCGTCACCCTGATGCCGTTGTGTTCAGTGCAAAGAAACGACAATGGGGAACATCGGATGATTTGCTTTGTGCGCAGTGGATATCCAAACGGGTGACTGAACTTTACGAAAATGCATCTGCATCTGATGACGATATCAATCCACCAAAAGAACCAAACTGGGCGTTATGGGCCAATGATGTACGGTTAATGCGCACCATTGACGGCAGAACGCACAGGCAGATTTGCCGGTTATTTGATAGGGCAAATAAGGACCCATTTTGGTGCAAAAATATTCTTAGCCCAAGCACACTTCGAAAACAGTGGGACAAACTGGTATTAAAATTTGCTGAAATTCCACAGGGTGAAGATTGTTTACCTGCACAAGCCCATTGGAATAGCCCTGAAGCATGGGAGAACACACTATGAAAAGTCTTCTCTCAGCAATTGAAAACAGAGATGGCAAAAAATTATCGAGCCTAATTCAGCCAATCAATAAACCTGCTGGAATCAATGAACATGCGGAAAAGTTGGTTGATATGCTGTTTGATAACTTAGTGCAAATTTTCCCAGCGGCAAAGCATACTGTGTTTTCAAACCAAGACGATATTTCAGCAACTAAACGGCAATGGGTACTGGCGTTTATCGAAAATGGCATAACATCTGTTGAGCAATTGAAAGCGGGAATGAGTGTGGCTAGGCAGCAAGAGTCTGATTTTTTCCCATCCTGCGGAAAGTTTATCAGTTGGTGTCGCGAGGGAATGATGCAAGCTATGGGTCTACCTTCAGTTTGTGAGGTCATGGCTGAAATGAAGCGCTATAGCAACATGGAGTGGCGATATCCATCCGTTGAAGCATTCCCTTGGAAATCAACGGTTATGTATTGGATTGTTCCAGAGGCAAGGCGACGCATGACGCAGTATAACTTGTCCGATAAAGAGATTAGGGAATCCATCAAAAAGCAGCTGATCGCTTATTACAACCAGATACAAGAGGGGAAACCAATCCCACCAATCAAGCCGTTAATGGGTCAAGCTAAAAGAGGGATTTCTACATCTGAACTCATCGATAAAGACGGTAAGTATCGTTTAATTGGTGAGGAAGCGATAAAGGAAATAAGAGATAAAATTTTATGTAAAAAGGGTAATTACAGCCACAAATAAAAATCGATAAAAAGGCTCGACCAAGCCGTGACCATTAATACAGAGGCAGACCAAATGACAATCAAAGACTCAATCACCGGCGAGTCACTCGTCCGGAGCAATCACCCCATATTGCCCGATGATGGTTTAGACCATTCTCCGTGCCACATTGAACGCTTTAATTCTGCAGCAAGGGCAAGAACCAAAGCACCTTATCAACCAGAGCCGAAACCTCAAAGGCAGAGGTAATTATGTCGGGTAAATATTTACCTGATGGACTTCCTCATAACCGTGCTTTATGGCCAGAAGAATATCGCAAACTGGAGCAACTTGATTTATTCGCTAGTCGGCTAATTCGGCAACTGAAAAATCGAAAAATTCATAGGGAACGAATACTGGTTGAAATAGAAAAAGCACCAGAGGTACATCGGGAATTTTTTAGAGATAGGTTAAATCATTGGCGAGAGGTGATGAAGGTATGAAACGCACACACTTGGAAAAAATAAAATCGTTCCCATCATATAACTACAAGCTTTACAGCGGATATAAGGCCGTTTAGTCATAAGGTTATTAAATGTAGTTAGTTGGGGTAAAAATGAAAAAATCGGTTTATAAAGCAAGTGGTTTATGGAACCAAACGTCTTTCATAACTCTTTTTGTCGCAACAAGCGAAAAAGATGTACTTTCAACAATAGCATTTTGGGCAAATCTAGGTGGCGCTAGAGTAGATGAGTTATCTATTGAGCGTTATTGCTCAGTGCATTAACCGAGTTGATATAAATGATATGAAGAGGCAAGACCAATGGCTAAGTCAGCAGCAGAACGCAAGGCTGCCCAACGCAAACGCCAGCGTGAAGCTGGCTTTGTTATCCCGCAGTGGCAAGTTGAATCTGAAGAACATGAAATGATTAAGCGTAATTGTGCATTGCGTAGACCAGGACGTGAGCCATATGATGAAAGTGAATATATTCAAATGCTCATACGAAATGATGATGCGAGACTTAAGCGCGAGATTGCGGAATTATCCAATCGTTGTTGTGGTAAATGTGGTGAACGGTTACCAGTGATGGAATGTTGCCTTGATGGTGATTCTAAGTGCTGGATAACCAAGGGGTGGCACAAGCTTAAATTGGGGGTAGAATAGAAAGAAAAATAGGAGCTAATAATGCCATCTCTTTTCTCCGAAATACAAAATGATATTTTAAATCCAAGTTCAAATATAACGGATATTTTACGTAAATGTTCAGTGTTAGCATATAAGATAAACAACGACACATTTATTAAATGGACTGAGTTAGAGTTAGATGGATATGATGGTGATGATGCAATTCCTGATTACCGCATAGTAGGCACTGTAATTCGAGGGGACTTCTCTAATAGAGCAGGTGCGAATCACTCTGCACTGCAAATTGATAAGCATTTATTGCCAGATTTTTTACAGGATAGTTTTGGCTCAGGGAAAGTTTACTATCCAGTGTCATATATAGAAAGTCTACTTTCGTACTCAGCTGATGATGATCCTGTAAGAGATATACCCATGTCAGCTTTACCTCTATTCAATAGGTTATATCAAGGTTTCTTTTGCACTAGAGCATATGAGATTTTACCAAGGATGGCTTGTTATAGTGTAATTGATTCTATAAAAAATAAAACACTTAGGTTTTTATTGGAAATAGAAAGAAAAATAGAGAATATAGAGGATATTAAATTGTCAAAACAAGACGAAAAAATAGTGACGCAAACCTTTAATAACCATATTTATGGTAATGCTAATGTAGTAAATGCCAGTGAAAATTTTAGTCAGAATTTACAAATTCAATCTAATGAATTGATTGATAAGTTAATTTCTGAATTAATACAAATAAAAAATCAAGGAGTAGATGCTGACGTTATTGATAAGGTGATTCCTAATCTTGAATCAATGAAAGGTATTAAAGACAAATCCATTATTATGGAGAAACTAGTAGATATAATGACTATTGCTGGAGGGGCTGCTTCTGTTTCATCAGCAATAATGCCATATATTGAGCCAATAAAAAAATTATTCATGTAAAATTAGATAGTTATCATTTTTGCAGAAAGTAAGATTTCTGATACAATAACTCTCATTGGTCTGAACACCCAATCCTAACACTTGCTGTGTCTACTGAGAGAAACGTATGGCACAGCATAGCTTTATCAAAATGTCTAACGACACTCTTGTGCCGGCTAACCCCGCTGCGAGAGATTTCTTACATTCAAAAATCAAGTGTGGTGATGTGCTTTCTGCTGATTTCAAGAAAGCTCGTAACCCGCGTTTCCACCGTAAATACTTCGCTTTATTCAATCTAGGGTATGAATACTGGGAACCAACCGGTGGCACTATTTCGCCTGAAGAAAAAGAGCTAGTACGCGGTTACGTTAAATTCCTCGCTTACTACACCGATAACGATGATGCTCTCCAATCCGCTGCAGATGTTTATCTCGATGAGATAGCTCAGAAACGTGCTCACAATATATCAGCAACCAAATCCTTTGATGCTTTCCGCTATTGGGTGGTAGAGCAATCAGGCCATTATGAAACCTTTGAAATGCCAGACGGTAGCCTACGCCGTGTAGCCAAATCAATTAGCTTTGCCAAAATGGATGACCTAGCCTTTGGCGAACTCTACAAATCAACCCTCGATGTGCTTTGGAACTTCATTTTATTTCGTAAATTCCCCACCCAAGAAGCTGCTGAAAATGCGGCGGCTCAGTTATTAGATTTTACCTAGAGGCAAGACCAATGACCAAAAAATCAAAGGCTAAAGAAGATAAACAGTGGCTATCGGATGTAGCAGAACTTGGCTGCATTTGCTGCCGTAATATGGGGTATGGAGCAAGCCCCGCGGAAATCCATCATGTAAGAACGGGGCAGGGAATGGCGCAAAGAGCTAGCCATAAAGATGTTTTACCGTTATGCCCGCCTCATCACAGACCTACTTATGATACTGGTTTTCATGCAGCGCCTAAAACATGGCAAGAAATTCACGGTACTGAGAGTGAACTACTTGAGCAAACCAAAAGAGAAGTCATGGAGCTGCGAGCATGTCGAGTATAAAAAGTATTTCTGATGGGCTTGTACTTGATGCTGAGCAAGAAGCTTGGTTACAAGGTTGGCTATCCAAGTTTGGTGCTTGGGTTTACAGCGGTAGATTAGAGAAACGCCAAAGCAGTATCATTGCTGAATTTATGGCAACTGTAGAAAAGCGTGATTATCCAGAAAGGGAAATGTGTAATGACGACGATGGAATGTTAATCACCAAGGTGGTTGATAAAATTTATCATATAGACCGAATTGCATTCACATTATTGTTATTACGTTATGCCTTTGTGAGCTCCGACCGTGCCATTGCTCGTTATTATTATGGTATTGCACAGCCACGGCAAATGCTTCGCAGAAATCGCACGCTTGAATATCGAAAACCCTCGATGGCCACATGCCGTCGTGAGGTAAAAGAAATTATTCGTTCTGCAGAGTATTTAATTTACCCACATCTCTATAATGCATTTAAAATACGCGATAATGAGTGGAAAAAGAAAAATAATAGTAAGAACGTGTTGACTTCTTTGAGCCAATGAGCCACTATTTCAAGGTAAGTTGCCATTTTAGTAACTTCACCGACTAACCCAGCCAATGCGCTGGGTTTTTTGTTAACTATGATAAAAATATTTCGGGAAATATTGCTATTTTGTGATATAAAAATTCTTAAGAGTTTACTTCTCATTTATACTTAACTTATTGATTTGTTTTTTTTGTATTTTAAGGAAAGTAATGAGCGGGAAATTAGGACATTTAGAGTCATATCAAAATTCATTGATAGAGATTAAAAATCTTTTAGAGAAAGATGATGCCTTGTATAAATTATTTTTGATTGATGAGACTACTAGCTTAGATCAAGAAACGAAGTCTTGTTTAGCGAAATTTATTGGTGAAGTAAGGGAAACAATAGATATTGCATTAGATAGAATTAATAGCTTTGATGAGTATTGTAAGATTACTGGTAATTTCAGGTTGGCTATAAAAACTGACACACCAAGCAATATAATGTTATCTTATATTATAATTATAAGGTACATAATAGAATACCTGATTGTTGTTCCTGATGGAATGTTGAATGATATATTATCTGAAAGAGTTCGCTATTTAAAGAAGAATAGGCATTTGTTTCTATTTCTTGAAGATAGAGTAAAGTTTTATCTTGAATATTCAATAGATGAGTACTCTGGTTATATATATAGTATTTTGATCGGAAATTTGAATTTTGTGTTTGATTCTAAATTTAGTGATTTTGAGAGATTAACTGAAATAGAAAAAAATATAAATTTAAAACATGAAGAGATTGTTCTCATAGGTAATAAGGTTACTGATTTTAACGAGGAAGTTGAAGACTTATTTAATGAGAAATCAAAATTTATAAAAGATGATCTAGAAGTTAAGCAAAAAAAGATTGATGAATTAAAAAAATATTTGGAGAATTTGTCTTCTGGATATAATTTCGCTGGATTGACAAAGGCTTATCATGATATATATAGTTCTAAAAGTAAAGAACGATGGATTTCTTTAGCTATTTTATTTCTATTGGCTTTCGTTTCCATATGCCCTATAGGATATAAAATAATCACGGAAAAAGCCGATGAATTTAATGATGTTATGATATTTAAATACATAGGTTATTCGGCTTTAACTATTATTTCTTTATATTTTTTTAGAGTTTCCCTACAGAATTATAACTCTATAAAAGCAGAACTAACCCAGATAAATTTGAGGAAAAATCTGTGTATGTTTGTTGATAACTACTCTGATTTTTCTAAAACAAAAGATAATCGTGAAGCATTAGAGAAATTCGAAAATATTATATTTTCAAATATTCAACTCAATGAAAATAATATACCATCAACTTTTGATGGCCTTGAACAACTAGCATCACTAATAGAGTCACTATCTAAAAGAAAATAGTAACTTTAATATGGATTTTTATCGTATTATTGGCCGCTATTAGATATAGCGGCTTTTTTCTTCCATAAATTGACTTCATAAGCATTTAAATATTGACCTTACAGGAACACTCCATCGGGGGTGGATATGCGTATGCACGAAAAATACTCAAGCCCTGCTGCAATCATATGGGGTGTTCTAACATCCATATTTGGTATTTTCACACTAGATCAATGGGCAGTAATCGTCGGTATTTTATGTACGGTCGCTACATTCTTGGTGAATTGGTACTACAAGCGGAAAGAATTCAAATTAAGAGAGACTAACAGTGGCAAAAATACCAAATAAAATTCAAATGGCTGCTGCTGGTGGCTTGATGGCTTTAACTGTTGCGATGGTCACTAATTTTGAAGGATATGAATCCAAGCCTTACCGTGATGTAGTAGGAGTGCTAACTGTATGTTATGGACACACAGGTTCTGACATTATCCCCACAAAAAACTACACAAAAGCAGAGTGTGATGCACTGTTAGAAAAAGACTTGGCAATTGTAGCTAAGGTAGTAAACCCCTTAATTAAAGTTAATATCCCTGATTACACCAGGGCTGCACTTTATTCATTTACCTATAACGTTGGAACAGGGGCTTTTTCGCGCTCTACACTACTTAAAAAATTAAACGCTGGTGACCAAGTTGGCGCATGTAATGAACTTAAACGCTGGATATATGCTGGGGGCAAGCCGTGGAAAGGTTTGATAACGCGTAGAGAGATAGAAAATGCAGTATGCTTGTGGAGTGAGCAATGGCTGCAATTACATTAACTATCGGTATAGCTATGTGGATCAATCATATTGATGGGTGGTGGTTATTTTTTATCGCTTTCATTTTTATGTTCTAGTTTTTCATTCAGAGAATCAAAGGCAGTATTTGATACTTTTCGTAATACAACCTTTTCTGGGAAAAGACTTGCATACTTTTCATTTTGTAAAATCACAAGCTCTCCATTTTTATCTATGGTTAGGCTCATTACGCCAAGGTGAACTTCATTCCCATTAATGAAATCAAATGCAACGCCTTCAATTGTATTACTGAAATAATTTTTTTTACCTTTGAATAAAACGAAGTCAAATGGGAGAAGTTCTTTTATTTTATTGGATGTCACAATCCCTTCGACTTCATAATTTTCAACCTCCAGTTCAATTTCCATGAACTCATAATTATTTCCATGCCAGTTACTAGCATCTAACCAACCTTCTGTTGAGTTGGTCCATTTCCCTGTTAGCTCAGGAGATGAACCATGCCAGTGACAGAAAGTATTGATATTTTCCAAGGCTTTATCTCCATTTAATAAAACCCATCCTAAGGTTAAAAAAATGATAGATAGACTAGACCATTTAATTTTGTTGGAAATTTTCATTTGGATGTCAGGAACCTTTTATTGTTTTAGGTATTTTTCTAAAAAGCCTAAAGATGATAACTGATAATAAAATTAGAGGAAAGTTCATGCCTTGGAAACCTATAGTAGCTGTAATTTTCTTTATGCTGCTTGCGATATCAATAATTGTATTTGGTGCTTATTGTATGACAGATAACACATGCGGCATTGATAAAGTCAGTTTAGAAAAACGCTGCCAGAAAGCCATCGATCACTATAAAGGGCGGCAAGTTAATTTTTAATCATCTATATGGTAATCGCCATGAATAAAGTCAGAGCATTGTTATTTATCGCTGCGTGGGTGGCCATATGGGGAATGTGGAAACAACACGAAAGGATAGGTGAGCTAAATACCAAGAATACCGAACTACTTGTTGAGCTGATAGAGCAAGTCAAAATCAATGAAGACTATCAAGAACGTGTTCAATCCCTTCATAAACTCGATACTAAACATACTCAGGAATTAGCCAATGCAAAAATTGAAATTGATAAGTTGCGTATTGCTGCTGAGCGTAATCCTGACCGGGTGTACATCAAAGCTAGTTGCAAAAAAGCCGAAGGCACTACCGCCCCCAGCTTGGATGATGCAATCACCGCCCGACCTACTGACACCGCTATCCAAAATTATTGGCTACTCAGAGAGCGAATTGCAGAGTCAGAGCAAATGATTAAAGGGCTGCAAGATTATATTAGAACGGAGTGTTTACCGTGACCTACTCTGAATTGATTAAAGGTGCCTATTTAGAGATAGCCAAGAAAACAATACGGAAAATTGAACAAAAACGACAGGTGATGAAATAAAAAAAGCCTACACAGCAGTAGGCTAAAAGATGTTGCTTTATACAATTGAATATCTCTTTAAACATAGTCGGTATTTCAAAGTATGCAAAATTATTTCTAAGAATTTAAATTTATAGTCGATTAAGTGAACAATGAACCTCTATTGGGGGCTTTTTAGTAGCCAGATATTGAATAGGCCTCTCAGCAGCCCTTGGTTTGGTATGACCAGTAATTGATAATTTGAAATATCTGAATTCATATCTACTCTTTAAGTACTCATAATTAGTGTAATTGGTTATACGAAAGTAGTATGAAAAACAGAAGTCAACAATTACTAAATGATTCAGCACTCTTAGATGTAAGAATTAGATATTTAGTCAAATTTATACGTAGTAGAGCGTTTAATAAACTACCAGACAGTGAAAAAGGATTATTTGAGTCGCAACTTTATTCAATGAAGACGCTATCATCAATATTAAAAATGAGAGTAGATATAGTAAATGATAGAAAATAATAATAAATAATAGCCAGCCTCATACTAGTTTTTTATAAGGGAAAAATACAAAGTAACAACAAAGAAAAGCCCCTGTTCAGGGGCAAAATAAAATAAAGCAATAGTTTGAACACACTATCAGCATAGATGGTTTAAAAAGTTTTCATATGAACTAAGTGTAAGCAAATACGGAAAAGAAAATACGAATATGAGCCTCGTTAAAAGCTTAAGAAAACACTAGAAGGACAAAATAAACTTATCCTCTAGTTTGTTAGGTAAGAGAGTAGGCTTTTTACTGGGCTGCTCTTTGTATTGCCTCTCCTCCAGCCTCTATGTCTTCACCAACACCTTTAGTGGTGTTGCAGGCAGTTAATGTGAAAGCAACCGCTAATGAGCAGATGAGGAAACTGATTTTTTTCAACATATTTTCTTCCTTTTAGTGTGAAGTTATAAGTTACAAAAGATCACTTTTAATTATAGCAGAACAATTTGATTACCATTTTTATCAGTATAGAGCTGTAATATTAGTATTAATGCATGATATCTGTATGGGGTTGGTATGGTTAGATATACCTGACAAATGAAAATGAGCTGCTATATTTTAGGTGTTAATACTTTTTTTGGTAATTAATCACATTAGCAATAAAGGGTACACTCTATGATATTAAAAGAACTATTTATCCGTATGCTTTATGTTTTCCAATACTTAGTAGTTGGTTTTCTCTTGTTATTAACATCAATAGCCATACCAAACTGGTTAGGCAAGGCATCAGTCTTTTTTGTAGGGTAGAATTTAGTAAGTGGGTAGTGTTTAGGGAGGCTGCTATGGCAGGTAGTGAAGGGGACGAAATTAAATATTTACCATGGACAGGTGCGGCTTTGAAAGTAGCTTTGATAATGACGGTCGAAGCTATGAAGTTAACGCCTGAAGAGGCAGAAAGGAAAAACATTATAGTTGTAGTTGGTCCGTATGCTCGTCCATATAAGGAAATAATTTCCATAGCTGAAGAATATGGTGAAAAAGAAATTCCTAAATCAATGAGAGATGCTACTCCAGAAACAAAATAAAAAAGAATTCGCAATAACCCGCCTAGAGCGGGTTTTTTTATTTGAGGGAAATAGCTAATCAGAAAGTTTATTCCTACAAGTAGACTTTCTAATCGGCTAAGGAGATAAACACGATGGCTAAACCGGATTGGGGGACGCTACAGCAACAGTTCCACACATAACGTTATTTTGTGAGGGAAAAATAAAAATGCCCCAGATATCGGGGCGAAGTAGAGAATAATAGTTTATGAATGTGACGTCACTATACGTTAATCGTGAATGACCACAATCTGAAAAAGGTAGTAATCTCAAGCAGATGGTCAGATTAGAGCTTTGATGAATATCTCCTTTCTTATACATAAGTCAAATATGCGTTATTCATTATATTTAGCTAGTGTTAGTATCTCTCAAAAAGGGGGTAACTAATGATTTCATGGTTCGATGTTATGGCTCTTCTTGCGATACCAATAATTATATTGTTTGTAGTTATAAAGATGGCAATAGGAAGTCATAAGATGCTAGAAAAAAGTGAGCAAGTAAAAGGGGAAGTATTAGAATCTCACAAAAACGAAATTAAAGAGTCTAGCGATGATGTGCAGGCAAGGAAGATAAAGAAAAAAATAGTAACAAAGATAATCTGGTACAGGGTATGCTCTGTTGTACTATTGATACCGGTCCTATATTTTTTGTTTAGATAACACCTCGCTTAGAACGGGATTTTATTGCAAATCACAAAGCTCACTACGGTGAGTTTTTTAATTTGTTATGAGGAAAATATTATGGCTAAGCCGGATTGGAGCGAGCTACAAAAACAGTTCCTGTCTGACCATGCTAAATCAGGAATATCCCCTAAAGAGTGGTGTGAAGACCAGGGACTTAATTACGCAACAGCAAGGCGATATATAAAAAAGCCAGCTGCGCAATCTGCGCAAAAAACTGCGCACAAAAAATTGCGCACTGCGCACGAAAAAGAATGCGCAAAAGAGGCAATACACGATAGTGATATATCAACTGCGCAGGGTAGTGAACAAGATAATGCGCATAATGATGAAAATACCTTTGATGTGCGCAACTACGGGCTTAACGATATGCAAGCACGTTTCGTAACTGAGTACTTAATTGACTTAAACCGAACTGCAGCATACAAAAGAGCCGGCTATAAATGTGAGGGGAATAATGCGTATATCGCAGCATCAATCCTTTATAGAAATTTTAAGGTTTCAAGAGCAATCGCGGATGCGCTAGCTGAACGAGAACGTCGAACCGAGATAACCCAAGATGCCGTATTAAAAATGTGGTGGGATATTGCAACTGCAGACGTTAACGAGCTAACTGAATATCGCCGGCTATGCTGTCGTCATTGTTGGGGTTTTGGTTTCAATTATCAGTGGCGTGATGCGATAGAATTTGAAGACGCTGTTACTGAGGCTAGGGCTAAAAAGAAAAAGATACCAAATGATAATGGTGGTTACGGTTATGACAATTCGCTTGATCCTAATCCTGATTGCCCTCGCTGTAGTGGTTTTGGTATTGGTCGTGCGCATTTTCATGATACGCGTGACTTAACTGGCGCTGCTCGTCGTTTATTCGCTGGTGTGAAAGAGGGTAAGTTTGGTGTTGAGGTGATTACTCGTAATCAAGACGATGCGCTTAAAATGGTTGCACAGCATTTAGGGATGGTTAAGAACAAGACTGAAATAACTGGTGCTGATGGTGGGCCTATTCAATCAACTGGGATTGATCTAAGCCACCTAAGTTTTGAACAACTAATGAAATTGAGGAGTAAAAAGAGTAAAGAGAAAAATTAAATTGGTAACATTGCTAAAAGCTCGGTTCCTGATGAAGTTATATCAGTAACACCTGCTTTTTTAGCCTCTTCGCGTAAATTAGTAGAGGCCCAATTACCGCAGAAAATGAAAACCGGAGTTTGAATATTAAGATTTCTTATTTCTTTTGTAAGAGTTATTCCTGCCCGATCGTCTTTGGGTCTTCCCATATCGGATATTATAACATCAAAATTATTTTGTTTGATTCTTTCAATGGCATCAGTTGTTGAAAGTGAAGTATCTACATCTACATGATTCATTTTTAGTGTTTCAATCAAATAGCTATTATTTGAAGGACTATCATCAACCCATAAGACCCTTTTTCTCATTGAAATATTAGATTGCACATTTGTTTCTGAATTAGGGTGTAATGTGTTTATTTTCTTTTCCATTTCAACAAGTTTAGATTGTAGGTCTAGAATAATGTGGCCTTGTTGTATTGAATTTTCTTTCAAATTTAGTTCAAATCCTGAGACTTTTATATTTAACTTGCCATCAAAGAAAGTGTCTATGAGCTTTAATAGATGCTTTCTAAAATAATAGATTAAAAAACATACAATCAATGGCCATAATAAAGAAGATAATGCAGATAAAATAGCAGGTATAACATCCATAACGAATTATCCTTATTTGATTAGGATGGTTGAGAAGATACTTATTGATAAGAGTATATTAGATTCATAGATACTATGGAACTAACAATAATTGATGCTGTGATTAAAAGTGCATTGATATTATTGCCTTTTTTATAAACATGTAAGGTGTTTTTTATATAACTGTTGATTAGATTAAATTATTATATTTTTTATCCAATTTAAATGAGTGTTTTGCCCTTATAAATTAGGTACAACCATGAATATCGATTTCAGTTTGTTTGATGAAGAGATCGAAAGGGAGATAGCACGCCGTAGTTTGCATGAATTCATTCAGTATATAAACTCTGAATACATCACAAGCCATTTCTCTCAAACGGTATGTGATGCGCTCGACCAGTTCTTGGTTGATATGATGGAAGGTAAGCGTCCTAAGTTAATATTAGGCGCACCGCCACAACACGGTAAGTCTGATATTGTTTCCCGCTATCTTCCCGCTTATTTCTTTGGAAAATACCCTAACATGCGAGTTGGGGCGCTGTCGTATTCGTCTGATTTAGCCGGTGATATGAATACCGATGTTCAGCGGATCATGATGTCGGCTGAATATCGTGCGTTATTTCCTAACAGCTGGTTGGGTAATAAGCCTGAAAATGGCATTGTTGTTAAACGTAACTCTGACGAGTTTGGCATTGCCAACCACAAAGGCAGTTATGTATGCGCGGGTGTCGGTGGTCCATTAACGGGTAAGAAAGTTGACCTCGGTATTATTGATGACCCAATAAAGAACTCGAAAGAAGCACTTAGCCCGACGGTTAAAAAATCGATTTGGAACTGGTACGTCTCGACCTTTAAGACCCGCTTATCACAAAACAGCGGTGAAATCATCATGGCCACGCGGTGGGCGACCGATGATTTATCAGGCCAATTAAAAGAAAAAGCCCCTGAAACCAAGGTACTCGCATTCCCTGCTATTAATGAGCAAGGAGAAGCGTTGGTACCTGAACTTCATCCCATTGATAAGCTGTTGGAAACCAAAGCAATACTGGGTGATTATTTTTGGTCTGCCATGTATCAACAATCACCGAAGCCGGGCGACGGTCAAATCTTCCATGAAGAGTTTGTCCGCTATTATTTACCTAAAGACCTACCAGATAAATTCGATAAGGTTATTCATAGTTGGGATATGACCTTTAAAGACAGCGACGGTACCGACTATGTAGTGGGGCAGGTTTGGGGTAAGAAAGACGCCAATGCCTATTTGCTCTATCAAATTAGAAAACGCATGAGTTTTACTCAAACGAAGGATGCCGTGAAGCTACTTGCGGAAAAATTCCCAGAAGGGCGCCGTAAGCTGGTGGAAGACAAAGCCAATGGCCCAGCAGTTATCGACTCTCTTAAATCATCGGTATCAGGCTTAATTCCTGTTGAGCCCGATGGTAGCAAAATCGCACGTGCTCATGCCTGCACCGCGGAATGGGAGGCGGGCAATGTGTGGCTACCACACAAAGACATTGCGCCGTGGATAGTGGAAACCGTGGAGGAAATTACCACGTTCCCATTTGCTGGCCATGACGATACGGTGGATGCAATGACGCAGGCATTACGTGATTTATACCAGAAGAAAAAAGGCGGTTTCTTTACAACCAAGAGGTAATTCTATGTGGCCGTTTAAAAGGCGAAAAATTGCAGAACAGATTGCACCGCCGAAGCGGTCAGCGTTTACCACAGATTTGTATCCTGCATTAGCAAAAGAGAAGGGATTTAACGGGTTAGTTCTACCGCAGCCGATGATTAACGGTGTGGGGATGGACAGTATTGATACTTCCGTTCCTTCATTCAAAGGCGAACAAGTTTATGGTGTGCCTGAATCGCAAGCGGCTTGGTATGCCTCACAAATGTTTATTGGTAACAACATGTGCGCCATCATTGCGAAACATTGGCTGGTGGATAAGGCCTGTAATATGCCTGCTCGTGATGCTATTCGCCAAGGGTATGATATTGATTGCGATAATGACGATGACAGTGCTATCAGCAAGAAGCTACGCAAGCGCGATAAAAAGTACCGCATACAGCATCATTTGAAAGAACTTATTCACTTTGGGCGAGTGTATGGTGGTCGATTAGCGTTGTTTGTGGTGGAAACCTCAAACCCGAAAGAGTGGTATGAAAATCCGTTTAATCTCGATGGTGTGTCCAAAGGAATGTACAAGGGGATCAAGCAAATTGACCCACAATGGGTAACGCCTGATTTAACCGATTCCAATATCCAAGACCCAGCCAGCATGGATTTCTACGACCCAACCTATTATGTGATTGCGGGTCGCAAATACCATAAATCGCACTTTATTAAATTTGTGCCATTCCCCGTGCCTAATGTACTTAAGCCGCTGTATAACTACTTTGGTGTCTCGGTACCAGAGCGCATCTATGAGCGTGTCTATGCATCGGAACGAACAGCCAATGAAGCGCCGCAGCTGGCAATGACCAAACGGTTATTGACTATCGGTATGGCAGACCCTGAAGGTGCAGATAAGAACACCATTCAGGAAAACATGCTTTATTTTATGGAGATGCGCGATAACTACGGTGTGCAGGTGATGGGGAAAGAGGATGTTGCACAACAGTTTGATACCTCGTTAGCGGATTTAGATGCCACCATTATGACGCAATACCAGCTAGTCGCAGCGGCGGCAAACGTACCCGCGACTAAGTTACTCGGTACCACACCAAAGGGATTTAATGCCACCGGTGAATATGAAGAGTCGAACTACCGTGAAGAACTGGAAAGCGTCCAATCAAACGACTTAGAAGAACTTTTGCAGCGCCATTACGACATGTTGATGCGCAGCGAAGAACTACCGCTGACTGAAATATCGGTTACGTGGGCGCCACTTGATAGCCCAACGGCCGCAGAGAGTGCTGATATTGAGTTGAAATCTGCTCAGACGGATGCGGCTCTAGCGGCTACGGGGGCAATTGATGGGTTGGATATCCGTAAAAAATTGGCTGCAGATAAAGAGTCGAGCTATTACGGCATTGATGTAAACGAGAGTGACTATGTCGGGACGAATACGAGTCCGAACGAAAAAGGCGAAATGGGCAACCTCCCGCCAAGCGGTATTGAAGGGCAAACCCCTGCAGTATTCAGCAGCGCCATCTAGCCGTTATCAACGTGACATGTCACGGTTAATCAGTTCGATGATTAAAGACTATGAAAACGTATTTAGTGAATTGAATGATGATTTTTACGGCTCCACGATGGATGCCAGCATTGCGAGTCAAACGCGAATTTGGCTCAACCGGTTAAAACGCAAGTGGGATAAAATCTTTAGTACGCAGTCTAGCGCCATGGCCGATAAGTTTGTTTCCCAAGTCGATATCGGCGCGCAGCGTAATTTAGATGATTCTCTTAAACAGCTCTCTGGCGGTATTACCATCAAAACCGCTGTCATGCCGGACGCGTTAAAAGACCGAATGATTGCCGCCACGGCTGAAAATGTTTCCCTGATTAAATCCATCCCTACTCAATTTCATCAACGTATCGAAAGTGTCGCTCTGCGCTCTATCTCACAAGGGGGTGAGGGTGCGAAAACCTTATTAGATGAAATCAGGCACACTGGCAGCGTCACAGAAAGCCGAGCGAATTTTATCGCCGTTGACCAAACGCGAAAAATCACGACTGCGGCAAACTATGAGCGCATGAAATCAGCGGGAATTCGTAAGGCTATTTGGCATCACTCTGGTGGAAGCGCTGAACCTAGAGAATGGCATCTACAGCTGGATGGTGAAGTGTTTGATTTAGACAACCCACCGATTATTGAGCCCAAAACGGGTGAACGTGGATTGCCGGGTCAATTACCTAACTGCAAATGTTTTTGGACGCCTGTAATCGATTTTAGTGGGGAAGAAAGTGGCGAGGAGACATGACAAAACGAACCTATGACAATAACGGCTGGCTCGAAGTGACAGACAACCCCATCTCTAAAGTTGGGGTTTTTGATTATTTGGGGGCTGAAATTGGTGCGCCAATACCCGATAAAATCTATCGCGTATTGCGCCCTCCGGAAGAACTGGCCAGCGAAGCGACAATTAACTCTTTCAAACTCACTCCATTCATCATTGAACATGAAATGTTAGGCAAGCACGCGACCCCAGCGGAGAAAAAAGGCATTCAAGGGGTGATTGGTGAGAATGTCTATTTTGATCCACCGTATCTTAGAGCCAATATCAAAATCTTTTCAGATGTGGCGCTTAGCAATATCGACAGTGGCAAAATCGACCTTTCACCAGGTTATCGCAGTAAATATGAATTCACCTCTGGCATTTATGAAGGCCAACACTATGACGTTATTCAACGTCACCTACGTGGCAATCACCTCGCATTAGTGGATGAAGGGCGAACCGGCCCTGACGTCGCTGTGCAAGATCACCTCGTTATCACTATCGACACAAAGGAACTTATTCGCATGAACGAAGAAGAAAACAAAGAGAAGCAAACCACTGATGAAGGTGCGTTTACAGCGGAGCAAGTCACTGCGCTGAAAAGCATTATTGCAGAGGTGATTGCACAAACTAAGCCTTCAACCGATGAAGAGCCGAAAGAAGAAAAGAAATCCACTGATGCTAATCCCGAAGAAGAGCAAAAAGCGGAAGAAGCCGTGACAGCCGCCGAAGTTGCAGCAGAAGAAGCCACAACCGGTACACCTGAAGCCGTAGAAGCTGCCGAGGTGGCGATTGAGACAGCTGTCGAAGCGATTGAAGAAGCCAAGGAGCATCTCGACCAAGCAACAACGGATAGCTTAAATCGTCGCATCAAACGCTTGAAAAATGGCATCGGTACGATGGACGAGATTGCATCTTTAAAGCGCAAAATTAAGCGGTTAGAAGCATCAAAGCCAACCATGGACACCGGAGAGCTGTTAAAGCAAATCGGTGAGCGTGATTCATTAGCGCATAAGCTGACCCCATTCCTTGGCGTATTTGACCATGCCGCCATGACCAAGCAACAAGTGGCCGAGTATGGCGTTGATAAGCTCGGTATTCAATGCGGTAAGGGCAATGAAGCCATTGCACTCGATGCGTGGATGCAAGGGCGTGTGCCTGATTCACAGAAAGCCACAGTGACGATGGATTCTGCGGTGAGTAATCAATCAATTATGGATAAATGGGGAGCGAAATAATGGCAATTCCTAAATCAGTGTCGCATGGCTTAACGTCTGGCGTAGTGGGTGAAATCAGCCATGCAGGGCCTATTCGTGCCGTTGCCGCCATTCTCAGCTCAGCGGATGAAAAGCAAAATATCTTCGGTCGGGCTTACACCTACAAAGATGATTCTGTGGAGTCTGTGCAAGTGGGTGGCAAGGGCGCATTTGCGGGGATCATGATTAACCCGAAAGCGTATCGTATTGAAGTGAACTATGCACGCAATGGCACCCAAGGTGAGTTTTTAACGATGGGTGAGGTGTATGTCGAACTAAGCGATGACGAAGGCAAAATCAATGATCCCGTCGTATTCAGCGAAACGGACGGTTCGTTATCGGCTAAAGGTACGGTAGGTACAGGTGAGCGCGTGATTGGCTTTGTCAGTCGTCATCTTTCATCAACTGACGCACCGCATTTGAGCGTTATTCGCTTAACCGAAATCCCATATCCAGCGGCAGTAAAGGAAGGTGAATAATGCCAGTTAGCAAGCAAAAGTTTTATATGTCTGGCCGCGATATTCGCAAGCATGGTCAACTTAATATCCAACCTAACCAACAGTGGACGTATCGCGAACTTGAGCAAATTGGTTTTGGTGGTTTGGCATCGATGGACTCCGCGATCACGGGCGCAGCCATGCAAGGTGGGTTGATTCAGCGTGAAATGTTGCAACACGTTCTTCCTGGTCTCATTCGCACCGCAACCCGTGTTCGTGTGTTGGATGAAATCACCGGTGTATTGAATGCGGGTGAATGGCACGATGAGGAAATCATTCTGAACGTGGCAACACCAACCGGTAAAGCCGAGCTCTACGGCGATCATACCAACGTGCCGTTAGCATCTTACATTCAAGACCAAGAACGTCGCGGTATCGTGCGTTTTGAACAAGGTTTTCAAGTCGGTAAGTTAGAGGAAGCGCGCCAGTCTGCAGCTGGGTTTGAAGCCGCTGCGGAAAAACGTAATTCAGCGACTGAATCTTTAGAGCAAGGACGTGAGCGGATTGGTTACTATGGGTTTAATAGCCCTGAAACACGTGTATTTGGCTTGATGAATGAACCGAATCTACCGGCTTATGAAACCGCATCGAAAAAATGGAAGGGCGGCACGTTTGCCGATATCACCCAAGATATTACCGATATGTTCTCGCGCATTGAAATGAGTTCAGGTGGGATTATCAAAGACGATATCGCGATCACATTGACGTTACCGCTGGGCTACCGTTCAACGCTCAATGTTGCTAATCCTGTGGCGCGTGGTGAAACGGTGTATCAATGGGTAAAAGAGAACTATCCAAACCTGCGCTTTGTGTTCTCGCCTGAATTTGTCGGGGCAAATGGTGGTGCGGATGTGGCGTATATGTTCGCAGATACCATCGATGATGGCTCAACCGCAACCAGCGCGACCATCTTACAAGTGGTACCCGTTAAATACCAATTGTTGGGCTCACAAGCGCAAATCAAAGGGTATTTAGAGGATGCGACCAATGCGACAGCGGGTGTCTTTGTTACCCGACCTTGGGCTATCACCCGTCTCACAGGCATCTAACCTGACCACTTTTTTTTACGCCCTCAAATGAGGGCTTTTTTATCGGAGAAAGCCATGTCTCTCTATGTCTATTGCACGCTATCGAATGACCAAAACTACTCGGTTACGGATGGCAAAGTGTTTATTGCGGGTCAAGCCAATATCATGACCAAGCACATGTATACCCCGCGTGGGCGTGTCACGGAAATCAGTGACGAACAATACGCTCAACTTAAAGATAACCATGTATTTCAACTGCATAAAGAAAACGGGTTTATCAGCGTTGAAAACCGCAAAGAAGATCCTGAAAAAGTGGCCACTAATATGGAGGCTAGCGATAAGTCAGCGCCAGATACCGTGGAATCTTTGGAAGCAGAAAAACAAGCAGTCCCGAAAACCAACAAAAAGGGTAAATAATGATGGAGGCGAGCACATTTCCCCTAATGTCATTTCGTGTGCTCTATCCATCGTTTAATGGTGTGAGTGATGATGACATTTATACTATTGCTCAATCTGCCCTGAACTATTTTTCGCCTTGTCGCGGTGTTTGCACTAACGAACTGTGGATGCTGGTTGTTGCTCATATGCTATCACTGCGAAAGTGGATTGCGGATGATGAATCCCCAACCGGTGTTGTGACTAGTGTGACCATCGATAAAGTCAGCGTGTCATTCTCTGCGCCCCCTGCGGGTTCTGATTGGTCACACTGGTTCAAAATGACGACCTACGGCCAACAGTTTTTAGCACTGATAAAGCGCTGTAGTGTGCCGCAATATATTGGTGGTGCAGGTGAACGTTCAGCCTTTCGCGGTGTAGGTGGGCGATTTACGCGCGGGGGGCGGTTACGTTAATGACGAAATTAACCCAGTTAAAAGCGGTTTACGATGAGTTAGCCAAGAAACAATTGAAAGTGGGTTTCTTTGAACACTCCAAATATCCCGATGGCACGCCCATTGCCTATATTGCGGCGATTCAAGAATTGGGATACCCCGCTGGTGGCATTCCTCCCCGTTCGTTTTTTCGCCCAACGATGAGCGATAAAAAAGCAGAGTATGGCCAGTTAATTTTCCGTGTGGCCAAAGCGGCGACCGTTGGCAATATTTCCGTTACTGATGGGCTAACCCAAGTCGGTGCAAAAGCGGCTGGGGATGTGAAACTGGCCATAAAAGCGGTAACCACACCAGCCTTGGATGATTCAACGGTAAAGGCCAGAGCAAGACGTCACAGCAAAGGGAAATCTACCGATAAGCCCTTAGTGGATACAGGTCAGATGTTACAAGCCGTCAATTTTGCCGTGGAGGATAAGTAATGTTTGGAAATTTACACCGTATCGCTTCTCGCTATATTCCTCAGCAAACAGCCCTGTGGTTTCGCTTTAAAAACCGTGAGCCCGATGAGCGAGGCCATGACCAAAACCAATATCATGAGCCAGTGGATATTCGGGGCAGTTGGCAAGCGGTTGATACTCAAGATGCTCAATCAATGGGCTTTGATTCAAACCAAGTTTATCGCCGCTTTTATACTCCCCATGATATCAAAGGTATTCAGCGCGGTACTTCACCGGATTATCTTGTTTTTAATGGCAAGAAATACGATGTGATGGGGGATGCGGATTGGTACGAGCAGGACGGCTGGAAATCGGTGATTTGCATCGAGGTAGGGGCCTATGACGGATAATGATGTTGATATTGCCATTCGCAAACAGTTATTACGGCAGCTGACCGAAGTGGGTATTGATATCCCCGTGAAAGCCGGTTTTCAATCCACCAAGCAAGGCCGTGAAGATAATATGGTGATGTTCTTTGCTATCAATGAAAGTGGGCATGGTTGGCAAGGTCGCAATTACAATGTCCAAGGTAATAATGCCAATCACCAAGAAAACCAATTATCGGAAAAAACGTACCAAGTTCAGGCATTCATTACCCAATTAGGTTCGTATACGGCCAATGATATTGCCGCCATTACCCGAATGGTTGTCAATTCACTGCCTTTTGTGACCACACTGAGAAAGCAAGGTATTGGTGTACAACGGGCAACATCAGTTCGCCAGCCTTATTTTGTGAATGATCATGGCGACTACGAACAAAACCCCTCGTTTGATTTTAATGTGACGTTTAAACGCTCTCTTTTCCCTGATACAGCTGCCATAAGCGCGCTCTATCCTGATATCCACCGCATATAAGGTTTTATTATGCCAATTAAACAAACTCGATACGTTGATATCGCATCGGCGGTTATTGGCGCGTCTGCTGTTCCGATGCGTAAATTAACCGGTCGCTTATTTTCCACTAACCCCAAAATACCTGCAGGTAAAGTTTTAGAGTTCGCCAGTGGTCAAATAGATGATTTGCTGGGTGTTGATTCTCCCGAAGCCCACTTTGCACGACAATATTTTAGCTATGTTAGCCCTGCACCGGTGAGTAAGCCGAAGGAGTTACAAATTGCTTCTTATGAGCCTGTGGGGCGAGCGCCTACGCTATTTGGGACAAAAGCCGCCGCATTAGCGGATTTAAAAATCATTGCGGATGGAACGCTTTCGGTCACGATTGGTACTGTCACTAAAAGCTACAAAGACATTGATTTGTCGGAAGCGAAATCCTATGCGGATATTGCGTCCACCATTCAAGCAAAACTCAATGCAGAAAGAGAACCACAATTTTCCAGTAGCTATTTGACGTTTAATTCACTCGATAGTGCCTTTGAGCTGAGTGGCGGTGTGCAAGAACGTGCATCCATTAGTGTTGAATATTCAGTGCTGGCGAACGCCATGGGGCTGTCTTCCGGTACGGTATCTGAAGGTAACCCCGCACAAACGCCTCTGGAAGCCTTTATGGTAGCAGAGCAGGTTTCCGATTCATTCGGGAGCGCGACATTTTTGGACGAACTGCCGTTAGAGCAAGCGGTGCCATTGGCGCAGTATGTTTCCGGGGAGAACGTCAAATACCAGTTGCATATTAGCGTGAGTGAAAAGCAGGTTGAAGATTTTAGCGCAGCGTTGATGGGAACGGCTTCGGTGGGGTTAAATCTCAAAACGGATACTAACTATTTTATTCAAACCTTACCCATGGCTGTTATGGCGGCGACTGATTATGACCGCACTAATGCCACAACAAACTACATGTTTCGCCAGTTAGGTGTGACGTTCCCTGCGCAAGTGACCACGGATAAAGTCGCTGACCGCTTCGATAAGCTGCGCGTGAACTATTACGGTGAAACTGCGGTAGCTGGCTCACAAATTCGTTTCTATCAGCGGGGCTTCTTGTGCGGTGGTGCGTCTAATCCACTGGATATGAGTGTTCACGCCAATGAGCAATGGTTAAAAGCCTATATTGCTCAGCAATGGTTCAGTGTGTTATTGGCGACACGGGGCGTTCCTGCCAATAAAGACGGTGAAGCACGTGCGTTAATGGTGATAGCGGGTGCGGTCACTAAAGCCATTAATAACGGCACGATTTTAGCCGGTAAAACGCTGAGTGACGCACAAAAGCTTGCGATTGCTGATGCGTCGGGTGATGACCTTGCGTGGTATGACGTACAGGATAAAGGCTATTGGTATAACGCGCAGATTGTTGAAAATACGGGTGAAAGTGACTTGCCTGAGTATGTCATGAAATACGTGCTGATTTACGGCAAAGGCGATTGGGTTCGCAAAGTCGAAGGCTCACATAATTTAGTCTAGGAGTAGAACATGCATGATGTATCTGCAACCGGCTTGAGTTTTACCATTCAAGCCAGCAAAACCTTTCCCACTGGGATTTTAATTACCGCTTTTGCTGACGATGCTGATCCACTGGATTTACCGGCTGTCGATATTGCACAAACGGGTATGGATATTAACGGTAACTTGGTGAGTTGGTCTACACCAACACCACAAACCGTCACGATTAACGTATTGGCCGGTAGCGAAGAAGATCAAAACTTGTCTATTTTGCTCGAGGCAAATACCGCGAAAAAAGGGCGCCGACACGCAGGGGATATTATTACTTTTGTTGCGTCTTATGGCGATGGCTCAACGGTCACGGCGCGCAATGGCAAAATCACCAATGGTAGTCGTGGCAACTCAGCCGCCTCTGCGGGGCGTTTGAAATCTAAAGCCTATACCTTTGTGTTTCAGGATTTCGACAGTACGCGTATCCGTTAATTTATTTCAATTTCTGGCGGGGTTTCCCGCCTTTTTTATTGGTGTTTACCATGATGATTAAACCTAAAGAAGTCGCTATCAAAGACGTTGATGGTGTTGAAAAACTATTCATTATTAGTCGCCTACCCGCCACAGTCGGGCGTGAAATCCTAGCCAAATACCCGTTATCTAACGCCCCCAAAATTGGTGACTATGAGGTCAGCAAAGAGGCCATGCTCAAAATGATGGCCTATGTGTGTGTCACTATCGACGGTGAAGAAATCCCCCTTAAAACACAAACACTTATTGATAACCATGTGCCTGATGGCGAATCGTTGATCCGCTTAGAGTTGGAAATGTTGAAATATAACACCAGTTTTTTCGGCAACGACGGGAGCCAAGGTTTCCTCCACTTCCTGCTCAGCAAGGTAAGCGGTTCACTCCCGTCGATTATAAAAACGCTGATGGGTTCTTTGCCGTCATCGTCAGCGAACGCCTCGCCACCTTCACCGAACTCAAAACCTCAATAGATTTAGAAGAAGCAATGGACCTATGGGAAATTGCCATTACTAACCGTTATAACGAAGCCCTTGCGGCTTCAAAGGATCGCTAATGTCATTAATGGATACCTTTGTGCAGGTCTTTGAGTTTGATACAAGGCAAGCGGATGGGGCATTTAAAAAGGTGCAACGTTCGACCGATGACATTATTGATGGCATGAAACAAACCCAACAAGCGGCGCAGCAAAGTTCACTGACCATCAGGAGTGTAATGACAGAGCTTTGGCAATCACTGCAGGGGCTGTCGACCGAACATGCCATTCAGTTTACAATCAATGCCAGCGAGGTTAGTGCTGAGACAAGCCACATCGTGGATAGGTTAGATGCGGTGAGCTCATCATTAAGCGCATTGGATGAGCAACGGCAAAATACAGACACAGCTTGGGTCTTTGCGGGGGATACGCTAGGGGAGTGGGGGCAATCACTGCAAGCTGAAATCAGCCAACTGAAAAATGATCTCGGCTCGTTATCGGTGGGTGACCAAAAAAACGCATTAGAACAGGTAAAAGGCTCAGTCAGTGAGTATGTTAACGAGCTGCAAAAAATCCCGACCACTACTGCCGATGGCGCCGCAGAAATTGAACGTGTGATGGCAGACTTACGCCAATCGGTGCAAGGCTTATCGATTGAACATTCGATTGATTTCGTTACTAATGCAGATGAGGTTATTGCCCAAACTGGCTCGGTTAAAACACAATTAGAGACAGTAACAGATTCGATGGCTAACCTTGAGGCGCAGCGGTCAATATCTGACGCAGGCATGCAATCCACTCAGGTTGTTTTGGGCGAGCTCGATGCAAACTACTGGGCACTACAGCAAAATGTTATTCAACTTAATCAAGGTGTCACCGACCTCGCGTTAGCCGAACACCAAGGTATCACCGCGAAGCAACTGTCCAACGCCATTATTCAAGCACTGCAAGGTAATTACAGCGAGCTAATTCGCCTTGTGGACACGATGAAAGTGAAAGGAATTGAAGCGGCGACCAGTGAAATTAAAGCACAGCAATCCGTGCAAAAAGCCCTTGAGAATACCGAAACCAAATATCAGCAAGCTGGTAATACGGTTATGTCGTTTGCCAAAAAGGCATTAGGGACGGTTGGTTTACTGATGGGGGCTACCGCCTTGGTGGGAGAATCGATTTCACGTTCGACTGAAATTGAAGCCCTCGATAAGTTAGGTAAAAAAATCAATGTAGCCACAGCCGATGTAGACGCATTCGCGGGTTCAATGGCTGAACTGGGCGGCACGCGTGATGCGGCCCAAGCAGATTTATCGGCGATGGCTAAATCGTTTGGCTTGGCTAAAAACTCCATGGAAAAAGTACTTCAGACTGCAGATAAAGTGCAGGGTATGAAGTTTGATAAAGCCAAGGCAACGCTTGCGGGACTGGGCGTAACAGATGATAAAACCGTCGAGCTGATGATGAAAGGTCGCAAAGAACTCGAGCGCATGATGGGTATTCAAAAAGAGTACTCAGGCATCAACAAAGAGAGTATTGAACAATCCATCAAATTCAACAAAGCCATGCAAGGCTTTAAGCAATCATCAGGTTTACTGAAAAACAGCTTATTAGAAATGGTGATCCCGATTTTAACTAAAGGGTTAGAGTGGATTAACCGCTTTGTGAGCTTTTGCAAAGAAAACAAATCGCTCATTGTGGGGTTCTTTATTGCGATAGGTTCGGCTATTGCGGTGTTTTATGTGCCTGCTCTGTTATCGGCAGCGGCAGCGACCTTGGCAGCAACATGGCCCATCTTGGCGATTATCGCGGTTATTGCCTTACTGGCTGCGGCGTTTGCCTTAGTTTATGACGATATCATGAATTTTATCGACGGCAACGATTCGATGATAGGGCGTATTTTGGATGAATACCCCGAACTTAAGGCGGTCATTATTGCGTTGTGGGAAGCGTTTAAAGCCTTCTTTTATTTTGTCATGGCTTTATCTCAAGTTGTCGCCGATGTGGCGGTGGCTGCTTTTAACTTTATTGTTGATGGTGGCAAGCAGTTATGGGCATGGCTCACGGACTTTATTCGCGATTTAGCGGGTTGGGGCAAGCAATTTGAAGGGGTCTTTACGGTGGCTTCTGATGCCGTTGTAGGGATTTTTAAGTGGTTATGGGCGCAAATCAAACAGTATTTAAGTTGGATTAATGACGGCTTAGAAGCGATTAAAAATGGCTGGAGCACGGTCAAAGGGTGGTTTGGTTTTGAGGATGCACAAGTGACTCAAACGGTTGAACGCAAAATCACGACTGACGGCACGATAGAGCACCAAATCCCCGAACAGCCCAAGTTATCTGGAGAAGATACTGCGTTGTTAGTGAAAGGGCTGAGCCAACAAATTAACGGTATGTCGGCTAATCCAATTAACCCGATGACCAGCCAAGCTATCAGTAATCAATCCAGTACCACCAATGAAACTAACTTGTCGATTGGTGAAATCAAAGTGGAAACCCAAGCGACGGACGCGCAAGGAATGGCGAATGGCACGAAAGATGCGTTGCAATCCCAGCTACAAGATTTAGCCCATCAAACCAGTTCGGGGGTAAGCAAATGATCACCGAGGTGAAAATCTTCAATGTCGATAACTTTTCGACGTTATTTGAAACGGCCAATCCGATTCAAATTAACGTCCGTGACGAACACAAAGCAACACAATTTACCGTTGAGTCGGGGGAAACACGCAGTGACCATGTGGTAGTTCAGCCCGTTGAAATTGGTATGGATTTAATTTTAGCCGGCGAAATGAAAAGTGCCTTTGAAACCCTGCAACAAGCCTATGATAAACACCAGTTAGTGGGTATTCAAACTCGGGTGAAAACCTACCAGCCGATGCTGTTAGTGAATCTCTATCACGATGAAATTCCAGAGATGGCCGATGCGATTAAACTCTCGCTGCGCTTTACGGAGTGGCGAACGGTTGAGCCTGAATATGGCGACCTGCCGCCCCGTAAGGTGGCAAAAAAAGAGCAATCGAGCACGGTGAATCGCGGGAAAGTGCAAACGTCCACGGTACCGGACAAAAAGAAAAAATCGGCAGCAACCAAAATTGCTGACGGTGAATTTACGTTAGGGTGGTGACCCATGCAAGAGATCCCTTTAAATACCGTACCTAATCAACGTTTGCGCGTGAGCCTTGGCGGTGACGAGTGGGAGCTGACGATTAAAGTGGCGCGAACAACAATGTGTTGTGATATCAAGCGCAATGATGTGGTTCTATTGCAAGGCATTCGTGTGATGCCCAATCAACCGCTGATCCCCTACCGATATTTATCGGGTAACGGTAATTTTGCCTTTATCACTGAAAATGATGAATATCCGTGGTGGGCGCAGTTTGGCCAATCACACAGTCTTGTTTGGTGGGGGGATGATGATTGATTTACGCCGCATACGATTAGGGATTGAAGTTAATGGTCGGCTGCAATGGTATGAGGGGCTGCGAATTCGTGCTAACGGCACTAAATATGCCAATCCCCTGCAAAATGAATGCACGGTGAATATCGATGGCCTCAATGCGACAACACGCAATATGTTGCTGACCGAAACCAGCCCTTATACCCAAGCGAAGAAACCGCACCGTTTAATTGTTGAAGCCGGCCGTGTTAGCACCGGTATTTTTCGCATTTATGTGGGGGATATTGTTAGCGCAGAAATCGCCTCACCGCCCGATGTAACGCTGACCTTAAAAGCAAAAACCAACAATACAAACGCCCGAGATATTGTTTCTTCATCGGGTAGTGCCATAAGTAAAATGAGCGAGCTGGCTAAGAACATAGCACAGGATTGCGGGGTTAAATTGGACTTTCAAGCCACCGATAAAAATATCGCTAATTGGTATTTTTGTGGGCCAGCACTCAAGCAAGTGGAACGCCTGCAAGATGCGGGCAATGTGAAAGCGTTTATCGACGATGACATGTTGTATGTGAAAGACCAGGACAAAGCGTTAAGTGGCCGTTTGCGAATTCTTAACCAAAAATCGGGCATGGTAGGGATACCGAAAGCCACTGAGAAGGGCGTCGATGTCACTTATTTAATTGATAGTGAGTCGTCATTGGGCGGCATGTTACGCCTTGAAAGTCAGTTTAATCCTGCCTTAAATGGCGATTATATTATTGAGCAACTTAAGTTCGATATTGCCTCACACGACGACCCTTTCTTTTACCAAGCGACCTGCAAACGAGTGTAAACCATGAACCAACCCAATAATGATATTGCTAGCGAAGGCAGCTTGGCAGGGCAGTTTATGGCTGCGTTTCGTAGCCTATTGATGAATATTGACGACATGCTCCCAGCAACTGTGGTGAGCTATGACGATAAAACTAACCGCGCGGTGATTAAGCCGCTCGTCATGATGGTATCAACACAAGGGCAAAAAATCAGGCGAGCGGCAGTGCCGAATATTCCCGTTTTTCGTTTTGGCGGCGGTGGCTTTTTTATTCGTATGCCAATTAAACCAGGAGACTTTGGTTGGCTAAAAGCCAATGACCGCGATATCAGCTTAATCTTTCAGCGTGGCGGTTTGGAAGATGAACCGAATACGGCTCGTTTACATACCTTCAGCGATGCGATGTTCTTTCCCGATACACTTAAAGGCTGGTTAATTGATGGCAAAAATACGGATGCCTTGGTGATTCAGTCCATGGATGGCTCTGTGTGTTTGTCATTACATGCAGGAAAAGCGGTTTTAGATTCACCGATTCTTGAGGTCAATGTGCCTGAAACTACCTTTAACGGCAATGTCACCATCAATGGTAATCAGGCCGTGAATGGTAACAGCGATTCAAACGGGGGCACGATGAAACACAACGGTAAAGATATCGGCTCAACACATAAACACAGCGGTATTCAAAGTGGTAATAGCAATTCAGGAGTCCCCGTATGAAAACATTTAATGTTAACAGCAATAACGACATCCATCTCGGCAATGACGGAAACTTGTCGATTGTGAGTGGTGAACGGGCATCTAAAAACCGTTGTGAACATTATGCCAAAGCACTCCGCGGTGAAATGCTGCATAAGCTCGATATGGGTATTCCCTACTGGAAAACCACGTTTGGGCGACAGGCGGACATTCCGTTATTTGAAGCGGCGTTTCGTGACCGGCTGCGTGAGCTGGATGATGTGATATCAATAGTGTCATTTTCGGCATTTATCGCGGATAACTCGCTGAACTATACCGCGTTGATCCAAACCATCTATGGGGAGATAACGCTTAATGGCTGATTATCAATATCTTACGTCACAGGGTGTAATTGTGCCGGATACCAGCACATTACGTGATGATGTCGAAAGCGAATATAGAAGTGTGTTTGGTCAGGATTTAGATGTTAACCCCGAAACCCCACAAGGCGCATTGATCACCATGGAGGTCGAAAATCGGGACGCCGTTGTGCGCAATAATGCAGAGTTGGCCAATCAAATTAACCCCGATTTAGCTGGTGGCATTTTCCTTGATGCAATATGGGCCTTAATGGGCGGGCAGCGTTTTGATGCCACACACTCCTTTTTATCACAGGTGAAATTCACGGGTATTGCCGAGACTATCATCCCTAAGGGGTCACAAGCTGCCACGCTGAATGGCGACTTATTCGAAACCACCAAAACCTTAATTATCGGTAAAGATGGCTCAGTAACTGGGGATATGCGCGCCATTGAAACAGGGGCGGTTGAGTGTGGCGTGGGTCAACTTAATAAAGTGGCCAGTTCGGTATTAGGCTGGGAAACCGTACATAACCCCAGCAATGCGGTGTTGGGTCGAGATGCTGAATCAGACTTACAATCAAGGCGACGACGCAAACAGACGTTAGCCAAAAACACGGTGAGTGTGGGGGAGGCGATTACCTCTGCATTGTATGAATTGGAAGGGGTACGTTCGTTGTCGTATCGAGAAAACTACACGGACCAACCGATGATTTTTGATGGGATCACGTTAGTTCCCCATAGCATTTATGTGTGTGTTGAAGGGGGTGATAAAGAGGCTATAGCACGTTCGTTACTACGTACTAAAACCCTTGGCGCCGCCTTTAACGGTCGTGAAGAGGTTGAGGTATTGGAAACTATCAGCGGTCAAATTTATCCCGTTAAATTCGATAGGGCGAAAGAAATTGTGTTGTTCTGCCGAGTAACGGTGAAAAAAGCCACCGTCGATGCACAAACTATTATTCCTGCAGCGGTTGAGTCATGGGCGAATGGGGATATCGATGGTGAGGGCGGTTTAGTGGTGGGGCGCGATGTATCACCTTTTGAAATATCAGCCGGTATCAATGCCGTCGAGCCTCGGTTGTTTATTACACGAGTTGAACTTTCAACGGATGGCAAAGCCTGGTCTTCAAATAATTATGAAATCAAAATGAATGAGGTGGCAAGGCTCAAACGCAGTGCGGTACAGGTGGTGTTGGTATGAGTAAAATCCAATCGTTTGATTTTCATTCTGATTTATTAAAGGCGATCCTTTGGCAATATGAAGATGCGGCAAACCTCAAGGCGTTAGCTAAATACAAAGCAGACTATTTTGAACAATCCACTATCCAGTTTTGGCGTGATTGGTACCGTGATGTATTTAATATCGATACTGCGAACGAGTTTGGGCTAAATATTTGGGCGCGCATACTCGATGTGCCGTTGGGGATTGATGTCCCGCCTAGCGATAAAACAAAAATCGGCTTTGGTTTTGGTAAAAAGAATACCAATTTCAAAGGCAACTTTCGGCGTAATGCCGATTACACCCTATCGCTGACGGTCGACCAAAAACGTCTCATCGTGCGTATGCGCTATTTCAACCTTACGCAAAGCCCAACGGTCACCAATATTAACGAATTTCTTAAACGCTTCTTTTGGCAAGCAGACAGTAAAGTGTTTGTACTTGACCCGCTTGATATGACCTATCTGTATTACGTGTTTAATTTCAACCCGGACGAACGATTACGGGTACTTCTTGAAAACTTCGACCTTATGCCTCGCCCATCAGGGGTAGGGGTTAAATATCGTATCGTGACAAAGAAAGCCTTTGGTCACGGCCAACATCGCAAAAACTTCCTTAGCAGTAATTTCGGAGCCTAAAACTCATGACAAAAATCTTTAAAATCCCCTTTGCAACACAAGGGGATAGAACCCCTATTCCCGATGATGTGCAAGCTGATGGCGCGGTTTCTTACACGCAAGGCTATAGCTACGATTATGAGCGTGACCAACAAATTGATCCTGCGGCCAAAGATATCGAACGTGAAAAGATGAACGGCATGTTTCACGATATCACAGAAGCGATAGGCGAGTTGCAAAGCTTTGGTTTTCCTAAATGGGCGACAGAAGGTAAACCATACCCGATCCGCGCAATTGTTTATCATAAAAACAAAACGTGGCAGTCGAAGATTGAAAATAACAATGTTGAGCCAGTAGCTGGCACAGCATGGCAAGAACTTAAAGCGGATTTAAGTGCGGGTGATATCAATGTTTATACCAAAACAGAATCTGACAAGCGCTTCCAGCCGTTAGGCAATTACCAAGCGGCAGGTTATAGCTATTCTAAAGCCGAATCTGACACCAAGTATCAACCCAAAGGCAACTATGCCCCCGCAGGCAATTACGCACTTAAAGGTGAAAGCTACACTAAAGTAGAGGGCGATGGGCGATATCAGCCGAAAGGCAGTTATCAGCCCTCAGGGGACTATGCCTTAAAAGGAGATAGTTATACCAAGGCTGAAACCGATGGTAAGTATCAACCTAAAGGCAGCTATCAAGCTGCAGGTTATAGTTATTCAAAAGCGGAGTCTGATACCAACTATCAACCTAAGGGCAATTATGCCCCAGCAGGGAATTACGCACTCAAAGGCGAGAGCTACACCAAAGTGGAAGGGGATACACGGTACCAAGCTAAGGGGAGTTATCAACCGTCGGGGGATTATGCAACAAACACAGCACTTAATAACGGGTTGAATGCAAAGCTCAATACGAGCAGTGTTGCCCAATCAACGGGTGGATCAACAACGAACGTGATGAGCCAGAAGGCTGTCACCGATGCATTACAAAATGCGGTCAATCTTAATACCATTTACCCTATTGGTATTGTTGTGTGGTTTGCACAAAATAAGAACCCCAATACCTTATTCCCTGGTACGAAATGGCAGTACATCGGTGAAAATAAAACCATTCGTTTAGCTGCTGCAAGTGGTGCGAATGTGTTAACAACCGGTGGTTCGGATTCAGTGACCATTGGTAAAGGTCACCTCCCAGCAGTGTCATTAAAATACTCTGGTACGACAAGTTCAAATGGCGGTCACACCCACAACCGTGGAACAATGAATATAACAGGCGCACTCAATAGTATTCATGATAGTCGAACAAAAGGTGCATCTGGTGCATTTTCGTGGGGAGGGGCAGGTGGTAGCTGGAGTTATAGTAATGCATATAACCAAGATGCTAACTCTGGATGGAAATTTGATGCATCTAAATCTTGGGTAGGCGAAACATCGAATAATGGAGTGCACACGCATACTTTCTCGGGAGAAACTGAGAATTTAGGCTCTGGCACGGCTCTAACAGTGACGAATGCGTATATTATGCTTATGGGTTGGTATCGTTTGAGTTAAAAATAAGATTGGATAGGTTTATATTATCAGACCTATCCAATTAGAAAAATGCTATATGGCTCTGAATTAGGTGATGAGCTGACATCTGAAAATCTACCATATACTTATGATGGTGGACATTTGAGCGAGTACGGAACTAAAGCTACGGCTAAGAATTTTAAAGACCCATCACTGTATTACCAAGTGATAAAACAGTTGTCTGAGTAGTCGATAAAGCCGCTATAAAAACACGTTTTTACTGTTAAACGGCTAATGTTTTATTGTAAAAGTAAGAAAGCTCCAATTAATTCTACCATTTCTAAATTTGAGCTACAAAGAAATAACCTTAATAGGTTGTTTTTCTATGAACAATAAAAAAGCCCACCGAAGTGAGCTTTTAGTAACTTTCAAATGCGCGTGCATTTCACGTGCACTTTCTAGTCTTAATGTTGCCAGTACCTAGTCCAACTAATTTTGCTAACTTCCTGTTTTTAAACCTGTTGTCCTATCACTGACCCACCAAATTTGGTGGAGCTGGCTTGAAGCTCCTCCCCAATGTAACTGTTTGATTCTTCTATCTATGTCGATGAAGTTTATGGCACAATAGTGTGGCACAGTCAGTTTATGACTGCAAGTATGTGGTATTGAGGTTTGTTATTAATTCAACTCCTCTTATGGGAGTTGAATTGAAATTAGGTATGTTAATTATGTTATAAAAAATTTAATTAATAGGATAACACTCACATTAGATAATGGAGAGTTATTTGAATCACTTATAATTAATAAAGAAACAAGCAAATAAACAGTATTAGTGAATATGCGTGTATATCATGAAACGAGGAGGTGGCTAGTTGTAATATTTTGATATTAAAATGTAAATCATTAATTTTTACTGTGAGATTATTAATGGTATCCCATCTTAGATGTGAAAATATCTTTCGGAGGATAATACTTTAAAAAAATCAAGGAGTCATAGATGGGTAAATACCTGTTTTTTGAATAAAATAACGTATAACTAGCTTTTTTTCAAATATATGCTATATATCTTTTTTATTAAATATATTGATAATGAGGTGAATATGAATGGTGATATAAAAAAAGCTATTAAAGAAGGTAGGCTTGTATTGCTTCTTGGTGCAGGAGCATCTGGTTCTTCTACTACAAAACTTAACGAACCGATACCGCTAGGTTATCAATTAGCTAAAATTCTAGCTGAAAAATCAGGTTTAGAATACTCAAATGAACCATTGAATAAAGTTTATTCAGCCAGTAAAAAAATATTAGGAAATGAACTTGATAATATTTTTGACTCATATTTCAACCATTGTAAACCTTCCGCGGAGTATAATACCCTAGCTAAATATGTCTTTAGAAGAATATATACCCTAAATATCGATGATGCATGTGAAAATGCCTTTTCGAGAAATTCAAAGCAAAATCTTTATATTAGGGGTAGAAATGATAATGTATCGCCACCTGACCAGCTATTTTATAATATAGATTATATTAAACTAAATGGAGATATAAAAAGACCTGATGATGGGTATATTTTTTCTGAGCAGGAATACGGACAATCTTCCGCTAGAGAGCCTTTATGGTATAAAGAATTAGGAGTAGACTTCTATAATTATAAATTTTTATTTATAGGTACTAAATTATCAGAACCACTATTTTATCATCAGATAGAAAGGTATAAAGGGGCAACATCGAGCAAAGAGCAACGTAGTTATGTGCTTACACCCTCAGCTACTACCATAGAGAAAATTACACTGGAGGAATATAATATTGAACATATTTCCGGTAAGCTAAGTGATTTTACTCAATGGTTAATAAATGAATTTCCAGAACCTCTAACCCCAAGAGACACATTAATAAATAGTAGGCCTGAATATAACGTTAATGCGCAAGATGATAAATCTCACTATTTAGAGATATTTAGAGATGTACTTCCAATAAGTAGAGCTAACATACAAATTCTTAATGAAAGGGATAGTGGTAGCCCTATTAGGAATTTCTATAGAGGATTTAAACCAACATGGAAGGATATATTAGACCGTGTTCCTGCTGAATTGAAAAATACAAAAAAAATATATGCTGAGTTACTTGAGTTATCGAAGAAAAAAGATGGTGTAAACTTATATTGTATTTTTGGTTCAGCTGGTTCAGGTAAGACCACTCTATTGAAACAGCTTGCTTTAAAGTTTTCTGAGATTAATATTCCATGTTATTTCATTGAAAGTATTAATGCTAATATTTCCAGTTTAATTGTTGAGCTGGAAAAGAAAAACGAAGGAAGGTATTTTATTTTTCTTGATCGAATTGCTGATTCTGCCCAAGTAATAGGTGAGGTCATATATGAAAATAGAATAAAGAAAGGGGTGATTATAGGTGCGGAAAGTAAAAGTATTTGGAAACATAGGGGGCAAGAATATTTTAGTCAAGAAAGCTATATGAAAATGGATATATCCTTGATTGATAAAAATGATGCAGTACTTATTTTGAATAAAGTTGAAAAGTTTGGATTTTGGACTCAATTAGGTAGGCTCAGTCATAAGCAAAGGTTGGATGAGTTAATCAATAAATCTAGAAAGCAACTTCTTATTGGCTTGATGGAAACTACTATGGGAGAAGGGTATAATCAGATCATAAAAAATGATTTTGATAAAATTCCAAGTAATTCTCATAAGGCATTACTTGTTTTAATTGGTATTGCAACATATCAGAGGGTTGATGCTCATGAGAGCACACTAACTAGAGCTTTAATTGAGCTGAATTTGAATGCGAATATAGTTCAACTTGCTAGTGAGATGGATGGTATTATTTATTATAAGAACGGGTTCATAGAAGCAAGGCATTATAATTATATAGATAGATTATTCAATAATTTTTTAGACACTCAGTATATTTATAGTATTTTATCTGCATATATTTCAGCTTTTACAGTGTACAGTACCCCTATAGTAACTAACGTTATAAAAACAGAAGCAGCAATTTATAAATCGTTAGTGAATTCTAAAAATATTAGGAAATTATTACGTAATGATGAGGAACTAGTTCTGAGTTTATATAATAAATATGAAAAAAAATTAGAACATGAAGGTTTATTTCTGCTTCAATATGGAATAGCCCTTAGGGACTTTGGTTATTATGATGATGCTTATGAAAAAATAAAAATTGCTAACATTGCTTATCCTAACTCTCCACAAATTGAACATGCGTATGCACAAATGAAAATGATTATAGCATTACGTTGTAATAACGAGAAGTTAGCATATGATTTACTTGATGAAGCAGAAGAAATTTTCTTAAGGCTTGATGGGGGAAGAATTAAAATTATTGATGGTTATCCTCTTGTATCTCTTTCGAGGGGTCATATTCAAATAGCTGAAAAATATAGAGGGAAAGAGGAAGCTAGAAAAATCGCGGGCGAATATTATGAAAGAATCCGTAAAATATACTTTACTAATAAAGTTTCTCAAGACTCAAAAATAGAGTCAACCTCTAGCATGCTACTTAAGTATTCTACTACAGGAGTGATGGATTCCGAAATGGAAGATACTGATTTAAATTTCTAATAATTAGCCCTCTTAGATACAGAGGGCTAATTTACTAATTGAAATGAGTGATTTTTTAATTGATTAAGTTAAATTCAATTTTATATTAGATGTTAGTTGACTACTTTACCTTGGGTATTATGTTCAGCGTAGGTCTTATCAATATAATGGTGGTTTAGCACCCAATGAATCAGAACGATTATATAGGGAATACTCATAAAACTATGATCAATTTTTATTGACCATTACAAATACGAATTTATTGTTTTAGTTAAATAGCAAGCCAATTTTTGGACTTGCTATTTTAATTGGAAATTAATCACACTTTCTTTTGTACTGGCACGCAGAAAAATACGGCATGCATCGCGGGTTCATTTTCCATGCTTTTAGCGACTTCTTTAATTGCTCCGACGCATGTTTCGTATTCGTCATCTTCAAAGATGTGAAGGTCTGAATACGGTGGTGTTTTACCTGCTTGAGTGCCTTTACCACCAGCAAGGATACCGTTGAGGTAAGGTCCTGAAGGGTAGTACATCGGTGTTTCTCTGCACGTTGACTTTATGGACATACCTTTCGTGCCAGCAACGGTCAGTTGGCTTTGTGCTTGTTTGCATGTTTCCATGTCATTGTATGTGCTTACAGGGTTTGTTCCCATAGCAACGGAGCCTAGCATAAATGACAGATATAATGATGCGTACATATTGACCTCTTCATTAAAGAGTTTATTGATTTTGATAGTGAGTAGGGGCGGTTAGTATTCCTATGATTATTTTGCTAACCGCCATATATTTGAAGATTGTTATTTAGATTTCGAGCCTTTTGTCTCAGTAAAGCCTTGACCAGCAAGATTACCCATGCGTTTACCAAATACCTTACCTGCAGCAGCTCCAATTCCACCCCCGACGATTGTGCCAACACCGGGGAGGAAGAATGAACCGATGATCGCCCCTGCTTTGGCTCCTGCAACGAAGCCGCCTACGTTACCAGCTAATTCACCATACTTCGCTTCCTTGCTGTCAATTTGACCTGATACAACACCAATATCGACGTTAACTTGTACGACTTCATCAAAGTTTTCACAGGGAAGGTTGGCAAGTTGATAATCGGAAAAGTCAGCTAATAACTTGTTAGGTGGTACACCTTGGTTAATGAGTTCATCACAGACGCCAAGCACTAAATCAAGACCGAATCCACGGTATAAACGAGTGATCTTTCTAACCAGTGGATTCTCATCATATTGTTTAGTGATGGTGTCTCGTATAGTTTTACCTAGTGGGTTTGAAAATAGATTATAGAGATGAGCAGCTTGACTTAGCCAATTATCGTTATCCGCTAGCATAGCTGTAACTGCACTGATGCTTTTTGCTCTTTGCTCATCAGTTAGCTTTAAGTGGGTATAAAGCTCAGAATCGTTCGCTTCGCAAAGTGCTTTGCACAGTATGTATGGAACATCGACAAGACAAGCAGTATCTTCTTCTTTTTCAATTATTTCAGTAGCCTGCATTATCATGATGGTTAATGCAGTAGCTTCAATGCGTTGAAAATCGTCCATGTTAACTACCCCAGAAATTTATGAAAGAAACTGGATAATCCATCAACGTGCTCGTCAGTAAGGTTATCCCCAATCATTGAGATATGTTCAGATGAACCATCAGCAATATCATGCAGTGTCACACCTTGAAAATCGGGTATAGACATGGCTTGAAATGAACCCGTCGAACTTAAGTAGTCAACGCCACCAAAGATGTTGGGTCTCGCAAAGCCCTCTAGTTGACCCATATCGCCGTGAAATATTTCAGTGTCACCTAAGGTGCTAGTGTGGCCTAGAGACTCTCCAGTTGCTCCTGAGAGATTATAACCACCGAATACGTTTGGCATTGCTGAGCCTACATATTGACCATCTTTCATGAAAGAGATACGGTCTGCAAAGTTTGTCATTGTGTAAAACGCCATGATAATTTCCTTATAATGAAAGTCTATTTGAGTTACTTTTAACGATGCGATAGATGCTGGTAATACTGATATCAAGTTGTTTTGAAATAGCAGGTTTGGTTGCGCCTTGGGCTAGTAGCTCCAAAACTTCCGCTGTTTTGGCTCTAGCGGTTGCTTTTCGCCCTGTATACCGACCTAGTTGTTTAGCTAGTGCAATTCCTTCTGCTTGGCGTTCTAACATGATTTCACGCTCAAACGTTGCAATAGCACCTATCATTGTAAGCATTAGCTTACCTGTTGGGGTGTCTGTATCTATACCTATATTCATAATTAATAACCGTACTTTTTTTGTTTCTAAGTAAGCGGATATTTCTAGTAAATGCTTTGTATTGCGAGCAAGCCGATCAAGTTTTGTTACTTTAACTGTGTCACCTTCACGAACGTAATCGAGTAGGGCAGCAAGCTCTGGGCGATTATCTTTTGCCCCACTGATAATTTCTTTAAATATTTTGTCACAATCGTGTAATGCATTAAGTTGAGCATCGAGGCTTTGGCCTCGAGTTGACACTCGTGCGTAGCCGACAACTGCCACGAAATCCTCCTTACCTACCAATAGGGCATGGTATGATGAAAAATCACGCCAAATCAGAAAAGAGACCTTTTGGTATGGTTTCGTCACTTATAGAATGGTTTGGCTGGTGGCATGACTTTAAAGCATGCTTATTGGTAGGGGTGATAATGAAATTTAAGTTAGGTTTAGTTGTGAGCAGCAGATACAACTTTTAGTAGATGAAAGGCAAATGTGATAAGCCCTTTTATTAATGCAGTGAGGAGAATCCCTTTCATAGCAGACCTTTTTCAGCAAATGACATTGTTTCTCCACCAGCCACAATAATGTGGTCAAGCAGTGTTATGTCCAACAACTGCATGATTGTTTTCAGCTTATCGGTAACTTTAATATCGCTTTTTGATGGGGTTACCGTACCAGAAGGGTGGTTATGGGCACAGATAATGTTGGCGGCATTGAGTTTTAAAGCTAATTTCGCAATTTCTCGGGGATAGACGTTAGTATGATTAATGGTGCCGTTAAACATTTCAACGTATTGTATGACTTGATTTTGAGCATTCAAGTAGATTACCGAAAATACTTCTTGCTCTTTATCACCGAGTTGAACAGTGAGAAAGTCGTAAGTGTCTTGAGGGGATGTCAGTTGGTCGGTAAGATAAAGACGGCTTGATAAGTATTCTCGAACTTCATTAATTTTTGCTTGCATAGCTAGCTCCTGTGGTTTAGTCAAATTTCTTATACCAATTTATTATCTGAAAAATGATAATAGTGTTGAATATGCTTATTTTAAAAATAGTTGTTATTGTTTTATTAAAGAGGATAGATAAGTGAGTGATGATTTGAAAGAAAAAAAAGAGCCACAATATGAATTTTTGTATGAAAACTTAATGAGAATGGATAAAAATAAATTAGATATAACTGATGAGGACTCATTTGCTACATTAGTTGAAAAAAATGGAGGGGATGAAAATATTAATACTCCATTAGTTAAGTATCATGAAAAGAAAAGAGCTCCAGAGGGCATACCTGAACGTGTATTGAAACATATAAGTTATCTTTTACTCAATGATTTTGAATTGCCTCGTATAGCTAGATATTATCTCGGAGAAGCAATAAATAAATATCTTAATAAAGATTGTGGACTTGAGGAAGCCTTGTTTTTGAATTTGAAATATAGGAATTTTTCTGAGGAAAAGAAAGATTTTATAAAAAATGTCAATAATTACTTATATTTTAGATTGGTTATAATGAAAATTATAGGGATTGAATGGGATGATATATTATTAGTTAAAGGGGATGATTCATTTTTAGAACAACTTTCAGATGAGCTTTCTTATCTATATAAAATTAATGCTTATAGCAAAACAGGTGAAGAGTTAAATGAGGGGATATCTTTATCCCGAAAATCAATTAAATCTAGAATAGAGAATCAGGCGTTAAATAATAGAGTTGTATTTCCGCTATCATATTATAAAGAAGATATTTGTTGTAGTGGGTGTTATCAGGAATATAAGTCTTACCTAAAATTTAAACAGGATAACAATAAAAAGGTAACTTACTTCCCTAGAACTATTGATGAATTAGAGTTAATAGAGAAGTTTAGCGAAATCCCAAAGTGCGATTTACCAGCTGATAAAAGTTTTCAAGCTTGGTATGAGACTTTGATTCATAAAAAACAATAAATGTCAAGATAGCTTGTTTGGGCTACCAAGCAAGCTGCTACTTATTCTCTAAATATATTAATCTCCTCTATATCGATATGACATCTAAGTCGATATTACATCCAAAATTAATAATATTGATAGGAGATATTATGAGTAATCAGTTTAATAATTTACCCCTTCGCACTAAGATCGCTATATTTAAAGAAATCAATAGTGAAGAAGGTCGTCTTGAATACATACCTGAACTTCTCGACGATATTCTTTACATAGAAGATGGTTATGTCGAGTATTGCCCCGAATCCAATGACTATAAGTTTTTCACTTGTGATGGTCATTATTTTCTCAAAATTATATTTGATGATTATGGTGACCTAGAAGAGTTTTCTATTAAAAACTTTTAATTCAATACTCAACAGCCTCACTCAGTCGAGTGAGGTTCATCAAACTTTTATCTTAAACACTCATTGGAGTTAAATATGACTATTGATGAACACAATCAATATGCATTCGATTCGTTATTAAAGTTAGCTAAAGAACATCAACTTGCTGCTGAAGATGCAGAAATACATAATATCGAGGTGGACTATCCACGTTTTAAAGATACACATGATAAAGAAGGAGAAACTAGCGGTTATATAAAAACATTAGCCGATGAAAATGGAAAAATTCATTGGTTAATAGCGAAAAGTTTTCATGAGGATTTAGGAGAGGTAATTTGGCGTAGTGATGGGTTAAGTTCCGTGTCAGAGGAACAGCAAAAAACAAGAATAGATGAATATAAGCAATTGAAAGCAGCTAATGATGCAGCACGAGAAGCTCTATTTGCAGAAAACAGAGCAGAATTAAGCGAGCATATTCAAAGGTTTCCTTTAGCTTCAAATAATCATCCTTACTTGTTGAGAAAAAAAGTGGAGGCGCACGGTATATTAGTCAATGGTAATCAATTGGTTATTCCATTGAGTGAATATAAAGGTGGCTTCATTACGGCTCAACGCATTTGGGTGGATGGTACTAAACGCTTTTATAAAGATTGTGGCAAAAAAGGGGCTTGCTATGTGATAGAGGGCGATAGCAGCACCATATTGATAACCGAAGGGTTTGCGACGGCGGCATCCTGTTATGAAGCGACAGGGTATACTTGCATTATGGCGATTGATTGCGGCAATTTACCTGAAGTAGTTAAAGCTGTGCGAAGTAAAACAGATGTACCGATTGTGATTATTGCTGATAATGATAAGTATAAAGAGAGAAATGCTGGGGTTGAAGCTGCTGAAAAAGCAGCAAAATTATATAGTTGTTCGTGTTTTATACCTCAGTTTCAAGATGAATCAACACAACCGACAGATGCCAATGATTTAGCTGTTTTAGAAGGGATTGATGAACTTAAACGTCAGTTGTGTCCAGTTATTGCTATTGCCCGAATGAGGATACCAGCTGATTATTTTTTCAATAATGGGTGGTTATATCAAAAACGAACTACGGACAAAGGGACGTATGATGCACAAATTTGTTCTGCATTGTATCCGCAAGCGTTGTCTCGTGATAAGTCGAATGAAGAGTGGGGGATCGTCTTCAAGTTTGCCGATTTAGACCGCCATGAACATATGTTTGCTTTGCCACGGGCTGCTCTTGTTAAAGACCCATCAATAATACTGGAGCCTTTAGCGTCTAGAGGCTTGCATTTCAATCCGAGTGAATACAAAGCGTTACTAAGTTTTATCTCAACTGTTCAACCAGTAGAACGTGCCCGCAATGTGTCTCAAACGGGCTGGCATGGTGAAGTATTTGTTTTACCGAGTGAAGCCATTGGGGCTAGCTCTGAACGCGTTGTTTATCAGTCTATGTACGGAGCTCCGGCAGGTTATGAACAATCGGGGACACTAGAAGAATGGCAGCGTAATGTAGCGGCTTATTGCCAAGGTAACAGCCGATTAATTTTGATGGTTGCTGCTGCGTTTGCGGGACCATTATTGGATTTAGACCATGCATTAGAATCAGGTGGCTTTCATATTCGAAGTGAAAGTAGCCGAGGAAAAACAACGGCCTTACGTCTGTGTAAATCAGTGTGGGGGCCAGCGGATAAATTGGTGACATGGCGTGCAACGTCCAATGGGCTTGAGAGTGTCGCATATGCTCATAATGATGCAACGCTTGTCATTGATGAATTAGGTCAGATGGCAGATGAAAACCCAAGTGAAGCAGCTCAGACCGTGTATATGGTGGCTAATGGGTCAAGCAAGCAACGTGCAAACCGTTCCGGTGGGGCGGCATCGCTGAAAACATGGAGACTCATTTTTGTTTCAGCGGGTGAAGTATCCTTGTCTAATTTAATGAGCCAAGCGGGAAAAATGGTCAAAGCGGGGCAAGAAGTTCGCTTTATTGACATTCCAGCGGATGCTGGAAAAGGGTTAGGTCTTTTTGAAGAACTTCATGGTTTTTCTGATGCGGCAAGTTTTGCCGAAATGTTAAATAGCAATAGCAAGCAGTACCACGGTGTCGCTTCCAGAGCGTTCTTGAAGGCGTTAGCGGGTAATAAGGTTGAGTACTCGATAAAGCTAAGGGAGCTGATGACAGCGTTTTTACAATATGTGCCCGATAATGTGGATGGACAGATAAAACGTGCTGCAAATCGGTTTGCCCTCGTTGCGGCAGCGGGAGAGTTGGCAGCAAACATTACTGGCTGGGAAAAAGGTGAAGCTTTTCGTGGTGTGAAAACCTGTTTTGATGCATGGCTATTAGAAAGAGGCGAAGGCTCACACGAATCTAACCAAGCACTTGAAGTTGTTAGAGGTCGATTACTCAAATGGGGAGACTCTAGATTTGGACAAAATACGAATGGACCTGTTTGGGGCTGCAAAGATGGCAACGACTTTTGTGTTTTCCCTGAATCGTTTCGCAACGATATTTGTCAGGGACTTGACCACAAAAATGTCGCCAACATATTGGTTAAATTAGGTTTTTTACCTAAAAAATCATCAGTAACTAAGCGATTGCAGGGTGGTGGTCTCCGCCGCGTGTATCCTATATCAGGAAAAATACTCGATGTTGAGCAAGCAGAAGAGCAAAAACCCTATGTTGTATCAGGGACACGCTTAGGTCAAAGCGATCAGGAAAGTGAGGCACTGGAAAGCTATACTGTTTAAGCATGAAAGCTAACAAGGGGAGGATTATCTCTCCTTGTTACGTTACACCACCAGCAGGATGTAACAAAAAGTGCTTCAATGTTGGCTTGTATCGTTGTTACGCGTGTAACGTCATTAAATGCATTAATAATAGAAACGACGCTTAGATTAATTTTTTGATTGTTCTGGTTTTCGTTCAGATACGTGTCTTTATCACATAACAGCGGTACAGGCTGATATCACAGCGATCTGCTGTAACTATCTCTAAAAATGTAATGTGCCATTTTTACTCTGTAGTGCTCACTGTAAAATGGATATACCTTATTTAGTGATTCAATATGACAAACTACTCAATATGTATTAGTGCCAGTTTCAATATGCAAGTGAGTTTGTAACCATACTAGCGGCTGAATCTACTGATCCAAGGGCTGGTATTGTCTTGAGACCAAAGCTTCATCAATATTTCACGAAATTTATCGGCTGCAGGGCTTAAGGTGTCATCCTTTCTAAACACTAATCCCAGTGTTCTCCTGATCACAGGCTCTATAAGTGGTCGACTAACCAGTATATGGTGCTCATCCGTAGGCATTGCCAGACTTGGTACAACAGCAACACCAAGCCCAGCTTCAACCATCCCGAGTGATGTGGACAGGTGTCTTACTTCGTAAAACCAGTTTGGTTTCCAGTTAAATCCTTCTAAAGCCTGATCAATTAGATATCGATTACCACTCGATTTTCGGACTCCAATAAGTTTGAGTCCGGCAAGATCTTCCCACATCACGAGATTTTTTTTGGCAAGCTCATGGTCGCGTTTACAGGCAAGAACGAAAGGCTCATTAACCAGAGGTGTGAACTCTATATTAGAATGTGTGATGTTAATCATATTTATTCCAAAATCTGCATCCCCATTAAGTACCGCCTCAAGGCAGTCGCTAGCACTATGCTCAAGTATTCGGATACGTATATTCGGGTAATGTTCGTTATAATCACGAATAACGGAAGGTAAAAAATAGAAGGCTGCTGTAGGTAAACAAGATAAAGTCACTGTCCCTGTTTGATGTGTTGCCATTTCTTTAATACTGAGTATCGAGCTTTCATAAAAATCGATGAGATTTTTTGCATGAGGTAGAAAATCTCTCCCTACAGCAGTCAATTTTACTCGTCTTGTTGAGCGTTCAAATAGTGCTGTACCTAAACTATCCTCAAGCTTTTTTATTCGTCTCGTCAATGCGGGTTGAGAGATGTGTAAAAAATGAGATGCTTTTGTAAAACATCCCATTTCCGCAACTTTTACGAAAGATTGGATACCCTGTAATTCATGCTGCATTTTTCAACCCTCAGGCTTATAGAGAAATTAAACCATAATAACTGAAGGCTTATTAATGTGTAAAATGCATTAATCTCTTGTTTCTTTGCATTAGAGTTATTTATCCGCATATGGGACGCTTGGCGTATCATTTAATCTGTAGGAAGAGAGAAAGTATGTTCAGCATACCCTGTGTTCTGATGCGCGGTGGCACTTCTAAAGGGCCAGTTATTCTATCGACTGATTTACCAGATGATATTCAGGAACGAGATGCCGTTTTGCTAGCTTTGATGGGCTCAGGCCATGATCTTGAAATTGATGGTATCGGTGGAGGTAGTCCGCAAACCAGTAAAGTAGCCATTGTGAGTCTTTCAGATAGCCCTGATGCTGATATTGATTATCTTTTTGCTCAGGTTATGGTGAAAGAACGAAGGGTCGATACAACTCCAAATTGTGGAAATATGTTATGTGCAGTTGGTCCATTTGCTATTGAAAAGGGGCTAATTGCTCCGAAAAATCCAGTTACGGCAGTGCGTATTCGGAATCTCAATACTGGAACATTAGTTAATGTTGAAGTTCAGACCCCTGATTTCAAAGTGACTTATGAAGGGGATACCCAAATTGATGGTGTGCCGGGGGCAGCTGCTCCAATTGGTTTGACGTTCCTAAATTCCGCAGGTTGTAAAACGGGTAAATTACTTCCCACAGGTAATGCAACAGATGTATTTGATGACATTGAGGTCACATGTATTGATATGGCAATGCCAATGATTTTAATCAATGCACATCAAATGGGGAAAACCGGTAGTGAGTCTCCAACTGAACTGGATTCTGATTTGATGTTTATGAAACGTCTTGAGAAGATCCGCCTAGAAGCTGGCGTTGCAATGGGGCTTGGCGATGTAGCTGATAAAGTCATTCCAAAGCCTGTTCTTCTGAGCAAACCAACAGCGGGGGGGACGATTAAAGTTCGCTATTTCATGCCACACAATTGCCATAAGTCATTGGCAATTACAGGTTCTATAGGTATTTCAACAGCAACAATAATTGAAGGCTCCATTGCTCAAAAAATCATAGGTGGTCAGTCTCAAGATAGGCTAAACAGTATAGTAAATATTGAACATCCAAGTGGGAAAATTACTGTTTCTTTATTAAAGGATGGGGATCGAATAGAAAATACTCAGGCTGCCGTGATCAGAACTGCTCGTAAATTATTTGAAGGTAATGTCTGTGTTCCAGAAGGCATCTTAGAGGAAGCTATTTAAATATGAGCTAAACTTTGCAAATCTCATTTAATCAATATCTTTAGCATGAATAGTAGATTGAAGCACAGTTAGAGAATTTTTCATTGTTTAGCACTGATATAAAGGCAGAGTATGAGTCCAATTTCTTTTAGATATGTGCGTATCCGAACTAAATAATCTGTAAGGATAAGTATAATGGCTAAATACTTTTTATTAGTTAGTCTCATTATAACTGTTATCACAATGTCAGGTTGTAATGATAAAACTTCTGTTGAGTGGTATGTCAATCATCATGATGACCTAGTTACTAAATATACAGAATGCTTATTAACTGATGCTTGGCATGATATTGTTTGTAAGAATGTCAGAAGAGCAAAAAACCTTGAGATAAACGAACCAGATATTCAAGAAGGATTAAAGGTAGCGAAACAGAAATTATTTGAGCTCAGAGAATAGGTCAGTCTAGCGCCTTATATATCCCAATATTTCCCCCTATATTAATTACCAAACACGATTCTATTATGGATTCATCACAATAGGAGTTCTTACTGTGAACGATAATCAAGAGTAATATAGGAATGCCATTTATGAGTCAATAATACAATAATGTTTAGATTAACTTGTAGTCTGTTCTAGTTTTCGTTCAGATAGGTCTTTCTATGGCGTAACAAGCGTAACAAGCGTAACAATGATACACGTTGATATCATGGGGATCTGCTGTAACGTTCTCTTAAAATGTAACGTTACAGCCCTTTCAAATGCCTGTAACACCCCAATCACGATTTCGTAAGTAGACTATTGATTCATTGCCTACTGTTTGTGGAAGATGTCCAATGTTTCATAAGGTTTTATCTGAGCAATAATGGCTGAAAAATCGAGCTTATTAACCAGTTCATGCATAGCTTGTTGTTCCTTTGGTAAGGCTTTACCGTAAGAACTGGTTTGATGACCCATAATCTTATTCAAATATTCATCAGAAGGATGCAGGGCGAGTAGCTTATCTCTAAAGTAATGCCTAAAGCTATAGAGCGTGACGTGCTCAGGAAGCGATTGTTTGTCTCGTAAATTACGGTTGAACCATTCACCCGGCTTGGTCGCAAAAGAGTCTTGAATGAGCATAATTTCAGGGAACAGGCGTGTATCTTCACGGTGTGTGCCTGCCTTATCGTTCACAAATACCAAGAAGCCTAAATCAATAAGTTGTTGATGGATTGGGATGTAGCGTTTGGCATTTGGTGTTTTCAACCGCTGTTTTTCATATCGGTTATCCACACGAATACACCAAATGTCATTCACATTTTCAATGTCATTAGTGAATAACTGGCAAGCTTCACCGGGGCGCATACCCGTAAATAAACACAATAGCGGTAACCAAAAATGGTAAGGCTGCTGTATCTTTTTGGTTTTGACGCCTTGATGCATCGTAAACAGGGGATGCTGAAAAACTTGTATAGCTTCCTCGTCAGTGATGACGGCTCTATCGTCTTTATGGTTAACCCGTGGAGCCGGAAGCGGCTCTTGAGGGATAGGATTGTAGGTTAAATACCCTAAGGACACTATCCAATCAAAAAACTGGGACACTTTTTGCAGGTGTGAATTCGCCGTTTCTACCGATATGATTTGAGTACGTGGATGTTTTTTTATGATTTCACTCAGTGGCTGTGCCAGCATCTCTTTTGTTTTAATCCCAAGAGGAAATGTCTTTAAGCACTCTCGAAAATGTCTGCCTTGCTCGGGTGTGATCGTATCAACAAGCACATCACCAAAGTAGCTAATTGCTAAGGCGAGGCATTGAGCATACTTATTTTGGGTCTTTTGACTGTGTCCTTTTTGCTGGCTTTCTTCTTGATATTCGCTAATCAGTTTAGATAGGGGGTAACGTGGTTTATCATCAATGATTGATTCAACCTCAAAGGTTGTGGGTGCGTTTAACCAGTCTGGTGTTGGGTTTGATAAATACGTATTGAGTCGTTGATAGTGCTGCAAAGAGGCTTGGTCAACCATACGAGCCAGTTGCTGATAGTCTTGTTCGGTTAAGTCAGAGGTGATATCCGATTGTTGCTCTTGGATTTCATCTAATAACGTGGCAGCTATTCTCTGGTTTTTGGCATTGTCCCGATACTCTTTTTTAATAATACGTTTGTGATGAAACTCAATAAGCCCCGTTGTGACGTGCTGTAAATCATTGAGTTCATCAATTCCCTTATCAAGGTTGCCATGAAAATCATCCATTTCACGCTGCCACCATCTGTTGACTAATAACTTGAGTTGCTGCTGAAAAAAGGCAATGTGTTCCTTGGTCATTTTCGGGCTTCCTGAATATTGGTTTTGCCAGTGATTATATTGACTATTGAGGATTAAGGCTAATGATCGGGCTGCATGCAATTGATTAGTTTTGAGGCTCAGCCGGATGTCATGGCGAGCGTTTGTGGTCGGGATGGTTTTACGAAACCACCATGTATTGGCTCGTTGGTAGAGGTAGTGGGGGAGCTTTAATGTCATCATGCGGTACATTCCTGCGGCACAATTTCGACATGATAGAAAGAAAAACGACCTGAAACTTGTTAAGAATCAGGTCGTTAGATAGTGGTGGAGCTGGCGGGAGTTGAACCCGCATCTGGAGTTGTTTAACCTATTGTTATATAAATGGTAATTAGCTAAATATTGCCCTGCGCATGATTTACGGCTTATCCATAGTCCTAGCGGTGTCTATTGGTTGTCCGCTTTCTTTAAAATTGATGTGTTGCCGTCATACTCTTCTAGGTATGCGCCGTAGTGCCTAAAAAGCATTTCAGGGCCTTTATGTCCCATCTGTGAAGCCAGCCAAAAGAGGTTAACGCCATTACTAATATGTTTGATCGCAAATGTGTGTCGTGTTTGATACGGGTTTCTATATCGTACGCCAGCTTTCTTTAATGTTGGTACCCATGCTTTTTTTCGAATTGCATCAGCACCAGCCCATGCTTTATTTGTTTTTGGATCTTCGAAAATAGTATCACCCTTTAAGAAAGTGAATTGTTTCTGGGCGTTAATTGCGGAAATAGCATATTCATTCAATTCTATGATCCGTGTTCCCGCCTTTGTTTTAGTGCCTTTAATAACACCAACAACGCTGGCGGATTTAATGTGAGCTTTGTTATCGATGAAATCTATATCATCCCAGTGTAACGCGCATAACTCAGAGCTACGTAACCCAGTATTAATTGCAAATTGGAACAAGTTTCTCCATTGTTCGTATCGTACAGCAGCCAGAATAGCGGTGACTTCCTCTGGCGCTAAAGGATCCACAATATAATCACTATCTGATGCGCTATTTTTAGCTTGGTATCTTGAGGCCGTAACTAAGCTTGCTGGGTTAGAGGGAATCAATCCATCAGTTACAGCCTCGTCTAATGCGCTACGCAAAAAAGATAACTGGTTCCTAATTGTTTTTAATGATGTCTTTTGTTTTTGGATCCATGTTTTTAATATACCAGGCGTCAAATCTACCACTGATAAATCATGCAGTGTAGAAAGGGCACTTTTACATTTTTTATAGCCACCAATTGTGGAAGGGGATAAACCTCTGGTTTCACAAATATCTAAATATTCATCCAGATATTCATTAATATTTCTACCTCTATGTTTGTTGCCAAATACTTTTAATTTTGATGATTTAGGGAAATACTCAACATAAGAAAAAATACCTTTTTCAATTTTGTTATATATTTCCCCTAATAAGCGTTCTGCATATTTTATATTTTTAGGGTTAACTTCAAGATTAGATAGGGGCTCTCGGCAATGAACCCCTTTAAATGTAAATGAAATATTAATTGTTTCTCCTGTTCTGTGTTTACGGATCATAACTCCACGGGGGAGGATATTTTGTTTTGTCTGGCCCACTTGTTCACCTCTATCAAATCGATCCATCGCTCTTTCGAGCCTTCAATTTTTAAAACTTGAACTCCCTCATGCCAGAACTGCCTTTCAATCCGTTTTCTTATCGCGTCGGTTGTATCATTAAATATCTTGCAATAAACCGATATCGGTAAGCACTCAACTGAAATACCTTCCATAATCACCTCCACGCCTGCCGCATACAGACTTAAAAATTCAACCACAGGCATTCAGTACGAATGCCAGTTCCTCTACCTGCAGAAATTCTTGAGTTTTTAGTTACTTTCCTCCATGTTGATAATTCGCTGTTGTATAAATCAGATTCGTAACCGCTAATTAAAACTTTCCCGTTAATTTCTTTTACTGAATTAAGTAGCTCCTGGTGTTGTTCATTTGTCATTTCAAAGTTGTAGTACCGGTTTCCTTTTACTCGAGTATCAGAAACGTAAGGTGGATCTAAATAAAACAATGTGTCATTTGAATCGTGTTGCTTTATTAATTCCACGGCCGTTTTATTTTCAATAATCACCCCCTGCAGGCGCTGGCAAACAGCACTTAAATTTTCTGGGTATTTAGTCCATAAGTGAGAGGAGAGGGCATATTTTCTTTTACTATCCGAGCGAAAGCCTGATGTACCACGAAGACCAGAAGCAGAGCCAAATCCCATACAGGTACGAACAACCATTCTTCTGGCTTTTTCTACTGGGTCGGTAGCAGGCTCACTGGCCAGTTTGAATTCATCACGTGAATAGGGTGTCAATTTACAAGCTAATTGAAGTTTTTCATTCAGTTCAGCGTCGCGTAATACAGTGAATAAATTAACTACCTCGCTATCTAGATCATTGTATACCTCAGCATAACTACGCTCTTTATGCATAAGAACGCTGGCGGCACCACCAAACGGCTCAACATAACAACGATGATCTGGAAAGTGACTAATCACCCATGGGGCAAGTCGAAACTTGCCGCCATGGTAGCGAATAACAGGGTGTTTGATGCTATTCATTTACATCATTCCACTCACACCAAGCACACTCACCATCAGCTTCTATTTCACCAGTGTGCCCGCAATTTTCACAAGTGACTTTATCCCCAGAATAAAGCCAGTCATCTTTCCCATTCTCAGTTTGTACTCGTGCTGATTCATGAGCGCATTTAGGGCACTCTCCAAGCCATGGGATGCTATTCAAGGTTTTCATGGCAAATCCCTTAGTGACTCGTAAGTTAATTTCATTTCTTGATAAAGCTTTTTACCTTCACCAGCTTCGTAGAGTTCTTTCCATTTATCCCAATTATCGATAACAGCTGACCACTGAGGTGAACATGCTTTCATTTCATGTAATTGGCTTGCTAGTTCAGGTACAGCCACCAGCAATCTAATACAGCGGCCTAAATCAGCACCATCCAAAGGGTAATGATTTGGAGCTCTAAATTGGTCAGAAAGAACGGAAGCCATGTATCTTGAACTCGCCCCTACATCATCACTAGCAAGCCATGCAGTAAGTCCCATACCCTCAGAAGCTTTAACAAGCGGCTTTTTGAATTCGTCACAAACCAAATTTGCGGCCTTAATAATGGCATTCAAATAACGAGGTTCAGCAGGTATGCCGGGTATTTGTTTTTCTATTTCAGTAGAAATAGCGGAAATTAAATCAATTTGGCTAAGTTGCATAATTTATACCCTCATTAATCCCAACCATTGCTATAACAAATACCTTCTGGTGACTCATCCCACACCAAGAGACTCCCACCGTAATAAAGCGCTAAGACTAATTTGTCGAAACGGGAATATGCTTTAACTATTTTCTTACCTAAAATCCTGTCATTTACCTTACCCCCAATTAACTCATAAACATTATTACCATCCTGCAGTAGGGGTTCGCTGTTGTAACCCCCTGTACGTTGAATGCTTAAATGGAAACTATAATCACAGCTATATGCACTAACTGAATTAGACGAGTATCTTGATGTTGACCTTTCTTCTGGATGTATGCCGACTTGAATAAACCCATCATGCTCATCATTAATAAATACTTGCGGTGACTCCCATTGGTTTTCCATCGCTGACTCGCTTTTATCCTCTATAAATGCCTCCCACAAATCAGATGCTTTTATGTATTTAGGGCACTCATCGTCACTTGTGAAATCTTTTACTAAAGCGATAACTTTGTCTTGTAAATCAGCCTCAATACCTGAATCCTCCCAAGAGTTACGTATTTTTTCAGCAACCAGCGTGTTGTATTTTTTCAAATCAACTACATCCTCTATATTCGCTGGTAAGGCACTTTCCATTGCCTTATTAAAAGCCTTACCGAAATCACCATAGGAACGAAAGGCATCATCAACAACACTGGTAAATAATTTAGTGATACCTTTATCAATAATTTCTACGGCCTGTTCGCTATTTGCAAATTCAACGCACCGCTGAGTTAATAACTCACTTAACGTTAGTTCTTTCGACATAATTAATACTCCACGCAATATTTAGATAATAAGAGTCCGTCTCTTAATAAAGAGAATTAATTCCTTGGTGTTGGCTAAATATAAATATAAATAAAAAAATAATTAAATAATAAATAAAGCCACTGACAAATAATGAATATGTTTACCTAGTATGAACACTGAATATCAGTGGCCTTATGTATTATGAAAAAGGGCGGCACAACACCGCCAAAAACTACAAGGGTCAATCACTAGCAGTGGCAATACTATTTTCAGCTAAGATACGTTGATAAATTTCTTCTCTATATACACCAACATTTTTTGGGGCTTCGATGCCAATTCTCACTTGATTACCATTGCGCCCTAAAATTGTAATTTTAACATCATCACCAATATTCAGAGTTTCACCGACTCGGCGAGTTAAGATAAGCATTCCCATACTAAGCACCCCACATATTTGAAATTTAGTATCTGTTTTGCTGATGAGATAAAAGATAGCGTCTCGCTAATATCATGTCAATAGCAATACGCTATTATTTATGTGTAAACTTTAGGCGGGAATTTTTTTGTGGGTAAAAATAATGGCTTACCATCAGACCAAGCAAGTTTAAGCTCTGGCTTTGATTTCACCTTCATTGCTTTTATTGCCAGCAAACCACTTCCTTGATTTTAGCTCTAATGAATCCGCATGAGCTTTAGCATCAGTGTCTACCCACTGTGGTAGAGGGTTGGACGTATCTCTATTTAAAATAAAATTAATTATTGATTGAATGGCTTCATCAGCGGAATTATATGCTTTTATAAATTCATCATCGCCATGGGACTTATTAATCTTATATGGGTCATGATCCAGTGTACCTACCTCAAAGCCAAGTTTCTCTTCGATTTCTCTTGCTAAAGGTGAGCCCATATTTCTAGGGTTTCCACTTTTACTGTCGGTCGCCTTGTTTCTTATTTGCGATAAGGTTGCGTCTGTTTTTGCACGCCCCAAGGCCACATTTAAGTTTGCGATAGTTTTGTGTTGCTCAATAAGCAGGTTAAGCCAATCGCGTCTGATTTCTTCAATAGTTTTCATATCGCTGCCAATTTCATCCATTTTCTACATTAGATAGCAACGCGCTAACCATTAGAAGAAGTGAAACGCTATTGACTATTGATAGCGTTACGCTATTATTTTGTAAAAATCATATGTAAGGTGAAGCAGATGACACTAAAAACATACACAAGCGACAAACGAGGCAAAGCTACCGAGCTGGCAAAAAAACTAGGAGTTCCGACCACTCTTATTTCTCAATGGGCAAACGGAGTTCGACAAATTCCAGCTGAGCGCTGTCCTGAAATTGAAAAGGCAACAGCTGGCATTGTTCGCTGTGAAGATCTTCGACCTGATATTGATTGGTCCTATTTACGAGGAACTCAGTCAGTAGCAGCCAATTGATTTACGGAAAGATTAAACCAGAACTGTAATTTTCATGTAACCACAGCAAATTTAAAGGAGATGTGGGATGAAACAAAATTGGCAAGCAGAAAAACAACCAGCATGGCTGGTGGCCGCAATCAGAAAAACAATTTCATCATTGCCCGGCGGCTATGATGAAGCGCCAGAATGGTTAGGAAAAAAGGATACCGATAACCCAACAGGGGTGACAACTCAATCATTATTCAATCGCCTTCGTACTGATGGTGATCAGTTATTCCCGTTTGGTTGGGCAATGGTTCTCCAGCAAGCAAGTGGCAATCACTACATAGCAAATGCGGTTGCTAAAGCATCGGGCGGTGTTTTTGTTCCACAACCTGATATTGGTGATGTTGATAACGAGGATATCAATATTCGCTTAATGGAAGCGTTATCTGCTATTGGCGAATACTGCGAATGCATTAAAGAATCTATTGCTGATGGTGAAGTTGATGAAGCGGAGCGAGCGAGAATCAAGGAAAGGTCATATTTAGCGAGAGCCAAAATATTAGAACATGAATCACTGATTTATCGCATATTTTGTCGCCCTGAAAGGGTTGACGCCTCAGATATGCGGTCCGAGGCGTCTGGTGCTAACAACCTTTGCGTGGAGTAATTAGCATTGAGGAGTCTATCAAATAATTCAGGTTTAGTGCAACTGAGATGCTCAGCGAGTTCTGCTGGAACCTCGCAATTGCAATATGAACTTATGGTACAGAACGAATGGATCCCCGTAAACCGCAGATATGTTGAATGGGCTGTGGGCAATTTAAATGTCCGAGTTCTTTTTAATTGCAAGGGGAAAGGTGATGTCCAATGAAGATGCCAATAATCTCAATCGTATTTATCTGGATAAGCGTGGTATTCGTGTTCGTGTCATACGTTATGACCGAGTCAAGCAATGGGTCATATTCTTGCGTGACGGTTATGAACATGAATGCTTCGCCCCTTTGTACAAATTTAAAGCCGAATTCACAAGGGTGACGGAATGAGTCGATTTTTAATCAATGAGCCGCCGTTGCTGGTATCTAAGACGTTATCCTGCATTATCGGGCTTAATGAGGCGCTGGTATTGCAGCAAATCCATTATTACCAAGAGATATCAAAGAATATCTATGATGAAAAACAGTGGGTTTACAACAGTGTAGCCAACTGGAAGAAAGAACACTTTCCTTTTTGGAGTGAAGCAACGATAAAAAGAGCCTTAAACAGCTTGGAATCCAAGGGCTTGCTATTTTCAGCTAATTACAACAAAGACCCAAGAGACCAAACAAAGTGGTATAGCGTCGACTACTCAGTTGTTTCAAAACTTGAGTCTGAACATATGACAAATGCATTTGGTCAAAATGACCAAATGGAAAATAGCAATATGACCAATTGCAATGATACAGATTGCACAAATGCATCGGATCATGATGCCCAAATGCATTGTAGCAACATGACCCAACCATTACCAAAGACTACTACAGAGAATACTACAGAGAATAAAAACCTTTCGTCGCAGAATTCTAACGAATTAAGCGACCCGAAAAAAATTGATTTTTTAAATCGTTATCCAGAAGCGGTGATTTACAGCGCTAATTTCAAAAAATGGGGAACCCAAGAAGATTTAATCTGCGCAGAGTATCTATTTGACCGTAAAAAATGGCTCTTTAGCGAACGAAAACTAGGTAAGCCAGATGATATCACTATTGTGGAGTGGGTTAACGAAGTGCGTTTAATGCGTGAGATTGATGGGCGCGACCACAAAGATATTTGCCGACTCTATAAGTTAATCACTTTGGATGATTTTTGGCACCAAGCTGTGTTGTGTCCAAGATCTCTACGTGAACAGTGGGAAAAAGCTCATGTTCAGTTGGCTGGTGGATTAAGGGTTAATGTCGATGCAGCGGAGCGTGATGGTGCATACACCCGAATAGTGAGTTCGCGCTCAGCTCCTCAAAATAGAATTGAAGAAATCGCCGCTGATCTGGCTGGTAAGCGTGGCGTCCGTAGCATGACAGACTTTCAGGCGCGCAAAACGTGGATAGATATTTGGAAGCAGGCATCAGAGCAAGCAGCGAAAGAGGTGACAGCATGATGCGTAGTGAAACTAAAACAATTTATGGCGTTGACGTGCTAGGCATGATTGCCATGTTCAAGCAGCTTCGTAAATGGCGCACTATTCGCAAGCTCCGCAACAGATGGAATCAATCCCGTCGTGATTTAGTTACCTGCAGGAAGTTTCGCCATTTAAACCATCATGCTGACCATTTTCAAGTTCAGCAGCGTTATAAGCATATGCGCGAGTATGTTAAATCCCACCAGCAGCGGGGTGCTATCTAATGTCATTAACTTACGGATCTGTGTGCTCTGGCATTGAAGCTGCAAGCGTTGCTTGGGAACCATTAAACATGAAACCTGAGTGGTTTAGTAAAATTGAGCCATTCCCTTGCGCAGTATTAAATCATCACTGGCCAGAAGTTAAAAATCTAGGCGACATGACTACGATTGCTGACAAATTGAAAGTTGGTGAAGTAACCGCGCCAGATGTGTTGGTAGGTGGCACTCCATGTCAAGCGTTTAGCGTAGCGGGTTTACGTGGTGGTTTAAGTGATGAGCGTGGGCAACTAACTTTATCATTTGTTGAATTAGCGGACTGTATTGATGAAATCAGAAAAAACGAAGGCAAAGAGCCAGCAATCATCGTCTGGGAAAATGTCCCCGGCGTTCTCAGCAGCAAAGACAATGCCTTTGGATGTTTTCTTGCTGGACTTGCCGGGGAAAGTGAAGAACTTAAGCCAACAGGGGAAAAATGGTCAAACGCTGGTGTTGTGTCTGGACCACAAAGAACTATCGCTTGGCGGATCCTCGACGCTCAATATTTCGGAGTGCCCCAACGACGTCGTCGTGTCTTCGTTGTCGCAACTGCTAGAAAAGACATCAGTGTCTCAGAAATATTATTTGAGCAAGCAGGCATGCGAGGGGATATTGAGACGAGCAGAGCGCAGAGGGAAGCAATTACCAGCGATGTTGGAGAATGCCTTGCAAGCGGCAATCAAACAACAGGAACCATCTTAGCAAATTGCGGTGCTAAACACTGGCTAGGCAACCAAGAAGCATTCACTGGCGATTTTCATGTTGTTGCATTAGCGGGTAATACAATAGGCCGTAAACCTGAAAATGGCGGTAATGGAAATGGCTACAACGAAAGCGATATTTCATACACATTAACAAAAGTAGATCGCCATGGCGTTAGTATTAACAATATCGTACGCAGATTAACCCCAATTGAATGCGAACGCCTACAGGGCTTTCCCGATAATCACACCAAAGTACCTTTCAATAATAAATCTATTGATGATTGCCCAGATGGTCACCGCTATCGCGCTCTTGGTAATTCAATGGCTGTGCCGGTCATGCGTTGGATTGGTGAGCGTATTTGCAATGCTGTAGCGCAGGCCATTCCGCAAAGTGATTACGTTAAAAAGCTCAATTCGTTGAAGTTACAGCCTACCCATAAATTAAATGAAATTGGGGATCAGTGGCAATCCCCCGAAAACCTCGTATGTGGCATTAATTCAATTTATGGACCTTTCACACTAGACCTATTCACCGATGGTGAAAATAGTAAGGCTCCTCATTTCTATACAGCTGAAGATAACGCACTCACGCAAGATTGGTCAGCGAAGTTAAAAGAAATTGGCGGTGTTGCCTTTGGTAACCCTCCGTACTCACGCAGTTCATATCATGAAAAACAGGCAATCACTGGCGTTCGTCACATTATGTCTCATGCTTCAGCGATGCGGGAACTTGGTGGCCGTTATGTCTTTTTATTGAAAGCGGCAACGAGTGAAGTGTGGTGGCCAGAAAATGCAGATCACATCTGTTTTATCCGTGGGCGTATTGGTTTTGACGTTCCGAAGTGGTTTATCCCCGCTGATGAAAAACAAAAACCAACTGGCGCATTCTTTGCTGGGGCAATTGTTGTATTCGATAAAACATGGAATGGAAAAGCATTTGATTACATCAGCAGAGAAGAACTGGAACAGCGCGGTAAGGCGTTTATAGAGCAAGCGCAATGGTTAGCTAAAAAAATGGGGGTGGCAGCATGATAGGGAATTCTTCACAGAAGCGTCGTTATATGGAGTTTACTACCCATTTTAAGGGTAGAACCTTTGGTCGTGATGATTTGTTCAGCGAGTTCAATATGAAAAAACACTCTGGCGCAACAGCGATAATCAAGTCATTGCTGAATTATGGTTTGATTTATCAGGTAGAAAAAGGACTTTATCGTGTATCTGAGGATAGCGAGCAAATGCTAAAAGAGGGCAAGTTTCGCTCCCACAACGACTCAGCGAGTTTTATTACTGAGACAAAGTTATCCACGTTAGTTCAGAAATTTGATGAATTGCTGGCGGGGGTTAGGCAGTGAAAAACAAAATGCCAGAAATTCACCAGTGTAAATGTGGCAGCGAGGATCTGCACATTCAAACCCTCGAATACCGCACTTGGTTTTATGTTTATTGTCATAGCTGTGGGGCGAAAGGCCCTGCAGTAAATGATAAGCCATCAGCAGTAGCAATTTGGAATAAGGTGGTGACGAATGGCTAGCAATAAATGCATGTTCTGTGGTGGTAAAGCAACCTTGCTGTGTGATTTTGTTCTTGGTTTTGATGCCGATGAGGATGAAAACGGCAATATGATAACGCTAAGGAAAAATCATACCTGCGATGCTCCAGTGTGTCGTGAGTGTGCAACATGGCAGAGCAATATCTTTTTTTCTGGCCCCGCTGGATTTATGGATACCGTGGATTATTGCCCAATTTGCCAATCATTATACGCAAAAGGCTTTATGGTTCGACGTCACAAGGGTGGCTTGCGTGAAGCGAGCTTTACTATCGAACAAGCTGAAATCATCCGAAAAGCACACTGGGGTAAATATTTAAATACAAATGGCAGGGCATTTTCCGTAGTTACAGGGGGAGGCCAAATATGCCTAGATCTTTAATCCTCGTACTGCCTTTTCCTCCAAGTGTTAATGCGTGCTGGCGGACTGTTCGTGGCACTATGATCATCAGTGAGAAAGGGCGTGCGTTTCGGGCTAATGCAATAGCAGCGGTATATCAGCAATTACGCAAAAGACCTGTGGCGATAGAAGAAAATGTATCTGTCATTGTGAAAATGTACCCTCCAACTAATCACAGAAGAGACATAGATAATTTTTTAAAAGCGCCATTTGATGCCCTTACCTATGCGAACGTATGGAAAGATGACAAGCAAGTAAGGCATGTAGATATACGATGGTGTGAAGTAGTAAAAGGTGGTCGATTTGAAATTGAAATAAGGCCCCTCAATGCAGAAGTGGAGAAAATGTCATGAATCACCAATGGATATTAACCCCCATCATTATTCCTGAAGTTAATGCTGTGATGTTTAGACCAGGAGTAAGCCTAAATTTGTTTAATGGCAGAATGCTGATCTCGACATTACCTGATGAATTAAAACATCAACCATCGGGTCTTATCTCTTTTTCTGGTCAATACCTCAGCGATTTGGTTGGTGATGAACAGATATCAAAACCTGCATTAAATTTAACCGTCGATCCTGAGCCACCAGCAAGCCTAATGCTAAAGCCAAAGTTTAAACGCTGGACAAGCGATGAATACCTTAAGTGGGTTAAATCACAGCCGTGTTGTGTTTGTGGCACCACAGCGGATGATGCTCACCATTTAATAGGTTACGGACAAGGTGGAACTGGTACTAAAGCCCATGACTTGTTCACTATTCCATTATGTCGCATTCACCACAGCGAGTTGCATAAGGATCCAAACGGATGGGAAAGGGAGCACGGAAGTCAGTTGGTTTTGTTATTTCGATTCCTAGACCGTTCAGCGGCACTGGGTGTTTTTGGTTAATGCGTTGTGCGGAACGCAGTGGAGGGTTTTATATGCCAATTTATGCGCATGACTTGGAATATTTAAGCGATATGGCATGGGTAGCTACATCAAATTTAAGAGTAGCAACGAAGGGGCAACTTGCAGCATTTGAAGATTTTGGGTTAACAGATACTAGGACAACCCCAAGAATTAGAAAAAGGGATTTGGAATTAAATGGCCGCCTTGTTTGCCGTGATACGGATCCAGTTTATGTATTGGAAACTCGCAGTTGCCGAACTCCAAAGCCGATGATAGACCATGAAGATTTCTTACTGTGTTCATGGCGTAGGGCTATCAATGCGTTAAGTGAAGAGCAACACTCATGGATAAAGTATTGTTATGGGTATAGTTTAAAATTTGAGCATCAGGTTAATATTAGTGTTCACATATGGTCTGAATTTGAAAAACAGCATAAAGGTAAGAAAATAACCAAAAAGGTCAAAGAGAGATTGAGGTCATTGGTTTGGTTATCAGTTCAGGTTTGTACTGGTCGTGATTACTTACAAACTGACCTAGCGCGGCTGGTGGGTGTAGAGCGTAATAACTGGAAAATGAACTATGAAGTATATTGGAACGACCTTTTAAATATTTGCTATGAGTTAGACAAACAGGCTTTGTTATCCATGGGGCGAACACGAAATAGTCAAATATCCAAAAATAAGCACTATAACTTGCAAAAATGAACAAAATAGGCCATATTCAAGGCTAATTTGGTATGTTGCCCAAGTTGTATATAACCTCGCGATGCGGGGTTTTTTTATGCCTTAAATAAATATAAGACTTGCTGTTCCATTTGGTCAGAGTTACATGTGTAGTTATGCACAATAACTGACCAAAGGTTTAAAATATCATGGTAAAACAGAGTGATATAACGCAAGAAGCTAAAATTATTTTTGAGGCTACCCCATACACTGAGGCTGTTACGGCGGGTGAGGTTTCGCAAGTCACAGGGCTAACACAGCCACGCTGCCAGTTAATATTAACTCAGTTAGCAATGGCTGGGTTAGTTAAAGAAAACATCAAAGAAAACACATTTCAAAATATCCAACTGTGAAAATGGGCGGCTGGTGGGTGTTGTAGCACCTTCCCAGCCATTCGCCCGTACTGAAACGGATCACGGACAAACCAAGGCCCACCGCTTATACGCGTAAAGCTAGGTGAGCTTATCAAAAAAGGTTCTCCTGATCTATGAAAAGCACTGTAATATCAAGCGGTATAAATTTGGTTAATGATGATTCACTCAGTTATATAAAGACACTTCCCGATAATTGTATCGACCTAATCGCAACAGACCCTCCTTATTTTCAAGTTAAAAGCTGTAGTTGGGATAATCAATGGGAAAATGTCACTGCCTATTTATCTTGGCTTGATGAAATGCTGGCGGAATTTTGGCGGGTATTAAAGCCAACGGGCAGTCTTTATATGTTTTGCGGATCTAAACTGGCGGCTGATACTGAAATATTGGTTCGTGAGCGGTTCAATCTTTTAAATCACATCATCTGGGCTAAACCATCGGGGCCATGGCGGCGGCAAAATAAAGAGAGTCTTAGAAGTTATTTCCCCGCTACAGAACGTATTATTTTTGCTGAGCATTACCAAGGCCCCTATAAAGGGAAGGGTAGTGAATACTTGCAGCAATGCCGTAAACTTAAAGAAAATGTGCTTAAGCCGTTGATTGAGTATTTCAAGCAAGCCCGCGATTCGTTAGGAGTAACAGCAAAAGAGATCCACGAGGCAACAGGTAAGCAAATGGCATCGCATTGGTTCGGTTATAGCCAGTGGCAGTTACCAAGTGAAACCGATTATTTAAAGCTTCAGGAGCTATTTAAGCGTGTTGCTGAGGAAAAATTAAGTAAAAACCCGTTGGCTCGTGGACACGCTGAACTAGCAATGGAGCAAGCCACGTTAAGACATGAGTATCATGAGATTGCTGAACAATATCAACTATTACGGCGTCCATTCTCTGTGACCGTTGATGTTCCTTATACCGATGTATGGACCTATCCGCCTGTGCAATATTACCCGGGCAAGCATCCTTGTGAAAAACCTTCATCGATGATGGAACACATTATCAATAGTAGTAGCCGTGAAGGTGATGTTGTGGCCGATTTCTTTATGGGCTCAGGTGCAACAATAAAAGCAGCATTAAAACTTAATCGCCGTGTTATTGGGGTAGAGCTTGAAACTGAGCGGTTTGAGCAAACTAAGTTAGAAATAGAGCAGAATACCGAGCGACAAAAGCTGTAGTGGCTAACAGCAGCCAGCCTGAGCTAAATCAGGCTTTCATTTTTAGTTGAGGCCTAATATGCAAATACCTACCGAATTAGTGTTCAGACCAGCCAGCGAATTACCAACAGAAGATTTAGACGGAAAAGAGGTTATTGTACTTAATCCGTGCGATGGTTGGCATATTGGCTATATTCAAGTCGATAAAGATGAAGATGATTGCTTTATCGGAATTTACTATTCACCTGGTGAGATAATGAGCCCTCATAGTTTTTATGTTGCGTGGGCACTTTTACCAGATGGTATAGCTTTGAGTGATAAATTTGAGGGCGAGCAATACTTGAATCGCCATTGTTGCGTATGTGAGCGGCGCGACCACTCAACGGCAGAACATAAATAACAGAAAGCGATATCAGAAGCACACAGTCATAACGTGACAGTCATCAAAGGATAAGTTTAAATTTTAGTCTATTATCATTGAACAAAGGTAATTCAACGAACATCAGTTAGACTGTTTAATTACCAAAAAAATCACAAAATGTTTATGAATAATATGTGCGATGTACAAATAAGGCTCCACCTTGGTGGGGCTTTATTTTTGACAAAAAAATACCACCCGAAGGTGGTGGCTATAAAGTGAATCAATAAGCAGAAAGTAACTAAAGCAACGCTAGTCAACTTACTTATACCACCAACTTTACTTAAGGTAAATTTATAAAAGCGATTGAGTTCACATAATGAAAACTCTATTTGCTAGCTTCTATCTTGCACATAGCGGAATTAAAGCGAGTAGAGTTTTCATTGTGGAGAATGCCAAGGCTGACTGGCTAACTCGCATGGGTTATCTGTACTTATCAGGATAGAAGCACACACGTCATGGGGAACCTGAACGCATACACTCTCAGCGTATGCCTCCACAACACCATTTCGAACAACAAAATATTCCAAAAATTATTCCAGTAGCCACACAGTCTTGTTAGCGCAAGACAGCTAGACTGAGCTATATCAGTCACCCATTCCAAGGGTTGCGCATTGCGTGGCCTTTTTCTATTTAAGAGAGGTAGTCATGAGTCGAAATATCAAAAAAGCACGAATTACCCGTATTTCTAAAGTAAAAGCGGATCGTAGTTTAGAAGAACGAGTAACAGCATTAGAAAAACAGCTCACTGACATGCAAGCGGCAATGAGCTGTGAATTAGATGCACTAAGTGCGCGAATTGTTACTGTTGGAAATTTTAACCGTTAGAACAATTCACAAAACTATTTTTAGCATGTTGAATTGCTAATTTTTCAATATCTCTTAAGGTTAGATTCATTACATTTTTACCTGTGATATCAATGTCAAAATTATGAATGGAGCCATCACCGCCAGCCAGTGTCACAGTAAGTTTATTTGATTCTTCGCTATGATCCACAGAACGAACGCTCGTTAGATTAAATTGCATAAATCTTCCCACACCGAAGTTAATCAGCCATCCCTTCGGTAAGCCACATAGGGCTGAACCTCTAACTTAACCTAAATATCAACTGAATTCATTAACCCACACTAGCTTCTGTAGCTGGTGGATTTTCTATTACCCACGCACTAAGGAACGTAACTATGTACGCACTTAAATTAATAACTGAACGTGAAGGCCGTAAAGTTGAAGAGTCACATTATTTGGGAAATATGTACCGACTGGAGTTTTATCCAGTAGTCGATAATCCCGATATTGCCGCTCGATTAGAATACACAACAAAAGACGGTGTTCCTGCATTTGATATCAAGCGAACAGACCATGCCTACATTACTACGGTAACGGGTGATACGGTTCGGGTTATCTGCAGAGGTAAAACACCTTCTCATTAACTGTTAAGAGAAAAAATCATTTATGAGCACATCAATAGGGATAACCCTCGGTGCTGCTGGCGGTGGCGCGATGGGCGGCTTCCTTATTGGTGCCGACTATGGTGTTGTGCTAGGGGCAGTTATTGGCGCTTCAGTTTCCGTCATTGCATCTAAAGATAACAACCGACGAAAGATACTTCATTTTATTTTAGCTCTTGGTGTGGGGATCCTCATTGCTAAAGAAGCTTCTGATGTTATCTCACAGATATGGAGCTGGGATATTAGCCCTAGAATAATGGCAGTTATTATTTCGGCTTTGTTAATCCCCGTTTTGGTGCTTGCTGCAAACAAAGACAATCTTAGAAAGTTGTTTAGTCGTATTGCAGCATCAATAGACCGAAACTTCAGCAGTATCGTACAGGCCATTAAAGATTGGCGAAATAAAGGGGGTAACTAATGGAAGCCTTCTTAACTATCTTCACGGATTTAACAAGCTGGGTGGAGGTTCACCCGCTGGATGCTGCTGATATTTCATTCATGCTTGTTTCAGCCGCGACTGTATTTCTTTGTCGTTATGAGAAGCGAAGAGATTCTGTCGTAGGCACTATTTTAATTATTTGTTGGGTTTACCAGATATGGGAAACATTAGGTGGTGAACGAGTGTCAGCACCATCTGATGTTGTATTTGATGGTGTCTTTTTCCTCGTTGTCTTTTCCGCTGGTGGCAACATCATGTCAATTGTTGTCATTAGTAAGTTAATGTCCCGAATCAAATCAATCTGGCTGCTAATTAAGCAGCCTTTTACTTTTATGGTGAAGAAATGACAGAACCTAAGTGGCTAATTGAAGCCAGAAAAGAAATTGGAGTGACCCGATTCCCCAGCCCGAACAGCAATCCTAAAATTGTTCAATATTGGAAAGATATGAAATGGTCGGGTATCAAGGAGGACAAAACATCTTGGTGTGCGGGCTATGTTGGCGCGATGCTTGAACGGGTTGGAATTATCGGTAGTCGCTCGGTTAGCAAAGTCCCTGAAGCGGCAAAATCATATTTAGATTGGGGTATTGCATTAAAAGAGCCTCACTATGGTTGCGTGGTAATTTTTGATAGAGCTGGCGGTGGGCACGTTGGTTTTTGTGTAGGGAAAACCGCGGACGGTAAGTTGCTTATTTTAGGCGGCAATCAATCGGATGCGGTTAATATCAAATCATTCCCGCTGGCCAGAGTTGTTGGCTATAGATGGCCTAAAGGTGTGGAAGTTGATAACCGACCTCTGCCAATTGGTGAAGCGGCTTTATCAGTGAAAGAGTCGTGATATGGGTTCGCTAACTAAAGCATTAATGGCCGCTTGTGCCATTTTGCTATTTTGGCTCTGGTGGGTTGCTGATGACTTTGACAAGTTGAATGATAAACACACTAAGTTAGAAAATAGTTTCTCTAAGTTAAATAGTGATTTCAATGAGCAGGTTGCTATTAATGAAGACTACGAAAAGCGCATTAACTCCCTTCACGAACTCGACACCAAACACACAACGGAACTCACAAATGCAAAAGCTGAAATTGACCAGTTGCGTATTGATGTTAGCAATGGCACTAAGCGCCTGCGGATCAAAGCCGAATGTCCAAAGCCCGAAAACAGTTCCACCTCCAGCGTGGATGCTAGCAGATCCGCCACCTTGGCGAGAGACGCTGAACAAGATTATTTCGATCTCCTTAAACAGCTTGAAACACTCGAAAAGCAATTCCTTGGTTTGAGAGATTGGTACTTTGCGGAGTGTAAACGCTAATGGATAACCAAATGGTTGAACTTAATCGGTTAGTTGATGCAGTGCCTGGGTATAGAGATAGAGTTGATGCTGCTGAAAAGAAGCTCAGGGAAGTTATTAGCTCAGATTATGAAGCTGGCATAGTCGCATTCACAAACATAGCCGAAGATATTCTTCAAAAGGCCTCTAATTAGTTAGGGGCCTCTTCATTTATGGAGACAGTCATGTCAGATAAAAAAGAAATAGCCACTCTATCTATAAAGATATCAATCGATAGCACTGACTTAGATAAGCTGGAAGCGCAGCTAAAGCGCATTGAAGGGCTAATGGTTAGCACTGGATTAAAACAGCCAGCTAAAGGTGGCTTCATAACTGATTTTGGTATATTCAACCCTAAAGGGTGTTTAGAACCTGTGTTTACAGTTTCTTCTGGCAGAGTGTTCATTAATGATGTGTTTATTGAGAATGGCACTATAGAGAAAATAGTACTGCAGCCAGCAGAAGAACAAACTAAAAAGGGCGCAGAGCAAGCGCGGTTTGAAATAACCACAGGCGTTAATGATAACCGTGAGCAAGTATCTGCTGAGATGTTCCTTAAATCTTCCGCTGAAATTAGCCGAACAAGTGAAGTTATTTCTCGTGAGCAGTCAGAATACGAAAAGCTTCAGCAACTGATTGAAGATAAGTTTAATTATTTGCATTCTTCAATTACAGCCATTCAGCATACGCAAGCCAACTCAGAGATAGCGAGTGCGAATGCTATTGAGCAAGTTCGCGCTGAGGTTCAACGTAAAGAACAACTTGATTTATAAAATTCTTCAAACGTCATTCACTGAGTGGCGTTGATAGAGTTTTATATAGGTTTTCATGATTTGGGGTTACAGCGGATCCCGAAGATAAATTGATATATCCAGTTAAATATTCTGATTGAGGAAACTATGAGTGATGAAGCATTTGCTAGGCCATATCCACCTCATGAGTTTATCGAAGCATTTTCCCCGCATATAAAAATAGCCCCCGCCCCTGAAATTAATGAGTGGGTACAGCAACACCTACTTAACGATGACGGTGATATTCATAATCCTGATCATATGCACTTAATTGATGCAGATATTTGTTTTATGTGGGCCTCAAACTCATTTAGTAAGAAAGGTCGGTATGTGTTAGGTCAATGTGAAGAAGTCATGATGCGTGCTGGTGGCTGGCAGAAAGCCAGAATGGAACAACAAATGTATGAATGGTTTGGTCGCATACCTAAGTTTGTTATCACATTAGCAGCTGATTACTGCGCTCAATGTTCGGATGCCGAGTTTTGTGCATTGATTGAACATGAGCTTTACCATATAGCACAAGACATGGATGAATTTGGCGCACCCAAGTTCACACAGGACGGTATGCCTAAGCTGAAATTAAGAGGGCATGATGTAGAAGAATTTGTCGGCGTTGTTCGTCGATATGGCGCTAGTGAAGAGGTTCAAGCAATCATTGATGCCGCAAGCGAAAAGCCAGAAGTGGCTAGGTTGAATATATCCAGAGCGTGCGGAACCTGTTTAATGAAACTGGCTTAAATTTTTGACTAGTTTTGACAGGTATTGATTATGGCAGCGTTAAAATCAGAGGTTAAAATTTATATTATTCAATCCCTTGCCTGCTATGATACCCCCTCTCAAGTGGTTGAGTCCGTCAAAAATGAATTTGGGTTAAAAGTGAGCCGCCAGCAAGTTGAATCTCATGACCCAACAAAGTCAAGTGGGCGTAAATTAGCGAAAAAGTGGGTAGAGCTTTTTAATGAAACCCGCGAACGATTCCAAACCGAAATAACAGACATCCCCATAGCGAATAAAGCCTACCGTTTGAGAATGTTAGACCGAATGGCGGTTAAAGCTGAGAGCATGCGTAATTTTGCGTTAACTGCACAATTAGCTGAGCAAGCTGCAAAAGAGTGTGGGGATGTTTATACCAACAGACACAAGGTAGAGCAGAAAGTTGAGACGACGCACAACATTATGCCTGTTCCTGCTTGTGACAGCGTGGATGATTGGGAGAAAGTCGCACAACAGCAACAGGGCGGGGTATTAGGTGAATGAATTACAACGTAGTTTGGAAGCCTTTGCCTGGTTCGCAGTCGTTATCCTTAAGTTGCCCATGCAATGAAATACTGTATGAAGGCACGCGAGGTCCTGGTAAAACAGCGGCACAACTTGCCCGTTTTAGGCGTAATGTGGGTATTGGCTATGGCTCATTTTGGCGCGGTATCATATTTGATACGGAGTACAAAAACCTTGCCGACATCATCACGCAATCAAAGCGTATGTATCGGTTGTTTAAAGATGGCGCTCGCTTTCTTGCTTCAGCCTCAGAATTGAGGTGGGTATGGCCAACAGGTGAAGAGCTACTATTTCGTTTTGGTAAAGAAGCGGATGATTATTGGGATTATCATGGGCAAGAGTTCCCCTTTATTGGCTTTAACGAATTAACCAAGCAAAAGTCGGCTGATTTCTATGAGGCAATGTTCTCTTGTCGACGTTCATCGTTTAGGCCAAAAGATTACCCCCTTGAAAATGGCACATTACTAAAGCCTATTCCGCTTGAGGTTTTCAGTACGACCAACCCGTTTGGTATTGGTCATACATGGGTGAAAAAGCGTTTTATCGAACCAAAGCCACGAGGAACCGTTATTCGGGAAACACAAAAAGTGTTTAACCCCCAAACTGAGCGTGATGAAGAAATCACATTAACTCGCGTTGCTATCCACGGTTCATTTAAAGAAAACCCGTACTTAGATCCCCAATACATCGCAACGCTCATGAGCATTAAAGATCCAAACCGCAAAAAGGCGTGGGTGGAAGGTTCATGGGATGTGACGAGCGGGGGTCGTTTTGACCATCTTTGGAATGCAACACATCATGTGATTAAGCCGTTTCAGATCCCCGACAGTTGGATTGTTGACCGCTCCCATGACTGGGGGGAGTCAAAGCCATTTTCTAACTTATGGTGGGCGCAATCGGATGGTACCGAAGCCACCTTACCCGATGGTCGTAAGTTTTGCCCACCAGCAGGGACGTTAATTTTGATTGGTGAGTGGTATGGGTGCCCGCCTGATGAGCTCAACAAGGGGCTGAATATGTCATCAACCAATGTTGCCAAAGGCATTAAGTGGATTGATGAGCGCTTAGCTGGCTTAGATAGCGTTATCCCTAGCGAAATAGTTCAAGACGGTATTACACAGGGGCAAATGAATATTATGCCCAATATCTGTAAAAAGGTGATTAAAGGTCCTGCAGATAATTCTATCTATACTCCTAACGATGACGAGGACTCCATTGCACAAAAAATGGAGGCTCAAGGTGTCGAATGGATGAAAGCGAATAAAAACCCTGGTTCCCGTATTAACGGAGCATCACTTTTTGCCGATATGCTCGAGGCGGTGATTGAAGGTAAGAAAACAGAGTCAGGCATACCAGAAAAAGCGGCATTTTATGTCTTTGACTATTGCCGAGGCTGGATCAGTCGAGTTCCTGTTTTAGTTCGAGACTCTAAAAACCCTGATGATGTAGATACCGAGCAAGAAGATCATGACTGGGATAGTACACGCTATCGTGTTCTCCATAAACCGAGTCGTCCAGCCTTTGGCATTAATTTAGGAACAACCTTCTAATGAGTACAAACAACGTTGATTTTACTCGCCCTGAATACAAAGCGGCTGCGCCTCAATGGAAGTTAGTCCGTGATGTATGTCGAGGTGGCGAGGATATAAACACTTATTTGCCAGAACTTGTCGAGCAGGATGATGCCCGTAAAAAGAAACGTAACAAAGACTATCAAGACAGGGCCGTGTTTTACCCCATAACGGGCAATACTCGAAACGGTATGATAGGCATGGCGTTTAAAAAAGACCCCTTGGTTGCCGTTATCGAAAAGCTGTCGTGTTTAAAAGACGATGCTGACGGGGCGGGTTCAAGTATCTATCAATTGGCTCAGTCTTCACTTGAGTCAGTATTAGAAGTCGGTCGGCATGGTCTGTACGTTGATTACAACAGCGATTCGAAACTCCCGTACATATTCCAATATCGTGCTGAAGACATCATTAACTGGCGTACAGCGCGTATTAATGGGCGCACGATGTTAACGCTGGTGGTATTGCGTGAAACGGTAGAAGAAGAGGACGGATTTGGCTTTAAGGATGCGATTCAATACCGTGTATTAGCCATTGAAGACGGTCATTTCATTTGCCGTGTTTATCGTAAGGCAGCAGGGCAAAGCGTATTTCAAATCGATTCTGAGTACATGCCTGAGCGCGCAGGCAATGGCGCATGGGATGAAATCCCGTTTACGTTTATTGGGGCGCAGAATAATGACCACACGATAGATGAGGCTCCCTTATTGGGGCTGGCAAAGATTAACCTAGGGCATTATCGAAATTCGGCCGATTATGAGGACTCTGTTTTCTTTTGTGGCCAAGTTCAGCCATACCTTGGTGGGTTAGATACCACGTGGCGGGATCATTTAGAGAAAACAGGGGTCGTGGTCGGTTCTCGTTCACCTGTTATGCTGCCTAAAGACGGCTTTTTTGGTTACGCTCAAGCACAACCTAACATGTTGGCTAAAGAGGCGATGGACAGTAAGCGTGATTATATGGTTGCGCTGGGTGCTCAATTGGTTTCTGCGGATAGTAAGGTCAAAACGGTTATTCAGTCTGTTGGTGAACAGAATGCCCAAACTTCCATTTTGAGTATTTGCTGTTCAAACGTTTCCGATGCATTTAGTAAAGCGCTAATGTGGTGTGCTGAATACTTAGGTTTAGATACTGCAGACATTTCGTTTGAGATTAACAAAGACCTCGTTAACCACATCGCAGACAGTGCGATGATCCGCGAAATAGTTTCAGCATGGCAATCCAGCGCAATACGTAAGTCTGACTTAGTCCGTAGTTTGCAAAAATACGATGTTATCGACCCTGCAGATGATATTGAAGTGGTGGTGGATGAACTGAATACCCAGCAGCCCACGATGGTAGGTGAAACGTGATATCCGTGAATACGCAGTTAATGGATGAGTTAATGGCTCATTCACTCTTTTCAGGTCGATATTCCACCAGCGTCGCTAAACGTATGGTCAAGGTATTGAATGAGTTCGACGCTGAGCTCACGGCAACATTAATTACTGTGCTGGATGATGCTGACATTGATATCAATAGCTTTACGGTTAGGCGGTTGGAGTCATTGTTGTCCAGCGTCGAACGAATTAATGGTCAAGCAATAGAGCGGGCATTTGCGTTTTTATCGGATGAAATGAAGGCTTATGCTTTTCATGAAGTCAGTTTTTATCCCTCCTTGTTCAATGCGCTGCTGCCAGATGCCATATTACGTCATTATCCCTTTATGGGGATCAGCGAGGAGATGTTATACGCCTCAGCGATGTCTCGACCTTTCCAAGGGAAGTTATTGTCTGAGTGGGCATCAGGGCTAGAAAAAGACCGTATGACTCGTATCAGCAATACCGTGCGTAATGGTTATCTCAATGGGGATAGCGCCGTTCAAATCGGGCGAAAAATTCGTGGTCATGCGAAGCAAAATTATAAAGACGGCGCATTACAGATGAGTCGCGCGAATGCCACCTCGCTAGCCAAAACGGCTATTAACCATGTGCAAGCCACTGCACGTGAACATTTAGTGGACGCCAATAAAGACATTATTGATTGCAAACAGTGGCTTTCAACACTGGATAACAAAACCTCTCATGATTGTATTGTGCGTGACAGGCTGAAATATACTTTAAACGGTCATCCGATTGGCCATAAGGTTCCCTATAAACGCGGCCCTGGCAAAATCCATTGGGGATGCCGCTCAACGGAAACACTCATTCTAAAATCGTGGCGTGATTTAGGCATTGATGCGGATGAAATGGACGATGGGACACGTGCGTCAATGGATGGGCAAGTTCCTGTTAAAACGACGTATTTAGAGTGGATCCAAAGGCAACCCGAATGGCGACAGCGCCAAGTGTTTGGTGAGGTGCGGTTTAGGTTGATGAAAGAGGGTGGCATGACCCCTTCTGAGTTTTATACCGATAAAGGCGAATTTATTCTGTTATCTGAATTAAAAGCGCTGGATGAACGCGCATTTAAAGAGGCGGGTTATAACTAATCGTTCTAGTAATTAATTTAATTATTCGACCAAGACTCCTAACGGGGTCTTTTTTTATTTAAGGAATTAAAAAATGACAGATAAAGATATTGAAAAAGAAATCCAAGCCAAAGGTAAAACAGCGGCGCGTGTAACACCTGAGCATATTGATAGCATCATTAAGGATTGCTACTACTTTACTGCTAAAGATGGTGCTAGGGGTGCGCTTGAGCCACAGACAGCTTTACTCGGATGGCATGAGTCACTTAACTACCTTACGTTTTGTGTGTTGATATTAAAAAATGGCTTCATGGTTACTGGTGAGTCAGCATGTGCAAGTCCTGAAAATTTCGATGCGGAAATTGGTCGCAAAATTGCCAGACAGAACGCAGTTAATAAAATTTGGGCGCTTGAAGGTTATCTGCTCAAACAGAAAATTCACGATACAGAAAAATAGTTTTATTTGAATCTTCAAGGTCACTTCGGTGGCCTTTTTTAATGCCTAAATTCAGCTGAGGGCTGAACTAACTCAACGCGCTAGGCGCATTCAATCCCAAGGGGAATCACATGTTATTTATGAATATCGAACGCAAATACTATTCACAGGCGGGTGGCGAGGATAAAGGGGGCGGTGCTGGTGGCGCACTCAAAATCACACCTGAAATTCAAACCCTTATCGACCAGCAAGTGTCTGGACTAAAAGCCAAGAACACCGAGTTACTCGGCAAAATCAAAGAGCAGGGCGACAACCTAAAACGCTTTGATGGTATTGATCCCGACACGGTGAAAGGGATGCTTAAACGCTTTGAAAATGACGAAGAAGCCAAACTCATTGCAGATGGCAAGATTGATGAAGTCATTAATAAGCGTACCGAGCGCATGCGTGGCGATACAGATAAGCAGTTAAAAGAGGCTAATGCCCGCGTGGAAAAAGCAGAAGCTTTTGCCAATAAATTCCGCGCACGAGTGTTGGGTGATGAAATTCGTTCAGCGGCGGGTAAAGCGGGCGCATTAAGCAGTGCGCAAGAAGATTTAATTCTACGTGCCAAAGGCATTTTTCAAATCAACGACGAAGGTCAGGCCGTCGCTGTTGATGAAGATGGGAATCCAATCATGGGCAAAGATGGCCGAACACAGCTATCCCCTATTGAATGGATTGAATCCCTGAAAGAAAGCGCACCGCACTTATTCCCTGCTGCATCAGGTACAGACGCAGGGAAACATAAGCAAGGTGGCGCACACCTTAAACGTTCTCAAATGTCCGCCAGCGAAAAGGCTGAATATATTCGCCGCTATGGCCGTGACACCTATTTAAGACTTCCAAAAGAGTAAGGAAAGGCAGCAATGACAGCAACAGTGAATAGTGATTTAGTGATTTATAACGATTTGGCACAAACCGCGTTCTTAGAGCGTCGCCAAGATAATTTAGCAGTATTCAACCAGGCATCGAATGGTGCCATTGTGCTGGATAACCTGTTTATTGAAGGCGATTTCCGTAAACGTGCTTTCTATCAAATCGGCGGCTCCATTGAGCACCGTGATGTTAACTCAACGGAAAAAGTGGATAGTAAAAAAATCGGTGCGGGTGAATCGGTTGATGTTAAAGCGCCGTGGAAATACGGTCCTTACGCAACAACCGAAGAGGCATTTAAACGCCGTGGTCGTGACGTGTCTGAGTTCTCTGAGCTGGTGGGCACCGATGCGGCAGATGCTTCCCTAGAGGGTTACATTAAATACTCGCTGGCGGCATTGGCAGCAGCCATCGGGAGTAATAAAGCAATGGTTGTCACGGCAGACATTGCCACCGACGGTAAGAAAACACTGACCAAAGGGTTACGTAAATACGGTGATAAATTTAACCGTGTTAATTTGTTTGTCATGCACTCAACGACCTATTTTGACATTGTTGATCAGGCTATTGATAACAAAGTGTATGAAGAAGCGGGTGTGGTTATCTATGGTGGTCAGCCAGGCACGCTGGGTAAACCTGTTCTAGTCACAGATACCGCGCCAGTCGATGCTATCTTTGGTCTTGTTCCTGGTGCGGTGACTATCACCGAATCTCAAGAGCCAACTTTCCGCTCATTTAACATTAATGATAAGGAAAACTTGGAAATTGGCTATCGCGGTGAGGGCACAGTAAATGTGGGTGTTCTAGGCTATAGCTGGGATGAGACGAAGGGTGAGAACCCCGATTTAACCAAACTCGGTACGGAAGGAAACTGGAAGAAGCATTTTAAGAGCGACAAGATGACCGCAGGTGTAATGATCAAACTGACCACTGAAGCGGGAAAGTAACTCTGTCAGCGGATAAAACGTCCGCTATCGCTGACAGTGCCGATGTTGTGACCGTCACACTCAATTACACCAAGGGGAACTCGCCAATTGAGGGGGCTGCCGTTAATTGGTCAACAACGGGGGGTAATTTGAGTGTGACATCCTCTAAGACGGGCAAAGCGGGTGGCGCGACAGTGAAACTGACCTCGGATACCGAAGGTCAATTCATTGTCACTGCGACAACCGATGGAGTGACTCAGTCAACGGATGAAATTACATTTACGGCTAAGCCACCTGAAGGTGGTAAATAACTTAAAGGGGTGTAATGCCCCTTTCTTATTTTGAGGGGCTTATGATTGATTCAGATAAAACCTCCCTGACCTTTAACAGCTATGCTAGCGTAGCGGATTTAAAGGCCTATGCTTCAGCAAGGCAGTTAACGCTCCCTAATGAGGGATTAGAAGGATTGCTCATTGTGGCCATGGACTATCTCGAATCTCAAAAATGGTTAGGTAAGCGAACCGATGTTCATCAGCCGCTCTCTTTTCCACGTACGGGATTAATTCGTGATGGTATTGCGGTTTCAAGTGAGATTATCCCTCAGCAAGTTATCCAAGCCCAATGCCGCTTAGCCATTGAATCTCAAGAGAACGACCTACAACCCACTTTAGGCGGGGAAATCATTGCAGAACGTATTGAGGGTGCAATTGATTTGAAATACGCGGAAGGCACCAATACAGGCGCACCGAATTTTGCTTGGTTGAAAGGTTTGTTATCGGGCTTGATTGATATCTCTGAGGGGTTCGCTATTAATACGTTTGCAATGAGGTAGCCATGAATATCTATCAGCGTGGTCACCACACAGCGTTGCGAATGCTGAAAAAATACGGTGCTTCATACCCAGTTAAACGGGATGGCAAACATTGGGTTGATGATGAGACGGGAAAAGAGTACCACGATCCTGAAACTGAGTTTCTCGCCACAGGGGTTAAGGTGCAATACAAACCTCATGATATTGACGGGACGCTTATTCTAGCGACAGATATCAAAATGGTCTTTTCACCTGACACGGTTATTCAAAAAGGGGATCGGGTATTCGTTGACGGCGTGTGGTTGCGTGTTCAAGAGCCTAACCCAATTAAACCTGCTGAACTCGTAATTTGCTATCAATCTCAATTGAGGGCGTGACATGTCACAATCATTTATGCGTTCAATTAACCTGTTTGTTGATAATGCCCAAACAGACATGGAAACGGTTGTTAAGAAAACGGGGTTTAAAATTTTGGCTCAGTTGGTTCAAATGTCACCTGTCGGTAATCCTGAACTCTGGGAAGTCAACCAGACGGCAGTCAGTTATAACCAAGCAGTATTTGAACACAATGAAGAACTTAGGAAAGACCCTAATAACCTTACTCCAAAGAAACGTCAGTTAAAAAAGCGCGTGCGTGTCAATGACTCCATGGATATCAAAGCCCCTCCAGGTTATACAGGTGGGCGGTTTCGGGGTAACTGGCAAGTGACGTTTGATACACCTGCAGACGGGGAGACAGGACGAATTGATAAATCAGGCCGAATGACCGTCTCTATGGGAAATTACGTCATTAAGCACTTCAAGGTAGGCATGAGTGCTATCTACTTTACCAATAATGTGCCCTATGCTTACCCGTTAGAAATGGGCCATTCAAAACAAGCCCCGAATGGCATGGTGGCTATCACTGCACAGAATGTGAGTCAGTTCTTTAGAGAGGCCATGGCTGAGGTGAAATCATGAAGCAATCCGAAATTAATCAGTCAATACGTGCGCTGGTGGCTCAGATTGCGAAGCAAGAGGGGTTAAAGGTCGCATGGCCTAATATGGCTTTTGATGAAATTAACTCCCCTTATCTGCAAATGCATATTTTGCCAGCGGCAACGGAGAATATGGGGCTAGCGCTCGATATGCCGATTTTTAAAGGGGTCATTCAAATTAATCTTGTGGGTAAAGTGGGGAGCGGTGACGAACACTTAAGCCTGATTGCGGATAATATTAAAACTCAGCTTGAGAATGGGCTCACACTGAACAAAACCCTTTATCTCAATAGTGAGCCAAATCAATTACCCCCTCTCGTGGGGGATACCCACTACACCATTCCCATACGCACATCCTATCGATGTGATTCAGTTCGATAACACCGCCAGCTGGCGGTTTTTTTATGCATAAATAAAGAGGTTCATTATGGCGGAATATAGCATTCCTAATGGTTCTACTGTTTCGGTTTCCAGTGGATATGGTGAAGCAATCGCGATTACTGCCGCATCGAATGCCAGTGAGGTTGTTCTTACTGTTGCAAGCGCGGGCGATATTAAAGCGGGTGATGTTGTGATTATCAGTGACAGCTGGAGTAATTTAAATGGCCCTAAACGGGTTAAAACGGTTGCAGCCAGCAATATCACCATTGAAGGCTTTGACAGTACGGATAAATCTAAATATCCAGCAGAAGAAGCAATGGGCACTATCAAGAAGGTCACGGGTTGGACGCAAATCAAACGTGTGACGACGGTGGGCATTGAAGGGGGCGACCAGCAGTCCACCAGCATTCAGTTTCTTGAGGATGATCAGGCAATCAGCCTTGATACCTTTAAGAACCCGTACATCATTACTTACACATTAGCTTATAACGCCGATGCTAAACATCATGCCTTATTGCTGGATTATGATGAAAGTAAATCGCTGGTGGCTGTGCGTTTTTATAATAAACGCGCCGAGCAAGATCGCTATTATTTGGCATCGACCTCGTATAAAGAAATCCCTGATACGGCGGTGAACGAAATTGAAACAACGACTGTTCGCTTCTCTTTGCGTTCTAAACAGTCTGTCTACGCCCACGCAAAGTAATCCCGGTATCTGAGCTCACCATTGATAAACCGATTGCCACAGGTGTTGTGGGAGAGGTGATTTTACTCAACCTCACCTTAACACCTGCCAATACATCCAATCAGAATGCGATGTGGAAGAGCTCTGATACCGCAAAAGCGACTGTGAATAGCACAGGTCAAGTTACACTAAAAGCCGCGGGTAAAGTGACTATCACTGCCACTGTTGACGGTGTGACAGTCAATTCAGTTATTACAATCAATGAAAAGGCGAATAATGGCTAAGTTAACCTACAACCCAACACCGACATTTGAACACACCGTCAAAATCACAACACCTGACGGTAAACAAGGTGATTTACCGTTTGTATTCGTTCACAAAAAAATGAGTGAACTGGATGAGATGGGGAAAGCTGACGATCTAACCGATACAGGATTCTTGCTTCAGATTGCGAAAGGGTGGGGATTTAAAGATCGCGAGTTTAACCACGATAATGTGGCAGAATTTTTCGATAACTACCCAGGGGCAGCTTTCGAAATTTTTACTTCCTATCGCCAAGCGCTCTTAGGTATTCGGGAAAAAAACTCCTAGCGGTTGCGCAGGCACTTTACAGTAAGCCACTGTCAGCGATTGAATTAGATTTGCTGGGGGATCTTGATGATGATGACATTGAGGTTACCCCAGATATTGAAGCTTCAGTCACGCTATTCCAAGCGCTATCAACACAATGGCGGGTCAGTATGGATGGTCCTACTGGGATTGATTATACCGTTATTCCCATGCTGGCCAGCGCTTACGGTATTTGTGATCTGGCAACCGTGATTAAAGATATTCAACTGATGGAGTCAAAAGCTTTAGAATTGATCCATAAAAAATAGTGCGGTGATACCCTAGTATTTATGTGCACTAAACAGGTTTTATTGTGTATGCATGTATTGTTTTAGTTCCTAAAAATGATCTTTACAATTTAAATGCTTAGAATATACTGTATATAAATACAGTTATATTTTGGTGCATCATGAAGCTAGAACTTATCGATTCCGAGTCAATTATCAATATTCCACTTTTCCTAGACCGTGTGCCTGCGGGATTTCCATCACCTGCGGCTGACTATATGGAAGAGAGGATAAACCTTAACAGTACGCTGATTAAGCACCCTGACAGTACGTACATGTTGCGTGTCGAAGGTAATTCGATGATTGATGCGAATATCAATGATGGTGACGTTGTTATTGTTGATAGCGCGCTTGTTGCAAAGGATGGGGATATTGTTATCGCTAGCGTTGATGGTGAATTCACAGTAAAGAGACTGAAGTCTCATCCACCTATGTTAATGCCTATGAACCCTGACTTTCAACCTATACACATAGGTGACACACAGGACTTACAGATATTTGGTGTCGTAACGTTCATCATCCATAAGGCGCAATAATGTTCGCGCTTGTTGATGTTAATTCGTTTTATGCGAGCTGCGAGAAAGTATTTAGGCCAGACTTAGCGGGAAAGCCAGTAATCGTCCTGAGTAACAATGATGGTTGCGTGATTGCCCGGTCAGCGGAAGCAAAAAAACTCGGTGTAAAAATGGGTGAGCTTTACTATGAGCGAAGAAGTTATTACCGACAAAATAACATCAACATATTTAGTTCTAACTATGCGTTATATGCTGACATGAGCAATAGAGTGATGTCGCTGTTATCAATGTATGCTCCACGCTTGGAGATATATTCGGTAGATGAGGCGTTCCTTGATTTCACTGGTATGGCTCATACATTTAATCTAGAAGAATACGGGCGAGAGATTCAATCAACAATATTGCAGCGAACACATTTGCCAGTGGGCGTTGGAATAGGCCCAACTAAAACTCTGGCTAAGATTGCTAATCACGCATCTAAAACGTGGAAGAAAACTGGCGGTGTGGTCGAGCTATCTGATAGAAATCGGCAAAAAAAGTTGCTGTCACTTATTCCGATTGAGGAAGTGTGGGGCATTGGTCGTAGAATCTCAGCTAAGTTAAGAGTTATGGGTATCTATACTGCTTTAGACTTAGCCGATGCGCCAGTGGCCACAATACGTAAAACCTTTGGCGTAACGCTAGAAAGGACGCTCCGCGAACTAAATGGCGAGTCTTGCATTGAGCTTGAAGAAGTCAGGAAGGTTAAGCAGCAAATACTATGCTCACGTTCTTTCGGTAAGAAAGTTTTAGATATTGAAACTATGCGCAAGGCAGTTTGTGATTACGCAGAGCGTGCAGCGGAGAAGCTACGCGAAGAAAAGCAGCGATGCCGAATCATTGGCCTATTCATACAAACAAGTCGCCATGCATCAGGCGATGATTATGCCAACAGCGTCAGCATTAGGCTTGAATACCCTAGCAGCGACACGCGGGACATCATCAATGCTGCCATGCGTGGATTAGATTCCATATGGCGAGATGGTTACCGCTACTATAAAGCAGGGATAATGTTGTCTGACTTCACAGATTCAGACATTACTCAGTTCGATATGTTTTCGACTCAAAAGCCATTTAAAAACAGTGATGAACTGATGAAAACATTAGACACAATAAACAATAGAGGCCTAGGCAAAGTCTGGTTTGCTGCGAAAGGTGGTGATCGTGGATATCAGATGAAGCGAGAAATGTTATCACCAGCATACACAACAAATTTCAATGAGTTACCAGTAGTAAAAGCAAAGTAATCCACTTCAACTATTATTATGGTTGTATTTCTCCAAAAAATCCCTTTTGCTTCAATTTGCATCCTCGCTAAGCTAACATTACTGAAACTAACAGGTGGGATGGATAGATGAGAAAACTATTATTAGGACTTTTACTTTGCTCTGTTGGATTTGGGGCTGTTGCTGACTGGAAGTATTCGGAGAAAGTTGATGAAATGCGGGGAACTACTCAGTACTTTGCAAGCTTAGCACCTGAAAAAGAAAACGAAGGTGTGAAGTTAATAATTAAAGCTGAAAGCCAAAATAATCAAGAGGTGTATGATTTCCATTTTGAACTAGAAGGTGGTGACTTTGATTGCAAATTGGGTAAGCTGTGTTCAGGCCTTATAAAGATTAATAATCATAAAATCAAAGAGCTGCTTGTCGAAGTTGATAAAGTTCGACAATCCGAGGCTTCAATAATTGGCGCTTTTAAATTTGCAAATGATTTAGCCGATTCACGAACTATCTACATAGAAGTCCCTGTATTTGGCAAAGGCATGATGCAATTTAAGTACGAACCCAATAAACTAAAATGGTTGATGTAACAATCATCCACAGTCACATATAACCACCTTCGGGTGGTTTTTTTGTACCCGAGGAAAGTTATGACACAAGAAATAGCCAGTATTTCATTTAAGGTCAGCACTAGCGAGCTCGAAAAAGGCTCTAAAGCACTAAATGATTTACAACAAGCCGCCAGCAGAACAGACCAATCCATAGATGAGTTAAATAGTACATTTAAACAATCTGAACCCGCACATAAAGCGGCAGCCCGTTCTATTTCCGAGTTAACCCAAAGGCAAAAGGAAACTGCTGTAGCTGTTGAGGCTATGAATGCGAAGTATAAGGAAAATGCCTCATCACTGCGAGATCAGATTCAGTCTATAAAGAAAGCCGGTGATGCAAGTAACCAATTTGCAGAGATCCTAAAAAGACTGAACAGCCAGTATGAAAGTGGAAGAATTAGCGGAGTACATTTTGCCATACTGGAAAATCAGATTAAAAAAGCAGTCAGAGAGACCGAAACCGGGAATACAAAAGTTGCTGATTCGTTCGCGAGGCAAATTGAAAGCATTGAAAAAGTATCGGGTTCTACAGCAAAACTGACCGCAATAAGAGAAAATCTGACCCAAGTATACCAAAAAGGCAACATTGATACCGAGCGGTATCAGGCATTACTTGAAGATATCACTAATCGTACCAGTGGATTATCTGTTGCTGAAAAAGAGCTTTCTGTACTAAAGGACTCTTTCCTACGAAAAATGCATGAGCAAGTTTTTCTGTATGGCGCTAGTAAAACTGAAATGTTGTCGTACAAAGCCGCTCAAATGGGGATTTCAAAAGAAGCAGCTCCCATCATCACCCAGATGAAAAAGCAGGAAGAACGCACAGCAAGGCTGGCTTCCGAGCAAAAACAAGCGGCGCAAGCCGCAAGAGAGCTAGCCAGAGAACAACAACTGGTCGCAGCGGCTGAAGCTAGGGAGGTTCAAACTAAAGAAAACTTTATTCAAGCGTTGAAAAATGAAGCGGACGCAATAGGTAAAACAAAATCTGAATTGCTACAAATGAAAGCGGCTCAATTAGGTGTGAGTCAACAGGCTGAACCGTATTTAGCGAAGTTAAAACAGCAAGATCAGGCCTACCGCAATGGCGCTATTACATTAGGGCAGTATCGTAATGCTATGCGGCAATTACCGATGCAAATGACGGATATTGTGACGTCATTAGCTTCCGGCATGCCTATTTGGTTGGTCATGGTTCAGCAAGGCGGGCAGATTAAAGACTCCTTTGGTGGTGTTGGGAATTCATTTAAAGCGGTATTGTCATTAATTACACCAATGCGTATTGCAATGTTAGGGCTGGTGGGAGTGACTGGTTCATTAGCAATTGCAGCTTATAAAGGCTCGAAAGAATTCACTGAGTACAATAAGCAGCTTATTTTGACCGGGAGTTATGCAGGAAAAACCGCTTCGCAACTTGATTCATTGGCTAAACAGCTTTCTGGTAATGGTATTACGCAATATCGTATGGCCGATGCATTAGCGAAAGTGGTTGGCTCTGGTGCATTCTCAGGCAATCAAGTCGGTATTGTTGCTGATATTTCTGCGAAGATGGAAAAAGCAGTCGGGCAGGATATTGATAAAACGATTGAGCACTTTAAACGTCTTAAAGATGATCCAGTTAAAGCGGTAACAGAGTTAAATAACTCGTTGCATTTTTTAACCGCTAAGCAATATGAGCAAATTGCGGCAGCAGAAGCGCAAGGCCGCACTGAAAAAGCGGCTGAACTAGCTACGAAAGCCTATGCCGAGGCAATGAATCAGCGCTCAATGTCTATTGTGGATAACCTTGGTACTTTAGAACGTGCGTGGAATTGGATTGAGAACGCCGCGACTAAAGGTTGGGATGCTATGTTAGGTGTAGGACGAAATCCGGGTCTTGCACTCGAAAGGCAGACCGCTTTTACTGAATTACAGGAAGCGCAAAAAGAGTACAAAAGGCGAGCTCAAAACTTAAGCTATAGCGAAGGATACAAAGGAGATAATCCGAGCATAAGGAGAGATGCAGAGCGTTTAAAGGAAGCTGAGCGTGAAGTTGAACTCAAAACACAAGCCTACGAACTTATTGACAAAGCGTGGGCAGCAGATGGGCTAAAAGTTGAGCGTGAGCGATTGGCTCGACAAGATGAAGAAAGGGCGATTAAGAACCAAGAGCTTTTCAACGCTAAAGTTAGGCAAGGCCAAACAGCTGCTCAGCGCCGCAATGAGGAAGAAAAAGAGCTTAATCGACTAATCCTAGAAAATAAACGCGACGCTAAAGAAGGTCGAGCGTCTCTTTTTACTCAAGAAGATATTGAGGCTGCTAGGAGGGGGATTCAGGAACGAAATAAAGACAAAAAAACGCCTAAAGGCTCATCTTTCCGCCCTGATTACGGTACCCGCCATGATGAAGATCTCCAAAAGCAGCTTTTAGCACTCGAGGCGCAAACAAAAGTGGCTCGTGATTTCTCACAAACAGGTGACCGCATTGTGAGTAATGAACGAAAGCAACTTATGCTTACTGAGGCCCAATTCACTATCTTGGATAGGATTGTTAAAAATGGTGAACGTCAATTAACGGCTGATGAAAAATCACTGCTAATGAGACGCGAGTCTATTTTATCTGGACAGCGTGAACTAGCAGTTAAAGGTGATGCTTTAGAAAAGCAAAACCGCGAAAACAAGCTGCTTGAGGAAAGAGCTAAGCGTGTTGCTGAAATTGAAGACCGGATCCGAGCGTTACGCGGTAGCGCAGGATTAACCGATAGACAATACCAGCGTAATATCGCATTAGAAAAGGCGGATTCACCCGAGCAAAAAGCCAAGTTAGAAGAGTTTTACCGTGAGGAAGATGAACTTCGGGGAAACTGGCGTGACGGTATCAAAAAGGGCTTTGCGGAGTTTGAAGAAGATGCAACCAATACTTATGGAAAAGTCGCCCAAGCCTCGCAGTTTGCTTTTGTTGGAATGACTAATTCTCTTACGGATTGGGCTATGACAGGCAAGGCTAATTTTGGTGATTTTGGGCGTTCGTTTGCTCGGATGGTTACCGATATGCTGATAAAGGCTGCAGCACTAAAGGCGATGACAGCAGCATTTGGTGGTACTAGCTTTGGTAACTTCTTAGGTATTAAGCCGGGCTTTGCGCGTGGTGGTTTTACGGGGGCAGGTGACAAGTACGAACCTGCAGGCGTTGTCCATAAAGGTGAGTTTGTTTTCACAAAAGAAGCCACAAGTCGTTTAGGTATTACCTCATTAATGTCATTAATGAAAAGCGCTGAAAAGGGCTATGCTTCTGGTGGATACGTTGGAAACAATCATCCTATGGCGAATGTGCCTGTTCAGCGTATGTATGGAATGCAAGGCGCTGGTGGCGTTAATGTAAACCTTAATCTTGGCGGTATTAATGTTGAGGCGGGGCAAGTGCAGCAGCAACAAAATACTTTTTCTAATATGGACTTAAATTCTATTGAAAGATCCCTGACAAATAAGATTAAGCAGCTTTTGGTCAGTGAAGGGCAGGAAGGTGGCGATCTGTATAAAATAGTCAAAGCCATTACAGGTAACAGATATTAATTAAGAGCCACCAGCACGGTGGCTTTTTTATTGAGGCATATGTGATGGATGAATTTAAGTGGCGAACTCAGGTTCAGGATTCACCCGTAGGTGAGTTTAGGCATCGAGTTAGAGAGGTGGTGTTTGGCGACGGGTATAAGCAGGTTGCGGGGGATGGCATTAACCCCGAATCGCAGTCATGGCCCATTACCTATACAGGGCTAAAAGTTGATGTTATTCCTATTTTAACTTTCATTCGACAACACACAACAACGTCTTTTATCTGGATATCACCCTTAGGTGAGAAAGGGCTGTATCGAGTGAAAGCTGACTCTATCTCAATGAAACCCGCTGGTGGTCGAACTATTACGATATCAGCAACATTTGAACAGGCGTTTAGTGCATGAATATCACTTCTGATGTACAAAAATTAGAGCCCGGCAACCGCATTCAATTAGTTGAAATCGATGGCAGCGAATTTGACGGTTCCATTCTTCGTTTTCATGCTTATAACTTACCACACACGGAAGCAGAGCTTGAAGCAATCACGGATGATATACGGCCCAAATCAATTTGGTGGCAAGGTAACGAATATGCGGCTTGGGCTTATGAAATTAAAGGTGTTGCCAAAAACAGTGATGGAAGTCCAACGAAACCTCTATTAAAAGTTTCAAATATTGACGGGTTAGTCTCTTCGCTTTGTTTGCAGTTTGACGATATGGCACAGGCGAAAGTAACAATTTACGAAACATTTTCGCATTATTTAGATAGCCGAAATTACGTTGAAGAAAACCCAACGGCTAACCCCGATGAGCATTTTTCACAGGTTTACTATATTGAACAAAAAACCAGCGAAGTTGCTGGGGATGCAGTTGAGTTCAGATTAGCGAGTCCGTTCGATTTGCAGGGGATGATGATACCTGTTCGACAAATCCATAATCTCTGTTTCTGGTGTATGAAAGGTGACTATCGTAGTGGTCGAGGGTGTAACTATACGGGGAATAAATATTTCGATGAACGGGGAGAGCCTGTTGAGGATCCCGCATTAGATAAATGTGGAGGGCTCATTAACGATTGTAAAAAACGTTTTGGCGAAAATGAACCCTTGGACTTTGGAGGGTTCCCAGCAGCAGGATTGATACGATGATCACAAAGAAATTAACTGAGGCGATATTTCAGCATGTTAAGCTGGAATACCCCAAAGAGGCATGCGGTGTTATTTGTCAAAAAAGCCGAGTTAAAAAATACTTCCCCTGCAGTAACCTTTCCGATAAACCCAATGAACATTTTGAACTTTCTCCAGAAGACTATGCCGTTGCTGAAGATTGGGGGGAGCCTATTGCGATTGTGCATAGTCATTGCGGGGATGGCGCTACGACTCAACCGAGCGAAATCGATAAATTACAATGTGATGCAACGGGGTTGCCGTGGGTTATTGCATCATGGCCAGAAGGAGATGTTAGACTCATTCAGCCTCGAGTAGAACGCGAGTTGGAAGGGCGTCCCTTTGTGCTGGGCCATGCAGATTGTTGGTCTTTAATTATGGATTACTACCGACAAAAACACGGTATTGAGCTGCATAACTACAGCGTCGATAGGCACTGGTGGGAAGAGGGCGAAAATTTGTATATGGATAATTACCAGACAGCGGGTTTTGTTGATGTTACGGGCGATCCGAAAGAAGGCGACATGATTATCATGCAAGTACAAGCCGATGTGCCAAACCATGCAGGGGTGATAGCCGACGGCATGTTACTTCACCATCTATATGGCCAACTGAGTCGACTTGTCCACTACAGCGATTATTGGCGTGATAGGACAGTTAAAATTGTTCGGAGGAAAGAGTTGGTATGAGTTCACTTAAAGTTATCCGGTTATATGGGGTGTTAGGTTTTAGGTTTGGACGAGTTCATCATTTGGCTATTGATTCCCCTCGTGAAGCCATAAAAGCCTTATCTGTGCTCTATGAGGGGTTTGAGCAATTTCTAGCGAATGCACACCTTAAAGGGTTAGAGTTCGCGGTATTTAAAGGTAAGCGCAATATCAGCGAAGATGAGCTGAATTTAGATACCAGCGAAGAAATTCGCATTGCACCGGTAATAAAAGGGAGTAAGCGCGGGGGATTTTTCCAAACAGTACTGGGGATCGCTATGATTGGGCTTGCGGTCTGGAACCCTGCATTTTTAGCTATGTCAGCTACAACCAATAGCGCTTTAATGTTAGGCGGGGCAGCAATGGCAATTGGTGGTGTCGTTCAGATGCTATCCCCACAACCGCGTGGTTTATCCATACGCCAAGATGCAGATAATAAACCCTCATATGCTTTTGGTGGCGCAGTCAATACCACAGCCCAAGGTAATCCAGTACCACTACTTTACGGGCTTGGCCGCCGTGAAATCGGTGGCGCAATTATCTCTGCAGGGATATACACCGAAGATCAGCAATAAATCACATCAACTTTCTATGTTAAATAGCGGCTTAATTGCCGTTTTTTTATGGGTGAAATATGAGAATTCAAGGCGCGAAAGGTGGGAGTTCCAAACCTCGGACACCCGTAGAGCAAAAAGACAGCCTATTAGCAGAATCAACGGCAAAGTTACTGCTTGCTATTTCTGAAGGGGAAATTGCTGGTGGGTTAGATGATACGTGTATTTTTCTTGATGATACCCCAATCGGTAATGCTGATGGTTCTAAAAACTTTGAAGGTGTGACGTGGGAATTTCGTTCTGGTAGTGAACATCAGGAATATATTCAAGGCATCCCTTCCGTTGATAATGAAATTGCGGTGGGGATGGAGTTAAAAGACGATCAGCCATATGTAAGAACGGTTAATAATACCCAGTTATCGGCGATCCGCATTCGTTTGTCTGCGCCTCAATTTCTCCAACAGCACGATAACGGCGACACCACAGGTTACCGTGTCGATTATGTCATTGAGCTTTCCACGGATGGTGCTGGCTATAAGGACGTGGTTAAATCTGCCTTTGACGGTAAGACCACCAGCGAGTACCCAAGAACACATCGTATTGATTTACCGAAAGCTTCTACAGGTTGGCAAGTCCGTGTTCGTCGTTTAACGAAAAACCAGAATAATGCACGCATTGCGGATCGGATTAATATTGCTGCGATTGCGGAAGTAATTGACGCCAAATTGCGGTACCCAAATACAGCCCTGTTATTTATTACCTTTAATGCCCGTCAATTTAATAACCGCATCCCTAAAGTCAGCGTGCGCCCAAAAGGGGGCTTGTTGATTAAGGTACCAGCAAACTATGACCCCATTAATCGAACATATTCGGGGGGGTGGGATGGAACGTTTAAACTGGCCGCAACGAATAACCCAGCATGGGTATTTTATGACTTAGTATTAAATAACCGTTACGGCTGTGGTGACCGTATCAAGGCGTCACAAATTGATAAATGGGATTTGTATAAAATTGCACAATATTGTGACGAATTAGTCCCAGATGGACATGGTGGTGACGGTAAAGAGCCCCGCTTCTTGTGTGATGTGTATATTCAATCGCAAGAGTCGGCTTATACCGTCCTGCGTGATATCGCCGCAATTTTCCGTGGTATGACGTTCTGGGCAGACAATAAAGTCAAAGCGGTTGCTGATATGCCTGCCAGTATTTTCCGTACTTTTACCAATGCGAATATTGTCGGTGGTAAACCCTCTTATTCAGGTGGCAGTACTCAGAACCGCTATACACAAGCACTGGTTTCTTTTACGGATATTAATAACCACAGCAATGATGATATTGAGCCCGTAGTCGATTTAAAGCTTCAGCGACGTTACAAGACTGTGCGTAAGGTGGAGTTATCCGCTATTGGGTGTACCCGTCGAAGCGAAGCCAATCGCCGTGGACGCTGGGCATTATTAACCAATGCCAATGACCGCATGATTTCCTTTGCAACGGGGTTAGAGGGCGCAATACCTTCTCCTGGTCATATTATTGCTGTTGCTGACTCATCCCTTGCGGGGCGCAATACGGGGGGCCGCATTTCATCCGTAGAGGGTCGTAAAATTACCCTCGATAGAACGACCTCAATTAAAGCCGGTGATCGCTTAATCGTGAATTTACCGAGTGGCGGCTCTGAGGGGCGAACAGTTACAGCCGTAAATAAAAAGGTGGTGACGGTTTCTGTTGAATATTCGCAGGTACCGCAAAAAGAAGCCGTCTGGGTCGTGGATTCTGACGACTTAGCCGTTCAATTGTATCGGGTCATTAATATCAGTGACAATGCTGATAATACCTACACCATTAACGGTACCATTCATAACCCTGACAATTATGATCACATTGATTCAGGGGCGCGTATTGATGAACGGCCCATTACGGTTATTCCGCCAAATGTGCAGCCAGCGCCTAAAAACGTGCGTATTTCCTCCTATTCTCAAGTAGACCAAGGTATTGCATTCACCACATTGCGTGTTGATTGGGAAGCTGCTGAAAGTGCGATTGCGTATGAAGCTGAATGGCGTCGAGATAACGGTAACTGGATAAATGCCCCGCGTACATCAACGCTGGGTTTTGAGGTTAATGGTATTTATGCTGGGCGTTATCAAGTTCGCGTACGGGCGATTAATGCGTCTGAGATTTCCAGCGTGTGGGCCAGTGCAGAAGAAACTCAGCTCAACGGTAAAGAAGGTAATCCACCGAAGCCACTTAACTTGCGTGCAACATCAGAGGTTTGGGGCATTACATTGGACTGGGGCTTTGATGTAAATACCAGCGATTCTCTTAAAACAGAGCTGCAGTATTCCCTCGAAAACAAAGCTGATTCTATGCAGTTGCTGGCGGATGTGCCATACCCACTTAAATCTTATCGCATGTCTGGCCTTAAAGCGGGCACGCGCTTCTACTTTCGTGCAAGGTTGGTAGATAAAAGCGGTAACCAGTCAGAATGGACAGGGCTGGCGTTAGGTGAGTCTTCGGCAGATGTTGAAGGGATACTGACTGTTGCGGGTGAAAACTTCCTCAGCAATGAAGCTGGCCAGCGAATGGAGTCTCGAATTGAGGATATTGAAGAAGAGCAAGTCAATATCAAACATGACATCGTTGATGTTGATAGCAAGACAATTGAACTTGATAACAAGGTATTAAATCTTAATACCGATTTAGCAATCGTTAATGAAACAGCATTGCAAAATCAAATTTATGCAACGAAATTGAGTTATGAATTCAAGCGCGAGACAGTCAGAACCGAAGGGAAAATATTCCGACTTGAAGAAGTTAATGCACAGCAAGATGCTGCAGCAGCGCGTTTTCAAGAGCAAATCAGTGCCAGAGTGGATTACAACACTTCTGCGATTCTTCGCGTTGAACATGCTCAAGTCACGCTTGAAGAAGCCACTGCGGAGAAAATCAACCAAGTAACAGCGGAAGTTGACGCAGCCAAAGGACGTATCACAACGGTTGAGAAAACCACTGCGACACTGGAAAAAGCACAGGCCGAGCTCAAGCAAACCACAATTGCAGAGTTTGGCGATATTTACGGCGCGATCACTCGCATGGAAATTGCGAACACTAACAAGGAAATCGCCCAAGCCGAAACAGCAATGCAGACCATTGCTAGCTTTAGCAAGATGACTGACCGCTTGCGAACCTCTGAAGCCAGCATTTTACGGAATGAAAAAGCGATAGCGACGGCAGACAAAGCGATAGCGGAAACGGGTGTTCAACTTAAAGCGCATATTGATGATACTGCGGCAAATATCACTGATATCAAGAAAGTTCAGGTTGAACAAGACAAGGCACTCACCCAAACCCGAGAGCAGCTCACTGCGGATATTAAAGCGGGTGATGACAAACTGAAGGGGGATATTGATAAACAAGGGCGCGAGTTGTCGGATGTAAGTAGTGTTGTTGATTCTCAAAAAACGGCTATTGCTAATTTGGAAGAAACAACAACAGAAACGAAAGAAAATCAGCAAAGTATCTATGAAGAAATGCATGCTAACTTTGCACAGGTACGCAAAACCCAAGCGGATCAAGCATTATCACAAGCGGAGTCGACATCTCAAACTACAGCGGAAGTAAGTAAAGTCCGTAACGATAATCGCAAAATCAAGGCGCAAGTTGAGCGTACGGAAGATGTAACAGCCACGCTGGAAAAAGCCCAAGCGAAGTTATCCGAAAAAGTTTCCGCTTTGAATGAAGAAACGGAAGCGGCATTTGTTCGCGTCACAGAGTCAATCGCTGAAAAAGACAAGGCCCAAACCCAGCACACCGAGCAAACCCGTGCGGAGTTACAGAAAAACATTGATGAGAAAGGTCAGCAAATCGATGAGCAAGGAAAGGTCATTGATAAGCAAGGTAAAGATCTTTCTAACGTCAGTTCAGCGGTAACTAAAAACACCAATGCGATAGCTGACACTAATAAAACCATTGCAGAAAACGAGGAGAAAACAAGTAGTCGCTTTGAGGGGAATGAAGCTGATATTGCTCATATGCAGAAAACAGAAACAGACAAAGAGTCTTCCCAAGCGGAAACGCTCTTACAGCTTGCTGTGCAAAATATGAAGCAAGGCAATGATGCAAGGGTAATTAAGGCTAGCATCATTGAAACTAATAAGCTGATTGCTACCAATGAAAAAGCCCATGCTGAAAAATTTATCCAGTTGAATGCACAGTACGAACAAAGCAATGCTCGCTTTACTCGTATTGAAAAAGCGATTTCAGACAATGAAAAGGCTCAAGCGGCAGCTAATGAGTTAATTCATTCCGAACTTAAGGACACTAAAGCGGAAATTGAAAAACGGGCGGAGACCTCAGTTGATCATAAGGGAAATGCATCATCGGTATTTAGCATCAAATCAGCGGTTATGCTCAATGGTCAGTACTATGAAGCACAAATGATGATTGGCGCTATTGTCAAAAATGGAAAAGTGACGACGCAAATTGGTTTCAGTGCTGACACATTTGGTATTTTCAATCCCTCCAGCGGCAAGTTGGAACCCGCATTTATGGTTGTTAATGGGCAAGTTGTTATTAATGAAGCGTTTATCAATAAAGCGGTGATAGGCAGTATTGTTGTGCAAACGGATATGCGCTCACCTGACTATGTGCCGGGTAAATCGGGTATGCGTATCGATATGCAAAACGGTGTATTTGAAACAAACAGTAATGATGGTGATTACTCAGTTATCCGAAACAGTAAAGGTAACTACTTCAAATATAAAGGGGTGTATATTATGGAGCAAGGATGGTTCTTATGATTGATAGGTTATTCGGTCTAAAGATCCGCAATTTAGACGGCAGTGAGTTTGTGTTTAATGAGCACACTGCCCCTGCGACAAACCTTTGGACTCGTTATGTCAAAAGAAGCGATGGACTATCTCCAGATGGTGGTTGGCTAACATACAAATGGAATTGTCCCAATGAAATTCCAGAAGGGTATGGGTTCCAAGTGGTTTCTTTGAGTGCAGCAGAGGTGACGTTTACGCAAAGTGGCGATAGGCGCTATGTATCAGGCACAAAGGATAAAATTGCGTATAGCTCAAATGGTAGAAAAGTCACAGTGATGGGAATGATGGATTATGACTTAAACTATGTGAAAATTATTGCATTTCCAACTATTGAATCCCAAAAGGTTACTCGTGGTTTTGGGTTAAAAGTGATGGGGAGCTCTATCTTTCTGGAAAATACACCACCTCTTGGTTATGCCTACGCGACTCACAAAGCAAAGGTCTATATTACAGAGGGATTTAACATCGGAGAGACCTTCCCAGGCTTAACGATTGAGAATGCGGTATTTTTCTTTTATACCGATGATAATAAGTCCTTTATTCGCTTAGAGCCTTCGAACGTCCAAAGCTGGGAGACGTTAAAATGGTGGCGTTATGTTAGTCGAAATCGAAACAGCACCAATATTACCGCCTATTCACCCGCGTGGTATTGGGTTGTTGCTTTTACGAATGTGCAGCCCGCCCAACTGGATACACCCGGCTTTGGCTTAAAAATCCGCAACCTTGAAGGGAAAGTCACATTTAACTCTCAAATGGGTGTAATGACACGGCCTATTACCATTCCGGGCAATCAAATACCGCTAGGCTCGGGTATTAACGTAGATTCCATTCGTCGACCCATGTACACACCGACAAAGGTCGGGGAGATATTCAGCAGTGATGGCGGTTTAGGTTGGTGGCGAGACCTAAATATCGGGAATTTAGGAGAGTCTCAAATCAGTTTATTTCAAACCAGTACCTCTCAGCAACGAGGCTATCATGGCAATCAAACGATAGCCCGAACCGCAACACCCGCTATTTTTCTAGACGCTGCAGATTACTTTCCTTTTCCATAGGTAACCAGATGAAAAAAATTAAATATGCGATATTCGCAGGGATCGTCGTGCTTATTGCTGCGTGCAAATCACCCGTAACAGTCACGCACGAAGTCTGTGAAGGGCTGTTTGTGGTCACACAATCTGACACAAACGAATTCAAGCAACATCACTGTATGAAGTAAGTAAACGAATACCTATAGGCCGCTTAAATGCGGTTTTTTTGTATCTAAATTTCGGAGAATCAATCCTATGTATAATATCGGTACCGTCAGCACCACAGCGAATAGTCCAAAAATAACAGGGACAGGCACACGCTGGAAAGATAACACAACGCTTATTTCAGTGGGTCAAGTTGTGCTGATTGAAAATGGTTCCAACTTGCTCATTAATAGCATTTATTCCATTGAAAGTAACACAGCCTTAACGTTGGCCTTTCCTGTTTCAGCAAAGCTGACTAATGCGAAATATATCATTCTAACAACGATGATTGATTCCATTTCAGATGGCGTTAACAAAGCGACAGCGCAGGTTATTGCGAGTGAAGTCTACACAGAAATTTTAAATCAGTGGATGACGGCTCAGGGTACCATTGATGTTGAATTGCCGACTGGCCAGAAAATCACGCTTCGTACGGTTGCAGAAATGGATAAGCAGCTAGATGGGAAGTTTGATAAAACAGGTGGTTCAGTTGAGGGAGGTCTTTCGGCTACAGGTGCAATTCAAACATCTGGTGGGCAAGTAACGGCGCATACTGCTGGTGGAGTAGGTGCACAGTTAGATAGTAGAGGCGATATAGCAAAAATAAGGTCGAGGAATAAAAACGGAACGTGGTTTGACCATGCAATTCCTGAAACAGCAGGAACATTAATGCAAGTTGGTGATTTAGGCATTGGTGGTTTCGGTGTTGGCATTCCCGGGGGCGACTACGATAAAATAGAGAAATCAGGCTTCTATTCTGGCGTAGGTGGTGGGGCTCACGTTAACGCACCACCACAAACAGGTAGTGGTAATCCACTTTATGGCGCTTTAATGCATGCAGCAAGGTCAGCGAGTGAAGCGTTTATTATTACAGCACATAATAAAGAGGTTACATATAGAATTAAATCAGGTGGGGTGTGGGGAAGTTATTTCAGCGCGTACACAACAGCAAACACAACTAAAGATTCAAACGGCAACTTAAAAGCAGCATCGCCAGTAATAAAGCTCTTCGCTGATGACATTGAGTTAAACGACGAATCTGAAGGCGTTGAAATGGAGCACCTTGGTGTTGGCCATTACCTCATTAAAGGCGTTGTAGGCTTTAATGCAGATGGTGCATGGGGTATCAATAACGGCTTTGTCATTCCTCAAGACCATAACGGTAAAAACATGGTCCTCATTGATTACGAGGTGAGACCAGATGGTGACATTGAAGTTTTTGTTTTCCACCAACAGAACACAGATATGCCAGAACGTTTCCAGAACAAGCGCATTAAGCACTTTGATGAAGAAGGTGTGCCTGTTTACTTCGAAAACTACGAGCCTTGTGACGTACCTGAATCGCGCTGGATAGACATGCGTGTCGAAATGCCACCTAACTCCACCTACAATCAAAAGCAAGCTGAAGCTGAGAGACTCGCTAAGCTAGAAGCAGAGCGATTAGCGCAAGAAGAAGCTAAACGTGCAGCAGAGGAAGCGGAAAGGGTTGAGCAGGAAGCTGCGGAACGTAAACAATATGGTCTTGATGATAATAGTGTATTGCCGTAATTAGGGACAAAAAGCCGCATTATTGCGGCTTTTAATTAATTATTATGATTTAAATAAGGAATATATTAATGCAGATAAATTTCTTGTCCTTTCTTGTATCTTGATATCATCCCAGTCATAGCAACCTGATTTCTCAATATCATTAACAAACCTTTTGACAATATTCATTTTAGATTTTTTATAAAGTTCAAATTTATCAGATAATTTTTTATTACTACACCTTTCATTTATATCATAACCTAAAGGTAATAAGTTACCAAGACTCCCTATATTTTTACTACCAGTTGTGCTTTGCGGTAGTATATGTTCTATAGAGTATTGTCCAGTATTAATTTCATCACTGTTTGATAAAATCCTTTCTAGTTTTTCAAAAATATATCTTATAAGCTTCCCTTGCTGACTTTTTTTATTGGAATAATAAATTCTTTTTTCTAATTCAGCACAAAAAAGTTTTTCATTAGGAAGTTTCCTCTCAAGAAGTTCATTTAAATCATGAACTAACGAAACTCTATTCCTTTTGTTTTCAACAGAATTTAATTGTATTGCAAGTACAGAATAGGTTGAGTCAATACCTGAAGGGCGTTGCTTACATATAGCATTAAATTTAAAGTGAAAATCTTCAATCTTTTTCAATATAGAAATAAGTTCTTTTTGTGGCATTCTTCTTGGGAAATCACGCCTTAATCTTAATAAAGATAAAATAAATGGTCTTGGTATACTAACATTAAAAACATTTAATGCATTAAGAGCTCTAAATATTTCTATTTGATCGGATTGTGGCCAATGTTCATGTGACGGTGATATTATTTGTACATATAAATCAATATCGTCATGAATTTGGTCTAAAAAATCTTTTGGTGAAATAAGTGCAGGTTGATCAGAGGTAGCTCTTTTGAATGATCTATATAATTGCTCATCTCCAACATAGCCTATTTTGGAAAGCCACCAGCATCTAACGTATGTTGTTATTGATTCGTTGGAGTCAGTTTCAGCAAGCTTGTTTACTATATAATCCCATTTTTTCTTTGCTGTATCGATTGGGAAGGTGGATGTGCATGACTGAAAAACTTTATTTTTTATAAGATCTATTGAACTTAAGTTAATCCCTCTTGCATTTAATACCTCAAAGATGTCGTATGCGTCATCTTCAGAATCTACTGATATTTTAACTACTTTTAAAAAATCAGTAAGCATCGTATATAATGCATCTAGACATTGCGCATATTCATTATTGTCATACGTATGATTGCTTTTCTTCAAAAGTAATTTGCATAAAATTCTTTTCTGTAGGCGCTTTTTGAAAAATAACCCCGCATAAGATATTTTTCGTTCTTCTATTGTTTTAGGTTTATCCAAACAATCCTCATCACCTTGAAATGATTTTTTGAAGAAGTCTTTTGAGGCATCTTTTTTAATTTTTTCTGTTAATGATTGGCCATTAGAATCTAAAGAATTTCTATTTAGTGAGCTTGATACAGTAACTATATAAGATTTGTAAATGTCATCAGCGAGTGATGTAAATCCGATTTTTCTAAACTCTCTAGAAATTAACGATAGAAGTATTGTGATGACAGATAGCCGCTGTTGCCCATCGACTATCTCTAGGCTTTTATCACTATCTGTCCCAGCGAGAACTATTGTTCCGATAAAATACTCATTGAATGAAAATTCTTTATTCTTTAATTTGATATTCCTGATAATGTCTTGCCAGAACTCATCTAATTGAACTTTTTCCCAACTAAAATCCCGCTGGTTTCTTGGGATTACGTAAATCTTTTTGATTGATAGAATGGAATTTATGTTAACTGGGGTTGCGTCAAAATTCATAATCCATTTCCTTGTAGAATGTAGAGCGTTGGGTTTTGTGATTTATTGATTACGTAGTTTTGTATCGTGGTAATTAGAAAAAAGCCCACCGAAGTGGGCTTTTAGTGAACTTAATAATCCGCGTACGATTTGCGTATCATTTGTAGTCCTATTTGTGTCAGTGCGTAGTCCAACTGATTTTGCTAACTTCCTGTTTTTAAACCTGTTGTCCTATCACTGACCCACCAAATTTGGTGGAGCTGGCGGGAGTTGAACCCGCGTCCGAAATTTCTACATCCTCGGTACTACATGCTTAGTCTAGTCTTTGAATTCATTTGCCAGCTGCGGACAGACACGCCACCAACAAACTATCCTGATTAAGTTTAACGCTTCAACCCCAGGCAAGGCATCCACGCGATCTCTTTTGGGTTTGACCTCTCTTGATCCCCGTCCTAAGAGCGGAGGCTAGGGAGAGAGGGCTCTAAGCAGGTTATTAAGCTGCTAAAGCGTAGTTTTCGTCGTTTGCGACTATTTTTTTGCGGCTTTTTACGAGGCCAACCGCCCCTCGGCATGCACCTTGGGTTTCGCAAATCCCGTCGAATCCAGAATCAGCCCCAAGTTGTTGAGCGTAGTATAACAGAAAAATACTCTATAAAGCTAGAGGTTAGCGGTTAGAATGTTTCATTATACGTGCTTTATCGAGTTGCCATTCACGTTCTTTAATATCAGAACGCTTATCGTGAGATTTTTTACCTCTGGCAACGCCGATTTTAACTTTACACCATGCATTTTTCCAGTAGAGAGAAAGTGCAATAACGGTATAACCTTCGCGGTTAACTTTACCGTAGAGTGTATCTAATTCACGTTGATTTAAAAGTAATTTTCGACTACGAGTTGGGTCGCACACAACGTGCGATGATGCAACAGTCAGCGGTGTGAAGTTTGCACCGAATAAATAAGCTTCGCCGTCCCTTAAAAGAACGTAGCTATCTCCAATGTTGGCTTTGCCCGCACGGAGTGATTTGACTTCCCAACCTTGTAGGGATAGACCCGCCTCGAACTCCTCTTCGATAGAATATTCGTGGCGAGCACGCTTGTTCATAGCAATTGTTGCTGAACCGGGTTTATATGGTTTTTTCTTTGTCAT